CTTTGAAACCGAACTTTCATTTGGTCATTCCCAACTGATTTCATATGCCGTCGAATAAGATGATATATCAAAAATATTATAACCAAGACTTTTTAATTTGTTGACTGTTCCATCACTCAGTTCTCCTATATACATTATAGAAACTCCACCTCTGGCAACCGTCTCTTTAATTCGTTTTGAAATTTCACTTAGTTCTTGATTGTTATAATTTTTAAGAACTTCTTTCGTCTTTTGTTGTGCTTCTTGTGCTGACCACAAAATATCTGATGATATTAAATTATCCATATTAATATTCTCCTTCTATTTTTATTTTACAAATTCATAATATCCCTTATCAAAATACATAAAATCAATAATGACATCTTGTATATTGGCTGTGTCACATTTCATATATTCTCCGTATAGATATTCCAATGTGTTGTCTTTTTGAAGCAGGTCATTATAATAATCATTCCATTCTTCATCATTACAACCATCGAAAAAATCAATGAACTCGTCCTTAATGCAATATTCATATGCATAAGCTGATAATAATTCACGTTTTGGCAAGTCGGAGTCAGTGACCAAATCACTAACCCAACTCTCCATTTCTTTATATAATTTCTCCCTTAATTTATCCATTTCAATTCACTCTTTCCTTTATATCCTTTCTCAAACTCAAACCACGCATAAGCCACCGCACTACCACCGCCAGCTTTCATCTCATCAAACATTGCGTTCTTTGCACAAAGAATTCGGCTACTTGATACATAGACACATTTAGGCGGATATTTTTCAAATAATTTTCTACGAGCCTTACCTTCAAGAAACTGTACTTTTAAAAACATAAATACTCTACGACCTTTAGGAATTATCTCCATTGCATGTTCAATAAACTCTTTTGCATATTTATATGGTGGATTAGTTAGTATGTCTCCCTCCCAAACACCATCATATGTAAGAAAATTAATTCCACCTTTGCCATAACCTCTATAAACTAAATCGGTGGAATACACATCGTAACCATAATCTTTTAATCTATCAGATAAATCCCCTCGTCCACAAGCACACTCCCAAATAGGCTTATCAAATGTCACTTTTCCATCTCTAATAAGAACATCTATTGCTATAGGGTCAGTTGCATAATAATCTTCATTTTGTCTTTCTTTGTCAGTGTGGTTACTTGCACCTAATGTTTTAAAGATACTGTTCTTGTTTCCTGTCCAATCTTTTTCTATTGTATTTTTCAAATTTGTTCACCTTTAATTAGTACCTGCGCAGGTTTACTCACTGTGAACATTCTTATCTTTTCTAAATCTTGTTTTGTAGCTACAATAATATATCCTCTATTTGTTTTCCGGAAAGTTTGAGCAGAATTGCTCTGTTGAATTAAAATTAATCTATTTTATAACATCTCTAATATCTTTACCATCTATTTCATTGCCAATAGAATCCCAACCTTTACATAAATCTCTTGCAAACAATTCTACTCTTGGTAAATCACCACACAATGAAACAATTTTATCTCTTATTTCTTTTGGTTTTTCCGAATGCTCTGTTTTTGGATATTCTATAATCTGCTGTACATTTCTTGCATTTCTCCAATACTTACCTTTACGAGCAATCAGACAATATTCAGCATTTGAAATCGTATACTTGCCCAATCCGTCTTTACGAACTTCGGACATATCATTTTTCATTTTTACCCATACAAATCCAACCGTTGCATATTTAAAGCCCCACGCTTTAATAAGTTCAAATCCTTTTTCTAAGAACGGTGACGTAACCCATAAAAATAGAAAACAATCATCTTTGGTAATATTGTCTATGGGTAATTCACACAAATCCTTAAACTTCATTACATCATAGTGCTTGTCTGCCATCCCCCCCAAAATTCACCATTAAGATTTTTGGTATTGCCGTAATCCCAAGGAGGGTCTGCATAAATAATGTTGTATTTTTTGTTCATTCTATTCCTTTCGTTTGACAGCTATAATTTACTCTATATAATCATCATAAATTATTATGTGATATTTAATATTGTACTTTTCAAATAAGTCGTCGTATTCAAAGCCATCATTTTCACGGGAGAGTATAATAACACCTTCTTTGAAGTCATCAATTAATTGACATAAATCATTAATTTCAACAATAATAACGTCCTGAGTACCAAAGCCATCGAAAATGTAATTGTATATAAAACATTCATCTATAGATGGCTGATAGTTATTTAAATTAGGATATTTCTCAAGTATCCATTTCCCGCCCATAAGCGTTGCCGATGTTATCAAACACTTCATATTTTTATTTCTCCATTTCTATGTATTGATGTAATCCATTAAAAAATATAATTCGTTAGTTATTCTCATTTCTATATTTTTCAAATTCCTCAATAACTCTATTTGCTTTACATGTTTCAGGATATTCATTTAAGTAACATGCATCGCAACTTGCTGGCGCGTCTCTTATGCAATCACACAATATCTCAATCACATCAATAGCATCATATATCAAATCAGTATCCATTTACATCAATTCCTGCATATCTTCATCTGAAATCTCTTTGTAGTCTACTTCATGTCCAAGATATCTTAGTAGTTCTACCCATTCTTCTTTAGAAATTTGATGATTGCATGTTTTAAAATCTCCACATTGAAGAATTGACCAATCATCAGACTCGTTTGTTGTAAATTTTATTTTGTTATCTTTCATAATGTTATTCTCCTTTATTTTATCTAAGTTCAATTTCAGCATCTATTTACATTAAAATCTTATCTACAACGCCATATTCTATTGCCTTAGAAGAATGGATATAGAAATCTTTCTTTGTCACACGAACATTCCTAATAACATCTTCAGGAATTTTTGTTCTTTTTATTACGTATTCTTCGTTTTGCTTATTAATGTTGTCCATTTCGACCCTGTTTTCAACAAAGTCTTGGTGTTTCCCGTCTCTCCAATAAGACATCTGATGATACATAAACACTGAATGTTCAAGACAAAATCTTTTATGTCCTGCTAAGAAAATGTTAAATGCTGCACTTTGCGCATATCCAAGACAATATGTATAAATTGGAGTTTTGCTTGCAAGAATTATATCAATTAAACCCCACATATCATCTATTGAACCTCCATAAGAATTAATATATAATTTGATTGGCTCACGGTTATAGCATAATATTTTTTTATCTTGCTCTTTATCTTCTCTAATTAAGTATAAAATATCCCACATAAGTTTACCGGCGGATTCATTATCTATATTATCCGCCAAAAAAAATGTTCTTTTATTAATATCAATGTATATATTATCTCTTGTTGAACCCATATATTCCTCCTCTTGAAACTCACAATTCATCGTGTTTCTATCACGCGTTTACGTTACTCACTTAACACAAGCCAAGTTTATAATCGTTGGGTGTAAACCTGCACCCTTTATTCCATTGATAAAAATCTTTGGAAATACCTTCTTCATAATTTGATATGCCCCATTTACATCTGCATTTATTTTCTTTCCACAATTCGCAATAAATAATCCTCTATATACTCTACGTTCTTTTCTATAATTCTCTTTTATGGGATCTTCATTGTCTAAAAACGATGTCCCAGAAGTATATGATTCTTCATTCTCTATAAACTTAATTCCATTATTCTCACACTTATATGAAAGCATTTTTATAAACAGTTCATAAGGAATATATGTGAAATTTTGCAGACCCTGTTTCTTTTGTTTCCATTCATTGTTATACCCTACAACTAAAGTGTCAATTCCATATAGAACACACCAATCAACTACATATTTGCTAATACAATGCATCTGATATTTAATCATTTCGTACCGTTTATTCGTAAATTTTTGTAATTTCTTTGACCATTCCTTATCATTTACCTTCTTCAATTCTGATTGAATATTTGCCTTTTGTTTATTATAAAACTGATTAATTGACTTAATAATTCCACCTTTAACAGCTATCGGATTTTCACCAATGTTGTTTACCATAGTTATAAAATTATTAACTCCCATGTCAATAGCAGCTATCCTATCAGAATTTTTTGAAATATCAGGTGTTTCAATTTCGTATACAATTTCCATTATATATTCCCTACATCTTGGAATAAATCGACATTGTAGTATTCTATCTTTCGCATTAGTTCTAAATAAGTTATTAAATTTTTTGAATGGTTTCCATGCAAAATATACATAACCATTCTTTAATTTTACTTTATTGCTATCTAAAGAAAGAACAAATCTTCCACCTTTTGCTTTATATTTAGGAATTTTAGGTCTTCCTAAATATTTATTTGGATGTCTTGCCCAATCTTTAATAGCAACAAAAAATGATTTCCACATTTTATCAAGAATTCTCAATGTTCCTTGACCTACATTACTTCCAATATTCTTATATGGATTGGATTCTTTTACTAACCGAAATAATTCATTATAATGAATCCATTTTCCATTGTTTATAAATTCTTGACGTATTATATAATTTGCATAATTATATAGATTCTTAGATTTAAAACAATATTCATCTATGAATTTATAAAAATCTGACCCATACTTAATATTGTGTTGTTCTGTTCTTTTTATTTATTATGCCATATCCTTTCTTTTTCATTTTTTATGGTTTGCCACTTAACCAAAATAAACATAATCGCAACTATCCGGTTCAATTAAATGCAAATCAATAATCATTTCTCCGTCAATATCTTCTCCTTTAACTTCGATATTTTTGATTGTAATAGTGTTCTCTGTTATTTCGGTTATTTCACCTATGTAGTGGTTATGACAATTTGATTTTTCATTATATATCATAAATGCAATATCCTGCCCGACAGAAAATTTCAAATTATTATCTGCATTTAAAGTCTTTGTAGTTTTAATACTATATTTCATATATTTGTATTCCCTTTCTAAACAATGGTTTCACTTTCAATCTCATTCGTCATCTTGCTCCATCGGGTAAATATTGCCGTCTTCCGTAACATAATACATCTTAAAGTAAACACCAAAATCTTTCTCAACGGAGACAAGAATTATCTTTGCTGGTTTCTCACCTTCAAAGTCATCAGAAACTTTAACACCTACTTGATTAAGGCTTAAAGTTGTGACCGATACATTATTTGAATTTTCACATGCCACTGGTAAAATTCCTTTATTTTTCTTCATATTTAATATTCTCCTAACACTAACTCAATATTATTAATAAAATTTTCATTGCCGGTTTCTTTCGTCCAACAAACATTTGTACCTCGATATTTCATTCTTCCGTCAGACGGAAGAATACCTATATCAATAAGAAGCTTTTTAATTATTTTTGCTTGGTCATCAATGTTTTTGATACAACCTTGTCCATGAACATATGAATTCTTTGGAAGAGAAATATAGACAGTATTCTCATCTACGTTTATCCTCTCAACACATATCCCATATTTTAAAAATGCTCCCAATAAGGCTCTAAATGTTATTTCGTATGGGCTCATAACTCCACCTACTTTTCACTTACAAGTTTGATTTTGTAACCGAGTTTTTCTTCTATTTCTGATAAGGTCATGTCTTTTCTTTTGTCACCTACAATCTCAAAATCAATTTTCCCATCTTTAGATACTAAATCTCCAAAACCCAAGTTCATTGTCTCAATATAATATTGTTTCGATATACGTGAAGGATTATTTCGACTACCCAATGTAAGTGACAATCTATTGATGTCCACTGGTAGTTTCAATGTAGTCGTACCTTTGACAAAAGAAGTATCTGTTTCTCCTAAAAATTCTACCTCTAAATAATACATACCGTTTTTGTTTATTATCTTCAAGTTGCCGATGTCTGTAATTGTTGTAGGTTCTTTTATTTTATCTGTAATTTTATATCCCATTCTTACCTCCATTATGTTCACTCGTTTTTGACTACTATATATTGTGTTTATATTTAAAGCATTGCCTATATATAGTGTAAAAATCTCTTTGAAATCTCAGATTCAACCGTTAGTCATTTCTTTGGTTTTTAAATTCTTCAAATTTGTCTTGTTACCAGTCCATAAACTCATCTTTTGATATTCTTATCATTTGAAATATTATGATAACGCCCGATATGTTTAAAATAGGAACAAACATTAGTAGGATAAGAGAAATAAATGATCGAATACACCTAAGATAATATCGAATGTTTTTCTTACCTTCAATCTCGTCTACATATCCATTCCGTTTTAAAACATCTTTCGAAAACATCATAACTCCAAAAAATATCATCATGCACAATATTGAAAATGCAAAATGCAACTTTAATAACCACATATACTTATTCTCCTTCCTACCAGTCGCAATGTAATTTTCTATTGCCCTGTTGCAAATTTCTTCATTCCAAGTCCTCCATATTATAATTTTTTCTTATATATTCACACAAATCTTCCATTGTTCTTTTAATATACCAATCATTCTTGAATAACTTATTAACTCGACAAGTACAAGAATATTTTGATCCATATTTTTTGAAGAATGTTAGATTAACACTAATACTCAACAACGGCACTTTAGTGAATCCATCTGTTAACCACTTTTTAAGCCACTCCATGATTACCACCTATATTTTTGTTAAGAGAGTTCTAAGTGGTTCTCTTGTTATATTCTCTTTCGCCCACGAAATATAACTTGGGTCAGTGTGAGCAACGTCTGTCAATTTTTCACCGTTATGTTTTCCAAAGGTCAATATGTATGTATCAAGCGATGGTGTTGTATTGGACGTCTCATATCCATTAAACAGAACTTCAATATCTTTTCTACTCGCCAAATAGTCTACCAAATGAAGAATTTTTTGAAATTTATCCGTTGGCAAAGGCAAGACGGTTGAACTTCTTTTATCTGTATTCCATTCACCCATATGACTTTCGATGGTTGTAGCAATCATTTCCACTTCATCATCCGACAACTCATGACCTTTTAAATTTCGAATAACTTCGCTCGCAAGTAATGGATGATTAAATCTTGTGTATTTATTCTTCTGAAAATCTTCATCACTTCCACTCTTTCGTGAATCATGCATCATTCCGGCTACTCTCATTAAATCTTTTTCTCTTTGTGTAAAATTCTCGCCGAAACATTTAACTGCAAAGATGTGATTTAAGAATCTGACCAATGCACATGTATGTCTTGCCAATCCTAAATCTCCTAGAGCATATTGAGGATGGTATCTTCCCGTACTTGATGCTCCTACATCCCAGAAATAATCAGGGATTGTTTGGATACATCTTTCTGCAAACTTTCTAATGTCTTCTGATTCAATCGTATCTAAAATTGAATCAAATATACTTGACTTATTATTCATTTGTTTGAACTGTTTCCTTTCTTATTTTGTTATTTTCGGCATTTGTCAACGATTTGACAATCTTTTTGCATATATCTTTTAGCAATTTTTGCATAAATGTATTTCTATCAAAATTCGCCTTTTTCTTAACAGCCAAATTCACCGTATCTACATTACCTAAATGGAAACATTTTTCTTTCATTCTTGTTAATCCAACATATATTAGATTCGAATTGAGCATAAATGTATGAGCTTGAGGAGTAAGTAAGATTACAACTTTAATAGAGCTGCCTTGTGATTTATGAATTGTGATACAATATCCAAGCCCAACCATTTGCATATCATTTCTAAAATATTTAACTATTACGCCGTCAAAATCAATCAACAAATATTCTTTTTTGATTGCTATAACAACTCCCGTCTCACCATTTGCAATAAAAGTTTCGTCCATATCTTCATCTAAGCAGAATTCATCATCTACATATAATTGTGCGTGATAATTATTGACATTTTGAATTACAAGATCACCTTTATAATAAACCGTATCTCCAATTTTCATATATTCATCGCAACCATAATTCTTATTAGCAACTTTCTGAATGGCATTATTAATTGAGATTGACCCAATGTCACCTTTTTTGTATGCAGTCAATACTTGAATTTCTTCTGCTTTGTATCCTTGAGAAAGTAACTTACTATATAATGCAACTGCATTTTTGACCATAATATCACTACCAATGTTCACAAATGCATAATCTTTATTGTCGCCAAACCATGTAAATCGTTCACATACATTATTAAGATACGGTTTACAAAAACGGACATCTGTTGCTACTTTCATTAACCCGCCTTCGCCATAACGAAACACCTTTGTTAATGTAACAGTTGGAATAATATGTGATTCCATAAAATCATGTAATAAGTTTCCACATGATACTGATGGTAATTGGGCATTGTCTCCAATCAATAATAATTTTGTTCTACTAAAATCAATTGCATCTAATATTCTTTTAAACAAGAAAATATCTGTCATAGAAAACTCATCAATAATAAGTACATCACAATCAAGTTTATGTTCTTCATTATAACTCCAAGTGTTAGGTGGCATATACCCCAAACCTCTATGTATTGTTGTGGCATTTTCTTGCGTGTAATCTGACAGCACTTTTGCAGCTTTGCCAGTTGGTGAAAATAATTTAAATGATTTATTATTATCTTTAAGCATATTAATGACTGCTTGTGTACAAAATGATTTTCCTGTACCGCCTGCACCATTAAGAATGCATATGTTATATCTACAAATATTTTTTACAATCTCTAATTGTTCATCTGACAATTCACAACCATTTACAATATGATATTTTGCACAATCAAAGTCCCATTGATGATGTAGATTAGTTAGCCCTAATATTATATTCTCTGCTATATATTTTTCTATTTCATATGTAGACTTCAATGATACAGCCATAGAATCTTTATTGTAATAAATACTTTCGTGCTTCATACATTCAACAAAATGATTAGAGCATGCCGGAACCATTTTCATACACTGACTTCTCAAATCGTTAATTGACATCAATGTATGTCCTTCTTCTTCATTTTTTTCTAAAAGATACAACATACACGACAAACATCTATGCTTACTGGTTTTTAAATCTGTATCAAATTCAATAATAATATCTTTATTATTTTTTTCATTCTCTTTTGATATTTTTTCAAGTTCTAATAGAATTCCGTCGGCAGTCGTAAACCCAACCTTTGCCAATCCACACAAACATTTATATGGGTCTTCACGAAGTTTTTTCTTTATCATGTTAACAGAAGTATATTTCTCATATAATTTCTTTAACATTGAAAGACTTAACAAGCCTTGAAACTCAATTACCAACTCAGCCAAGCAAAAATTCTCAATAATTTTTTCTTTAATAATATTGAATGTGTACTCTTTAATACCAGGCAATTTATTTAAGTCTATATCATCCAGGTGGTCGTTCATTACCCTGTCAACAATATCAGGGTAAATTTCATATAATGTGTTTGCCTGTTTCAAAGTGAGTATCTCCTCTAAAAATATATACATATCTGAAGCTGATTTTGGCTTGTCTCTTCTTATATTAAGAACTTTATAACTATATCCATATTTTGTATTCTGTTCGATTGCTTTGATTTCATATTCTATACCAATTCCTAATTCATGCATTTCTCCTGTTATTGTTGCGTTTCCGTACTTTGTAAATTTAATTTCTGGGTAAATTTCTTTATCAACATCTAGTGCATAAATTTTATAGTCGCCACCATCATAGGTTTGTCTTATAACTCTTCCTTTGAAAATAATTTCCTTGTCTTCTTTTTCTTTCAACTTTTTATCACCTCATACTCCGTTAAGACATCTTCGGTTTCATCTGTTACACCCCATTTACCATCAGTAAACTTCTTTTTAAATTCTGGCATAAATTCTTTTATTTTTAATACCGAATATAAGCCAAATGGATTTTCCTTAAATATTTTACTTTGTTTAATCCTAGAATGAACTTCTTCACCTGTCTTTATTTTTCGAGCCGTAAAATATGGTTTAGTCGTATCTTTGTAGGTTTTATAATCTACAATAATATAATAGTCATTTCCAACTTGTTTATTTGTATAAACGACCATCTCAAGATGTTCCTTTTCAAACTTAACCATTTCAATAATACCCATTTCTTTATTCTCTAAATTCTTGCACAATTCTGTAATTAATCCTATATTATCAATACCTTTGAATAAAGAAGGTGTTTCTTTTTCAGAATATTTTTTTGCAATAAATTCTGAAATTCCCAAAGACTCTAATTTTGATTTGTTAATTTGTTTACATGATGAGAATTTATTATAGATATTTATAACATTAAGAAGATATTTATTTTTACCAAACTCAGAGAAAAAATTAAGACCCGTCAATATTTCTAACTGTCTAGTATTTACAGATGTTTTACTTTTAATATCCGCAATCAATTCAATAAATGAATTATATTTATTGTTTCTTAATGAATATAATTCATCAGCTATAATACTGTTACAAAATTTGATAGAAGCGATTCCTTGATATATTTTATTATTCTCTTTATCAAATTCATATTCCGCTCTTGATTTTCTGAATTTAATTGGCTCAATTGTATATCCTTTTGATATCGCATATTCTTTTATGTTCAATGATTTTTCTTTGTCCGACACATAGATGTTTAAAGCAGATGTGATAGTTTCCAAAGTATAATAATGTCTAAGATAGGCACAAGCAAAGCCAAGAAATGTGTATGGATCAGCATGGTTTTTTGAGAACAAATAATCCGATGCATCAATAATAACTTGCAAGAAATTTCCGATAAGCTTTTCAGCCTCGCCCTTTTCTACTCCATATTCTTCTTTCATTGTTTGTACAAAGCCTTTAATATAATGTGTTTTGTTACCGGTTAAATATCCCCCATCTTTTATAATAGGGATATCAGTCTCTGTTCCTGTTTTCTTACTAAAATGTCTTCTAACGACATCGGCTTCACCCATTGTAAATCCACAAAACTTATGTAAAAATTCAATAATCTGTTCTTGATATACCAAATAGCCTAATGTTGGAGCAAGGAAATCATTTAATGTAGGATGTCCATTATCTCTATAAATTCCTTGTGATAATTCTGTTCGATACGATTCACCCGCCGGTCTAATAGCACCATTTGCCATACTCATCAAGTCAATATATGAGAAATTTGGATTCTTCTTTTTTATGTTTTTGATTGTAGATTCTCGAAGAATATCTCTAAGGTACGAACCTGCAAAATCTGACTCAAATTGAAAAATAAGAGTCGTGTCTTTCGAAATATCATCCCATACAGCCTTGTCATTAAAATCAAGATTGTCAGGTGTCAAAAATGGAATATTGGCTGCCTTGCAAGTCTTATCTATAAGTCCCACACAGTCTAAACCTAACACGTCTAATTTAACATAATTAAGCGAATCAATTTCTTTCATATTTATTTGTGAAATAGGTTTATCGTCAGAAGAAATATATAATGTTCCAAATGCCTTGTCCACTTCATGTGGAGAAACCACAAGTCCCGCTGCATGTCTACCCAAAGAAGTGATAGTTCCAGTGACTATATCAACATATTCGAATAACTGCTTATGTTTTTCTCTAATCTTATCTTCAACAAATTCTTTTTTGTTTTCATCTTCTTGTACTAAATTACACAATTCTTGCGTTTCTTGGAGTGTCATTCCTAAAGCTCTACCAACGTCTTTAATTGCGCCACGCATTTTAATTGTATTAAATGTCACAATATTGCAACAATATAAGCCATCTTTTTCAAAAAGATATTTTCTAACTTTCCATCGATCTTCGCTAAACCAATCAGAATCAACGTCAGCAAGACTTATACGCTCTTTATTCATAAAACGCTCAAAATTCAAGTTATATTTAATACTATCTACATCAGTAATTCCCAAAAGGTATGCTATAATACTTCCCGAAACTGAACCTCTTGAATATCCATAATGAACACCTTGCTTTCTAAGCTCTCGCTTGTAATCTTCTTCTAATAGCATAAAGTCAATAGCATCATTATGTTTATACGTTTCAAGTTCATATATAATTTTATCTTTATATTGCTGAAAATTTTTATATTTATCAACCCCACGTTGCTTTATGCCTTCTAAAATTTTTTGCTTAAATACTGCCATTGAATCGTTGTATAATTTAGGATATTTTTTAGAATAATCTAATGAAAATTCTTCAATACTATCAGCCATAACATTTGTATTTTCAATTGCTGTTAGATAGACATTTTTTGATAATGCATCTTGTTTTTCATATGCAGACACTAATTCATCATAGGTTTTAAAAGTCAAATCCCAATTACTTTCCGAATCAAAATTAACACCTTTAGACTTCTGCATAATTGCTCTACCTCGTAAATGATTATCATTTAAAGCATGTGTATCTGTGCCTGCAATTAGTGGAATGTCGTATTTTTGAGAAATCACATTTAAAAATTGATTATATTTTATTTGCATATCATCATTGTGATGTTGTATTTCAAGATAGCATCTATCCTTATTTTCAATAAGAAACTTCAAAAATGCCTCTTTAATTTTAGGTGTACCACTAGCCAAGATACCTCCGATACAAGCAGTACATATAATAATATTATCAGAAGTAGACACTAACTCATCAAATGAAATTCGTGGATTGTAATAAAAATGCCCATCTCTTTGAAAGGCTTTTGATGATAGGTGATTTAATTCAATTACACCATCATAATTTTTAGCAATCAAAACCACATGATAATTATCTCTCTTTTGAGTTCTATTATCTTCAATATATTTTTGAATTTTGACTTGCATTTCTTTCTCATCAGTGTCTACCGTAGATTCATACATTTCATTTGGTATTTCTGGTTCAAAATACAATTTTTCAGTTACATAAAATTCTTCTGCATGAATATATTTCATTCCGTTTTCTTCTATTTTGTTTTTTTTATGTACCCATTCAAGTATTGAACCGTGTTCAGCAAACCCCATTGCTTTCATACCACATTTTTTTGCTGTTTCGATATATTCATAATATTTAGTTACACTATCAATATTTGTCACACCATTTGACAAATCGCTATGTAAATGATATATTGTATAATTCTTATTCGATATTGTTCTCATCTCCTTCTACAGTTGCTCCAACCAAGACAAATCTTCTTTTTCAACTGTATTATTCTCTGTTGACAACTTTTCTCTTTTTACATCGATTCCTAAACCATCGAAAAAACTTCCTCCATTTTTCTTAGATTCTAGTTTATCTAAATATAATTTATATGGCTTATGGAGTTTTGGCGAATATGCACATAATGTTGAAAAATAATAACTTTGCTTTGCTACCTGCTCAGGAGAGTCGTAAAAGATCATTTCATCATGGCTGTCATAATATTTATTCTCCATATTTTCAATCTTATCAATTGTATTTATTATGTCTGTTGTCCACCTATCAATTAACTCTTGTGTTAAATCAACATAAACTATACAGTCATGGAATACAAAATTTGCTTGTACTGCTTGAGGCAAACAGTTGATATCATTTGTCTGTACCAACATATCAAGATATTCTATAAGTTTATCTTCATAACCACATTTTTTTAACCACATTTTTGCACTTGATTGCAATTTTGAACCAATCTCACATCTTTCGATTTCTCTTGTTGTCCATTTGCCATTAGCCTGTTTACAATCTACTTTTACATATTTTAAAAAGTCCCAACAGATTTTTATTTTCTCAAACGGCACACCCATTTGATGTAATCCAATAGCATATACAACCAATTGTCCACATTCATTAAGTGCCTTTTCACCTTTATATATACTACTAGTTTTCCAATCTAAAATATTGTAATTACCATCTTTATCTTTGTAACACGCATCTATGTATCCTTGAAAGACATTTTTGCCAACTAATGCAGTAATAAATTGCTCAATTTGCATTTTGTGAGGAATCATAATATGATGATTAAAGAAATGTTTAAGATTTTTATAATACTTATCAGATATTTTCTTATTTTTTCCAGAGTCATTTCTGTCGAACTTTAACTCTGCAATATTAGCGGTAATCCATGCATCTTCAAAATCTGAATCCATATTTTCATATTCAATTTTGCCTGTGTATAAACTCTCCATAATGTCATGAGCCATACCACCGGTTGTTGTATAAATACAATCTTGTCTATCTTCTGGTTTCTTGATTATATATTTTAAATAATACTCATATGGGCTATTATGATAAGTATTAAATTTACTCCAACTCCATAAACGATTTACATCATATTTCTTTGTTATTTCTTTTAATTCTTCTTTCGTTTTTCTTCCCATCAAGCACCAACCTTTTTTAAATTTTTTATATGTTTTTTATGTTCATATTCGTCATAAAGAATTCTATATTCAAATAAATACTCATATATTTTATTGATAGCATCCGCTGGACTATCCTTCTTGTCTAACAAATCATATTTGTCCCATATATAAGATACTTTTCTTATCCCATAAAATTTTTCACAACAATATCGAATATGTTCAATACTTATATCCTTATCGAATGCTATTATAATTTCGCAATTCAATCCAATAAGTATTTTGGCTTGTTCATCTGATATCTCATGACCACTAACTGCAACACCGGTTGGATCATTTAAGCTATCTCTTTTTAAAACTGATTTTTCCGCCTCAAAAACGACCACATGCCCTTTTTCTTGAATACTATCTTTATTCTCCCATAAGCCAAAAAGGTTCATTTGTTTCGGATATCCTGGTGTTATATAATATTTTTTTATATCAAATAATTCGTAATTCTCAATTGATGTCCTCATATTAAATCCAAGCAATTCACCGGTTAGCCAATATCTTAATGGAATTACATTTCGTTTATATCTATAACTATATGCAAGTCCGAATTTTTTGATAGTCCATGGCATTATTCCTTCTCTAAATAAATCAATATGAATATACGGAACAAAATCATGCAATTTGCTTTCGTTTAATATATTGAAATCAAGCACATTTTGTCTTTTTTTTCGTAGTTTAACCTTTTTAAATATATATAGGGGATCATTTTTTTTCTCTTCTTTATTTTCTTTTTTTAAAGTTAATGGAAGTCCTAATATTTTATGCAAATATTTAATCGTATCAAAAAAAGAAAATTTTTTATCTTTTAGCCGTTTATTATACTGTACAAGAGTGAGTAAATCCGAATTATCGTCAAAATACTTTTCTCTTGTATAATTTTTGCAGCCTAAATATTCATTATTTTTTATATTAATAGCTGTTTTATTATCGCCATCACAATTTGAACAACTATAATATTCTTTGGCTGGGTGGTATAATATATGACCGCACCCAATCTCATTTAAAATAAATTCAATTTTACCTTTTTGGAAAATGTATTTTTTTAACTCCAAAACGGTCATATAATACTCACCACCTTAAAAATCAACAGGCACATTTGTGATACCAATTTCATGCATAATATTTCTTGACATATCATGCGAAAATACTACTTGATATCTATTAGCAGAGCCTTCTCTATTTTTAATAATAAAAGCAATTTGATAATGTTTGTCCTTGTCTAACTTAACTGGAATTTTCGTTTTGCCGTTTTTCCCTTCAAGCCTATATACTTTTAATTCTCTTTTTTCGCCAGTATATTCATCATCATATAAATCACGAATCATAATACAAGTCGAAGCGGGATCGATAATATTCTTTGACATTCCAATATTATCTTGAGTATAGTATCTTTGTTTTACACTTCCTTTTGCTAATTGGAATGTAATAAGAATATGTAAATTCTTCGATTCGGGTTTAATTACATCATTAATCTCAACCATGTTCTGTTGCATTTCAAGCCAAGATTTGTCGCTTACATCACCAGCATCCATTTTAAATGTATCAAGAATAAAGTATTTTACACCCATACTCGAATATTTTTTTATAATTTTAATTGCATTCTTTGTCTTATATTGTTTAAAAGGAACAATTGTAAGTATATGATTTTGTGTTTGTTCTTTAATCCAATCAGCGGCTTTATAGAGCAATTCCTTTGTGTCGTCTTGATAATGTCCATCTCTGACGATATGCTTTTGTAAATCCTCTTTAATTATGTTATTTGCAACAAATATAAGAAGTTCTCTTTGCCACTTTTTTAAGTTATCTTCGTTAATCATTGCAACAACACGTTCTTTTTCTTTTATTGCAGTTGGGACTGTAGCGTTTCTAGCAAATGTAGACTTTCCTACATTGCTTAATCCCCCAACTAATGTAATAGAACCTAAATACTGGCCGCCTGTTTCTTTTGTAATCATATCCATGTTATGATATGGAAGCCCGATCGCCAGCCCCTCATCAAGTTCTTCGATTAAATCATAAATACCATCGCATATATCATAACTTTTTACATCGCAATCTATATTTACAAATATATCATTAATAAAAGCCTCCCATTCATTATAGATTTCCTCAGCCGCCATATCACAATAATCACTTAATCTATCTCTCACAGGACAGCCGCGTTTCGCCAATTTTATAACACTATTCCACTTGCGTAATTCCTGAATATATCCATATAGATTTTCTGTATTTACATAAGCACTTGCACTTACAATGGTGTCATATCCGCCATATTCTTCATATTTGCTTCTTAATTTGGGATGTTTTTCGAGATACAAACCAACTGTAATATCATCAAGTGCATTTTTCTTTTCAATTTTTACTATGTCATTTGCAATAGTCCAATACACACGCCAAATATTATTATGAAATTCTTCCAATGTTAAATTGGTTTCAAATATTGAATCTGGCTTTTTATATAAAATACTTACCACATTAGCTTCGCAAGCTTCTTTATATTCATTTATCTTCTTTACTGTCTCAATTAGCTCCTGTTCAAATGGAGTTATCTTGTCGCCTTTTGTAACATTTTTCGTTGCTATTGTCCTCGCCGCCTTACCATAACTCATTTAATCGTTCATTCTTTAGGTCTTCTGTTTTTTTCTGATATGTACCACCGTTATGAGAAAGAATATCCGTGTCCATATTCTGAATGCTTTCTTGCGTCTTTTCTGCGTTCTTTAATCTCATATATATATTGGGAATATCATTTTCAATAATTTTACATATATATCTCATTTGAGAAATCTCATTAGTAAAATTTTTCCCTTGTATGCTATTTAATATTTTATTTTTGTTTATTTGAAATGCAATGAGAACAGATTTAATTGGATACTTACTTTCTCCGTTATATTCTCTATGTCCAAAATCTTTGCCATTTACAAGACCTCTTAGTTGCAAACAGGATGCTTGTTTTAATTTTTGATTTTCATCATATTTGAAAATTTCTCTTTCTATATATTTACATAAATCAAAAAATTCTTGATTTTTATTTTCCTTTTTTCTTATTTCTCTCATAAAAATCAACCTCCTATTTCATGGGAACAACATATATCGTGCATGTTGTCCCCATATAGAATTTTACGAAATAAGTTCTAATACTATTTCAGCATCTTCAACCTTACTAATTGTTGTCGGATTTTCATATCCAAGTTCTTTTGTCTTGGCAATAATAGGCTTAATCTTGTCCATATCGGACTTATTATTTTTAATATAATCTGTAATTTGTGTAACTACATCTTCAAGTTTTTTGGTTTCTTTTTTTACCTGCTCTGCTTTTGCTACTTCTTTCAACTTTTTTGCTGTTTCTAATTCTTGCTCAGCCTTTGATTGTTCAAAAGTTTTGCCTGACTTAGATTGTTCTGCTTTAATTGCATCGGTAATCGCTTTTATAAGTGCGTCTGGAGTAAATTCAATTTCAGGAACAATATCTGCGAAACGACTTTTGCTATCAATACAATAAGAATCATCTCTAAAAGTAATCTTTCTGCTTTCTTTAGCAACTACGCCTTTCATCTTTTCATTACCTTTATTGTCTTTTTTGCCTGTTTTTTGCTGAACAATTTCTCTATCAATGGAAGCCACTCCCAAAAAATGAAGCTTTGTTTTTATTGCATTAAAATCTCTTATTGACATGTTTGTTGTCAACGAACGATACTTTTGGTCAGTAAACATATCTTCTTGGTCACGTCGTTTAACATGTCCAATAATGATAAATGAAACACCAACTCTTTTTAAATTCCATAACTTTTCTAAAACCATATCTACAGCTTTGTCTTCGCCAGCCATATAGCCACCAAAAGCAGCCTTAATTGATTTGACTGGTTTGTCGGGATTTTCACGGTTATGCATTTCAATAACCTCTGCTTTTGCGATATCAATCAATTGGTCATATGTATCAATGACAACCGTTCTCAACAATGGATATTCTGTAGTTTTATTATCAATGATATCATCAACCACATCTTCGAAACCAATAGAATTTTCTATCTCATCATAGTCGGCAGACCATTCACGGCAATTAATATAATTAATACCTTGAATTGCGTCTGCACCATCTTCCTTGCCACATTCCAAAAACAAATAACCATCATTTGAACCCGTAAGTTTTTCACACATTTCCTTAATAATTGTCGTTTTACCAATCCCACTTTCTCCTATCAAGCCAATATTATAAGCCAATGGATCAATTTTAACTACATTTTTTATTCCGTATGCCATATAAAAATCTCCTTTGTTTAATTTGTTTTGAGGTCGCATTTTACGACCTCATTTATATTTTTTATTCGTACTTATATTTATATTTACAGTCTATTTAACCAATCGTTGTCATCGTTAGATGTACTTTCATTTTCATCTGAATCTGTATCATCATCTATCTCATCTTCATAATCCTCATCTTCTGTGCTATACATAAAATCAGGAATCAAGTCTTCTTCTTCGTATTTTCTTTCAAACTTCTGAATAACAGGAGTTTTGTTGCCCTCTTTATCTTCGACTAGTTTAATAACTGGCTTTCGAATAACCATTCTTTTTTCTCGTCCAGAATTTGCAGTACACTTTGCAAGCGCCTCTTCAAGCGTAAATACATTGATTGCAATAAGTGCTTTAATATCATCGGGAAGATCGTCTTCTGTTGCTGTGACTAAAGCACCACCCTCAATAAGATCTCCTTCAAAAGTCACTTCTGTAACATCTTTTCTAACCTTAAATATCTTATCTATGACTTTTTGTGCAATGTCAGGTGTTGATAAATCAAGCTCGAATTCAAATGTCTTATTATACGGAATATTAGCTCTTACTTCCTTACCTTTGTATTCCTTAATGTAGTCCAACACCTTTGCATAGATCGGAAGAATGCCGGTTGTCTTATCTACCTTGCCGAGACTATCTTTTGTTAATAGCATTGTCTGTGTGAATTTAGCACAATACTTACTTGAGTCATTAACTTTAGAAAGAACAACGCTATTTATCTCCTTTTTAACTTGCAATTCATCATTATACATAGAATATTTCAAGTTGCCCTTTACATTAACAACCATTCCATCTTCAAGATTTTCATTAATATATGCAATCATGTCATATGGTGCTAGAAATTTCTTATAGTAAACCTTGCCACCCTTATCTCTCTCAATGCCTACAGTTAAGTAACAAAGATCACCCACAGATTCTAGAATTGTTTCATCAAATCTGTCTTCCCAATCAATAGTAAATTTATTACTAAAATCATCTTTGCCGTTTTCGTCCTTGCCATGAACATAAATAACATTATCTCTTTCTGCACCGTAACCACCCATAAGTTCTGCATATACAGTTCCACAAGTTTCACCACAGTACACACCAAGATTCAAACTGTTATAAATCCAATCGGATTGTCCAGCTTTTTCGTCTAACTTATATGTATAATCATTAATTTTTGCTTCTCCAATAAGCATAAACGAGTTAGACCAATTTTTTTTCTCTAGTATTTTCTTTGTTTTCGCCATTAAAATAAAATCCTCCTTGAAATAAAAATTAACGTAATAAAATCTATCTGAACGCCCAAATGGACGGAACATAGAATTAAATTTATGTGAACTATATGAACAGTGGTTTATGGACACAGATTGTCCAAGGGTATGCTTATTCCCACCCAAACAAAATGATAAAAATAACACTTGATATTTCTGCAAAATTATGTTAGAATATAAAAGTACAGACTAATGGCATACCCCATTACGAAGTATCCTTTTATATAGGCAATCAACTCCTCGACCAAAATTTGTTGATTGTCTATTTTTTATATACTATATATAGCAGTCAATATCATCTTGAAGCTACTATATATGGTTTTTCTTGTCGTTGAAATTTAATTTTCATTAGGTTACTAATTATTCGCATACTTTTGTAAAAAACAAATACATAACATCTATGTCACATTCATTCTTTGCAATAAGCGTTGAAACCAAATTAAACCCATAATCTGAATATTGATTTAACACTTCTTCTAATTCGCCAGTACAATAATTACTAACTTTACAACAAGTATTGTATACTTTCAATCTATCACCTCTATAATCTTATCCCTACTTATAGTTTTCCAATTAGACCTTACGAACATTTTCATCATGACGCCCTATCTTATGACTCTAATATCCATCCTGTTCTAATTTCTTCTAGTGTTCTCGGTGTATAATCCATATACTTCATCATCGCACCGACGTTGTACATATGACAAGGTTTATCATATAATGCTCCCATTTCATATCTAAAATGTTGTATCATATTTTCTTCAAAACTATTATGTACGTGCCCATAAAGATGTATCCAATCATAGTAATGATTTTTGAAACATGGCATCGGATAGTGACATAAAACAACTGAAATTTCATTGTCAATTTTTAGTTCCTTGTAATCTACAACCTCGACAAATAAGTTGTATAATTCTTTGTTTTTTAATATTCTATTGTCATGATTTCCTTGAATTAAATGTATGCGACCTTTTAACTGTTTGAAAATTTCAATAGTTTTGGTGGCATTGTGCCAACTGATATCGCCCAAGACATATACATCGTCATTATCATTAACTTTACTATTCCAATTATCAATAATTGTTTTGTCATGTTCTTCTATATTGATAAATGGACGATTATCAAACTTTAAAACATTCTTATGACCCAAATGTAAATCCGAAATAAAATAATTCATACTTACTTATTCTCCTTTAACAATCCACTCTTAACTAAATGCTGACGGACAATTTCTATAATTTGTTCTTCCAAGAATTCATCAACATTATCTCGATCTCTAACATAATCCAATTCATCATTGATAAAATCTTCTATTATAGAAGTAAAGTCCATATCCTCAATTGTTTTTACAATTTTCTTATGAATAAGTTCTTTATGTTCTTTTGTAAGAAATTCTTTAATATCATTCATATCAATATATTCTCCTTCTTGATAAACTCTTTTGAACAGTTCCGTCAATTTTCTCAAATCGTCCTTGTCTAAGAGAAGGTATTTCCCAGGTGGATGTTCTTTCCTTATAGCCTGATACAAAATATCCATATACTCATCCCGAAACTTTTGTTCTCTATTAGATAACTCTTTACTCATATATTTCCTTTATCACCTCTGTATATCGCATTCATGAAAATCCATAAGTATCTTATACTTATATTCTCCGAATCTTTTTCGCCAGCGTTGTTTCGTTTTTTCACTTTCCCAACTAAACGGCAACATATGATAATTGATAAGGAAACATATGTCTAATACTTCTAAATTTTGAGGTATTCGACTCAATACAAAATACGAACCGTATGCGTGATGGTCAAAGTAATGAGCTATGCCAAGATCATCAAATGTTTGAGTTGACAATTTACCTAAGTCATGCATCATCGCACCGCCCAGCCAAGGATTTTCATAACCCTTTTCTTTCATTAATTTCTTAGTATTTAAACAATGCTTGTACAAATCCATTGTGTGATGAGGATTCTTTTGGTCGAAATCTCCCATATAAGCTATTTCATTAACCAAATTTCTCACATGATTTTTAAATTCATCATGAATAATAATCTTGCTCCACCCTTCCTCAATGAAAGGGATTTCAAATCTTCTAATTTGCTTTTCCAACACTTCATCGGGAACAGGGTGTGGTCTATTTTTATTATCTTGTTGACACCACTCGAATGGTTTCGGTATTATGTAACAAATCTTTTCTATGTCTAATCCGTTAACCTTATTTAGAATTGCCCGGCGAGATTTCATTGTAATATTTGTTGCATCAGCTATCACATTGTATTTATTCTCCAAACGCTTTCGGATTAGTGTATGAAAAATTTCAAAGACTTCATCATTCTGAGATTGGTCTCCGATTTCGACGGTTAATTGTTCTCGTATCATATCAGTTGATATAATAACTGTATCAGGATTATCATTTGTAATCTGTTTTGCAATAGTAGATTTGCCACTTCCGGACAAACCACACATAACATATAGTTTTGGTTTACTCATTCCTACACACCTCATTTTTTATACTGAATGTAATTAAGTTTGTCATCACCTTTTCCATAACATCTTTTGCTTCAGTATTAATCTCCAATGGATTATTCTCCATATACTCTTGTTTATATTGTTTAATCCACTCACACGTTTCTTTTGCTAAATTTTTTGAATATTCTAATTCATAATGATAATTAGATTTAATATCGAGCAACATATCCTTATTTTTAGGGATTAAAATAGTACGGTAACTTTCGCCATTACAATATCTTTCGATAAAATCTTTCAAACGTAAAATATGATGTAATTGTTTGGGGTCACAACCATATTTCTCAATCTTATCTACAATACTTGGATACGGATATGTAAGAGCTTTGTACTTTTCAAATGCCATTCCGCACATACAATTAACACTTGCGTAATTGTTGTACCTTGCAATTTTTTCGGCATTATCAAGCATAGGTGCGAATAGTTCTTCATAAATTGGATTTAAAATATAATATTGAGTAAACAAAAGTTCAACAAAGTTAATATTTTGTTTCTTAAAACACTCAAACATTTTACGAATATCTTTCACATCACATAAGCAACCATTCCCCATATCAAGTGTCGTACTTACCGGTTGACGATTAAACACAATATCGTTTAATGTAGGAAGAATTATTGCTTTTGAATCGACATCTGAACCAGAGTAATCCAATTCATAATTTTGTGAACCGTATAAAAATACACCAACAACATTGTAGCCTAACGATATAAGTTTGTCGTAATGTTGTTGAATTTGATTTTGCACTTCTTGTTTAAACATCCTTCAATTCCTCCTTGAAGAGCATAGAATAATCGTCTACTCCCATTTCCTTTAATTTTTTATATCGAGGTGACTTTTTGTTGCCACTTTTTAAAACATTGATATCATGACCATAATATAATTCTCTACAATATACTTGATACTCCTTAGGAACATTTTCTGAAACATATATCATAAAATCTTTCTTATTGGTTTTGGGAGCAGCATCATAGTATTGTTTTATATTTTTTGTGGTCTCAGTAATATACTTCATAACAACGGTTGCTATCTTCTTAACATTTTCATGATAAGCCTTTGGTAATTTCGATAGCAAATCATCATAACAACTGTCAGCGATAGAAGAAATCACTAAATTGATAGACGATAACTTAGATAATACTTTATGAATATGCACATAATCATTGTATTTTAATTTAACCTTATAACCGTCAATGTTGATTACAAAACCTTCCGCTTCATCAGATGACTTATCGTCTAATTCGGTCATAACATCATCCAAGGTCTTGTTGAAGATTTCTGTTGTTGGAATATTATATAATTTTGCGAATTTGAGAATTGATTCATATGAATATTCTTCGCCGGTCAAATTACTTCTCATGCCGATAAGATATAATCCTTCTTGCTCTTTTGTGTATTTAACAACATGTGTATCTTTCAATGAAATGTACTCAAAAACAAAAGTGATATTGGGATATTCTCGTAACATTCGTTCATAACCAGGTAACTGGTATATCATCTTACAACCATCTTGTAATCTCCAAGACATATTTGGGTCAATAGATTGACTCCCTGCCATTACAATTTGACCGTTATACCAAGTAGCTGATTGCATAGAACCGTCCAACTTATTTGAAAATTCAACTGTTTTTGCATTGTCAATTCTACTTTGTATATTCTCCAAACTTGTTTCTTCAAGTTCATTAATATTAAAGAATTTAGCAAATGGACACAAAACTATTTTGTCATTTACTATATCAATTACTATGCTTCTACATTCACGATAGAATCCATCATATTTATTCCATAATTCTTCACCAGAATTATCAACTTCTCCATTATAGATGTCGCTATATTGACCGTATCTCAAAAGAAGAAACTGTCCGTTTTGGTTTAGTTCTAGTATTGAAAGCAAATCTGTATATTCAGGATATTGATTTATGGGTTTAATGTTATTTAAACATTCGACCCATAAATCCAAACAGGTTTTCTTCCCGTCCATGTCATATGTAATATATCCCATTCTTTTATGAAACTCATTTTTTATTTCAATGAATTTATTCATTACTGGATTCCAACTCATTAAACAGCCTCCTTAATAATCCTCTTGGTCTTGGGTTACTCCACCAACCCGACACAAAATCATAATTATCTTTATCATGAGTATAATGACCTCTGTATGTTTTCAATTCAGGAGCAAGCTTATCTATTACTTTGTCATATTCAATATGGTCAAATGGAGCTTTTATATCATAATCGTCTTTTGTGCTTATATCAAAACGAATATCGTCTAAGTCGGATTCTTGAGCGTTATACTTCATATACTTGACTGCCTGATGCTCTCCCCAATTTATTAACTCATCTTCTAATTCATTTAAAGTAATAAATCGTTCAGATTCATCATATATAGAAATTTTATCGGAATGTATGGATAAAAATTCTTTCATTTCTTCAACGGAAGTATATGCGTCGTTGTGTTGATTAAACAAAGGCTTCCATCCACCACTTCTACGTCCAATACAAATTTCATAGCCAAAACAAGGTTCGTCCACAAGTCTATACTCATTAAAGAAATACTTCTCAACAAATTCCTTGTTTTGTGTATGTATATAATATTTTGTACTCATTATATTTTCTACCCTTCTACCTATACATTCTCCGTTTCATCCGATGAAAAGTTTATTTACTTATACAAATTTAACACCTAATTTTGCACTTGCCTTTGCCACATTCCTAAAAAGTTCATCTACTACATCATATTTCATTTGACGAATTTCAGAATTAACCATGTCTTGAAGAACTTTTATAAATAATCTATTGCTTGCCAGGAATAAACCTATCTCCTCATTAAATGTATCATCTTTATGACAACAAGCCTCTGCTTTATATTTCCCACTTCGTACTTGAATCTTTTTGCCATCGGTTCTGTATTCGTAAACAAATGCATAAAATCTTCCATCACTCTTGAAGTAATTCCCACCATTGTGTTTTCTCCATTTGCTCCACTTGTGAACTTCATCAAAATATTCTGCACATACATCTTCTGAGATACAGCCTTCATATTTGTTCTTATATCTAAAAGAAATTATGCCGTCTTCTGACACATCAATCACTGTACATGTTGCACCAATATGACCAAATGTACCTATTTTCTTTTTCAATTTTATTTTATCGCCCTTAACAATCATATTGTAACGCTCTCCTTTGAAACATTGTTTTCATCTATTTATATATTTTCCGAACAAAAACCATAATCGCCAAGTTTCTTATCAATCACTCTATCAATATCATCAGAAAACATTCTCAAAAGCTCTTGCTTAGCCTTCATGATATTCTCTGCTATTACCGTATATTCTTCATTAATTGTCAGCTTATATAGCCCATTCACACATATAATATCCATAACATTACTCCTTTTCAGTTGTAAGAATTGCACCATCACCATAACTCCACGACAAATTGAATGAAGTCATATTATCTGTATTAATCTTTTCGCCACGATGTATAATCATTGGCATTTGACCCATATCACTCATCTTTTTTGATGGTATAAGCACAATTGAATCATATACCTTTCCATCTTCAAACTTATTTTTGACAAGGCAATCAACTTGTTCTTCAAGCAACTTTACTCTATCTGAATCTTCAGGCTTATCAATTATAGTTTCATTAATTGTTTTTAATTGATCTCTGATGACAGTCATATCCCACCGAATATCACAAATCACTTTTCTTATACATCTAATGTTTTTAAAAAATTCCATAATCTTTAGTCCTCCTTATATCAACTTGTAATGAAGATAATCATTATAACTCTGAGAAAACTTGATATATGCACAATGGAGATTTTTATAAATATCTTCCTTTGCTTTATCTACATACTCATAATCATCACATATCTTAACATTATTTCCATATACAATAAATGAGTTTTGCTTATTATCAAATATTGCATTATCAGCCGAGAATTCGATATTTATACTATTACCTTCTGAATCCTCCACCCAAATATCATTAGTATCCCCATTTAGCAAGTCTAATTCCTTATTTTCACTTGCAAAAACAATGCCTTCTTCTGTGAATAATTGAACATCATATTGTCTTTTCCTGTCATATGTATTTATAATATTCAAATCTTTAATAGTTTCTTCAAACTTTTCTCCCTCATTTAATTCAAGAGCAATTGCCGAAAGACAATCATAATTCAATTTAATCTTTCTTGAAAAAGAAACGACCTTGTTAATTTCAGAAAAATATTTTTTATCTATTTTATCTGTCAAATAATTTCTTACTTCATCTGCCGTCGGATATTCAAATCTAAAGTGAAAGTGAAATCTTCCTGGTCTGTTAATCATATATTCGTTCAAATTGTGATATTCATTGCAAGTTACTACAAATAATTTTTCCCAGAACTTGTACCATCAAAGAATGACAGCATTTGTGCTTGTGGATCTACATCATTTCGACTCTTAAATGTTTTATCAAACTCATCAAACAAAATAAGCACTTCATTTTGAATATCATTTAGAAAATCATCAATACCAGGAATAAAATCATCGACCAATATAACTGGAATACCATTTTCAATTGCTTTTTGTGAAAGTAGTCTTGCGAACAAAGACTTTCCAATACCTTTATCTCCACTAAGAATTACACCCAAATTCTTACGAGATTTTTCAAATCTATTCAATACTTTATTCGCCTTTTCTTCATGAACTCCGTATATCTTATCTTCCTTGATTTCCAAATCATGTTGTTTTTCTAAAAAGAAACCGGTAAATTTGCTAAACCCAATCTTATATGTTTGTGCCGGTAGCTTGTCCAACACAACTAAATCTTCACCATAAATTTGATATGTACTTTCTGTTTTTATAATTTTCATAATTTTTCTACCTCCTAGTTATCTATTCTCTGTCTGTGTAAATTGAGTTACCTCTTTTAAATCAGCCCTTGTTTTAATCATGAACATCAAGAACTGTAATAAAGCCGTCCATATTTGCACCTAATGCTTCTTTATGTTTTCTATCGAAATCCTTATCTTCAACAAAGCTTGTACCATTCCAAGACGCTCGTGCAATTGCTGTTCCGTCAGGCAAAATACATACATAACAATCCATTTCAGGTAGATTAACTATATCTTTTTGTCTTGCTCCGTCTACAAGTATATATTTATCATAAAAGCCCATATTAGCAAACCAATCTTCTTCACTATATCGGCTTCCCATACACTCTTTTAACGTAGACAACAAGCTTGACCAAAATAATCTTCCGTTTCTTTCATCACGGCTATAATAACCCCAATTATAATATTCGTTATTTCCTTTGTTCTCTGCATCAACTTTTAATTTTATTTCTGCTTTATATCTTCCACCTATTTGATAGCAATCCCATGTGAATGTAGGATAATTGACAACATAGTCTTCATTTTCTTCATCTAAATTACTATAGACATTACCTACATAATACGGATTCATAATATCTGCAATTTGGTTTTCGCTTGGTAATTCTTTGGTTAATAAATGTACACAATAATGCATTTTAGTCCTCCTAGTTATTTATTCTCCATTTGTATAACTTGTGTCGCCTCTTTTAAATCAACATATCTATCAATGTAATCAAGAAGCATATCTTTATTTTCTTCTTTTGTAAATTCTCCCATACATTCAATAGGATCTACATCTGTACAGTTAATAATTTCGTCAACATTCAATTCTAAAACATTAGCTATTTCTTCTATTTGTTTTGGAGATAAAAACAATCTGCCATCAAATATTTTCCCGATATCTTTTATAGAATATCCACTTTCTTTAGCCAACGATTGAATGCTCTTATTCTGTTCCATCATTTTTAGTTTAATGAAACTTCCTATTGTGTGAAAATCATTCATAATTTACTCCTAAATTCTTCCTTTGAAATGTTTCTTTCAATCAATACTCTTTACACTTTTGATAACCTATTTTCTGCCCACTCACATTGATTCTTAGAAATTTCACTTCCTATGTAATTTATACTCAACTCTTTACAAGCAACAGCCGTTGTTCCCGTTCCCATAAATGGATCATATACAATTCCATCCTTGCAACCATATATGTTTAAAAGTTGTTTACATAAATCACTTGAATAAGTTGCTTTATTGTATGGACATGAACCATCATTATTTTTGGCTTCAATGAAATTAAAAATATTACCATATGAAGCTTGTCCCGTTTTTCTATAGCTCACAATAGGCTTGTTGCAATAGAACGTATCAATTTGGTCTTTTTTACAAAACACAAATACAAATTCAGTAATTCTGGTAAGTTTATTAGGACTACAATTGTTTGGCATTGCAGAACTTTTCTTCCATGTAATTACATCAGCAATTGTGAATGGAGTTTGTGTGATAATTGTATTTATAGCTTTAAACATTCCATCTCTATTGTTATTTCCATAAGAAAGATTATATAAAACAGTTCCATGTGGATTTAAAATTCTATCAAATTCCAAAAATAATTTATGAGTAAAATTACAATATTCTTCATCAGTCATATTGTCTACATGTGTATCATATCTCAAATAAGGAAATTTACTTGAAGCATTATTTGACTTCATAAGAGTATTTGATTTACATTGCTTTTTATTTGTGTTATAAAATGGAGAGGTTAATATGTTTGTACATAATTCACTGGACATTCTCTCCATGGTTTTAAAGCAATCTTCATTATATATCCGATTTAGTTTCATACTGTTTTAGGAGTAAACTATAGTTTTTTGTGTGCACACAAACCTCACTCCTCCTCATCAACTTAATTTTCTATATTTTCATTTCTATAAAATAAACACGTCTGCTTATTTTATTTGAATTAATGTTGTATGTATTTTAAATTATTTTGATGTACAAACAATTTTTCTGTGACTTTAAACTGATTGTTTTTGTTTACATCTAAAGTTCTTGTAAATGGTTTACTCCAAATTGCCACAAAATCATCTGGTGCATTTTGTTCGGAGATAAACACAATATGATCTTTGCTTATTTCTCTCATATAATTCCAAAATTCGTTTGAATCAAATTTTTCTTTTCCATACCCTGTTGTCCCATTATACGGAGGATCAGCATATACTACACAGTTTTGCAGGAGTTCTACCTCACGATAATCTTTACATATAAATTCAGCATCCATAAGAGTATCCATATCCTTTAACAACGATCTTTTGCTCTGGGCTGCATAATTTGTTCCTGTTTTATTCCTTGCATATCCGCCAAACCATTTACCTCCAAACGAACATCCAAATCCTACAAAGCCAGCTAAAACTTTATCCTCGTCCTTATGTTCTTTTATATACTTATAATCATCTACAGATATATTCTCTGGCAAATCATATCCATGTTTAACCCCATTTAAGAGTTCAATCAAATATTCATGTTTATCATTTAATATTTTTCTTGCAAATCCATCAACTTTACTTTCTATTGAACAACTTCCACAAAAAAGACTTACGAATGTTAGATCATCCCCTCCAGTTCCTGTTATTATCATTGCAATTTGTTTCGCTATTCTTGATTTTCCACCTTGGTATCTCATTTATTACCTCCGAAATTTGTTTACTAATTCGACTTTTACCGCCTAAATATTGCATATTATATTCGGAGCGTGTACACTTTAAAACGTTACTCAATACCTTTCTTAATATTGTTATAGATGTTTGCAACCATCTAAATAAAATTTATAATCTAAAATTGAATTATCGGGCGAACAGCCCAAAGACGTAGTAAATACTACAGTGAATTATCCTCTGTTTAAAAATCAAAATGAAAGCAAAATTTCAAGCTTAAATATATACTCTTTTGCCTTTTACTTTAATGTATCTACCCTTTGTGTTAAAATAACAATCCTTTAGAACTGTTTGTTCTATATAACCACCACTTTTATATTTTAAATAAACAGAATCACCAAAGTCTTTAACCACCGTACCATCAGGAATATCAAACGGTATCTCTTTTATATATTTTTCAATACATTTTGAACAATACTTCACTGTTTCCAAATCAATAATTAAAACATCTTTTTTCCCTAAAGAGTGTCCACAATTTTCACAAAACAATTCTGCTTCTCGATCCGGAAATTTTGATTGCGGACATTCTTTATATTTTCTTTTGCTTTTATCTAATTTGTTTTTTGCTCTATCACATAACAAACTCATAATAATGCCTCCTACTTATCAAACTTATGCCATTATCATTCCACAACTTTCAAGTGTTTCAATACTTTCATAACCATCATATTCATGTACATAAAACATTGTACCTTTTGGAATCCAAGCAATTTTTAAATCATTATAACCGCCCATCCAAACATCGTGGTATCCAATTCTTTCAAGATGCATTTTCATCTTTTGAGCATTAGGATGTTTATTTAACCAATATTCTACAATTCTTTTATCGTATGCTAATTCCGGACTGTTCCAAGAGCTCCACCCAGACCCATAATCAGGGCTGTATAATACACCCAGCTCGTTATTCTCATTATAATATCGTTCAACCGTATCTTTATTCTCATTGTAATATTGTTTTACAACGCCTTCTTGTTCATCAGATGAAGTTTTATAGCCTTCATAATTAGCCAATTGTTCCGCAAGTGCCTTGCATTCATTTTCTACGTATTCTGTCGTGCGGATTTTCCCTTCCGAATGAAACATCTTACCTATCATTTTTTGTTGATATATTTGCTTGTATTGTTCTGGGAAGGCTTTTAATGTAGAATTCCAATCCGGTTCATCTGCACAATGAGCACAGTCAAATCCAAACCACCACAAATCACTACTAATAGGATACGAAGAATTCTCTCCTCCTCCGGAATATGTAAGACCTCCATGACAAGAAAAATCTGACAGACAATTCATCTCATCCACATTGTATAAAGGATGTTCTTTCGGTACTCCTACATAGCCACATCTATGTCCTATTGCTAAAAGCAACACAACACATTTTAAACCTTTATGTTCAAATTCTTTTTCAATAACGTAACCTTTCATAAATTCCTCCTACTCATTAGTATTTTCTTGTAAGTCGAAAATTTAATAACTACGATATTTATTTACAATACCATTTATATCTTCAATTAAATCATCTACTACATTTTTTGATACTGATAATTTATATTCTTCACAAGAATCAACATCAACACAAATATCAATCAACTCTTTGTCATAAGGTTTCCCTGTTAATTCTTCTCCATATGAAATATTATCAAGTGATACAACATGCCAATCTCCTGTTCTTCTATCCACAAAACTAAATGTCAATTCTGTATTTTCATCATAGCCAATATCATTTAGTTTATTAATTAAATCTACTACTTTCATTCTACCTTCGTCCTAACTCTCTATAAATCCTCATTGTTTGAAATCAGGTTTTCAAATCTTCAAAAGGATAATTATATACCTCTATTTTATATGTCCCATCACTATTTTTTACAAGAATCATTTCTTCACCATAAACATTCATGAAATTACCCCTCTATCATAGTTCAATATTGTTCCATCTTTTATTCTTCCAATACTTCCATTGAATATTATTCTGCCATATCCTTACGTCGACATCTTCTACATTTTTTAGTGATAAAATCCAATTTCGATAAATTTCTACATCATCATTTGTCGCACCGTTTAAAAACTTCCATTTTCCTAATATATTATCAATTTTCTCCACTGCCCATTCATAATCAGTTAAAGACGCTTGTCTTTTAAATTCGGCAATATTTTCATCAACTACTTTTTTAGCTTCATCATATTTGAAATATAATTTAGGGGAAACAATTGACACATGGTCTATGTGACGATCTCGATAATCATATTTTTTTATAATACGAAAACCTTCTTTAGTTATATCTGCTTCGATTCTTCCTGGGAAAACGGTGCTATCTTTTACTAAATAGCCCATTTCATAAGCTTCTTTGATTGATTGAGGATTATCTATTTTTAGTTTAAACTCTAATTCTTCTTTACTTAACGGGTCATATGTAATATTACAAAGTTCATCCGTGCTTAACCAACCCTTTGGAAGCTTTTTATATCTATATTCCGATTCAAATTTATCAATTGGAATACCGTTTACCAATCTCCTTTCTCTTGGCACTAAATAATCTACTATCACAGCATCAGAAAATTGTTCATCTACCATACCCCAATGTACGGAAAACTCATGCCCCGATCTATGACACCAATATACAATATCCCCTCGCTTAAAAGATTTTTTAAATTTTTCGCTCATTCGATTTATCTTCCTATCACTGTCTAAATTATTAGTTTGCGTTAATACGTATTATTTATTCTCCTTGAAAGTAATATTTCAAAATTTTTATACTCATATATAGTGATTAGCCATGTACCAACCACTATATACGGTATATATTTTTAATTATCACTCTAGCTCAGCAAGCGCCTTATCCAGTTCTTCATCTGACAAATTCTCAAGAGCGGCATCTTCTCTTTTAGCTTTGATTTCAAGAAGTCTTTGTCTCATTTCGGCATTTTTCTTATCATCTTCTCTTGCTTTCTTTTCGGCAAGTTTTACGCTTACAATATACTTAACAATATCAATCTTATTCGAAATTTCTTCATCTTCCGTAGATTTTGTATTCAGAAGACTTTCTTCTTCCGATCTCTTTATTTCGGCATTTAGTGTTTTGAATACCGAGTCAAGATCTGTCAATGGCAAATCCCACAAATCAATTACATTAATCATTCCTCTAAATGGAAACTGATAATTATTTCTTGTTGCTATTTCAAATAAATTCTTACTCATATTATTGTTCTCCTTTTCTACTTAAAACTTAATCTTCATTATACGTTCTGTTGCACCTTTTACTTTGACCACCAAATCAGCTCTTTTCGTCATTGAAAAACCAATTCCTGAAAGCTGGTCTTCCGTATCTTCCACGTGGCATTTTGCACCCAATGCTTCGAATACTCTCTTATGCTTTTCGAGATCTCTTTTTAAGAACTCATTATAATACCCGTTTGGTTCTTCAGTATTTACACAATCTTTCAAAAAGAACATTAAGTGCTTATGTCCAATCCCCTCTTGCTCATCAAAATAATTAGGACTATAACTGATAACCGATACCGGAACAAATTGGTTTGTATTTACACCCCATATATTACGACTTGAAATGGTCGAATTACCCGACAACTTTTCCTTAATCGAAAAATTGCCGTTTTCATCAAGTATAACATCTGCCACATAAACATTACCATTCACTGGCATATTGTATTCAAACGCAAAGATTTCATCATTAAATTCAATCTCCGCTTTAAATCCTTTGCTTCCTCTATTGCGATATTGATTCACAAAGAATTTATAAACACCTGGTTTCATTCGAGATATATCCGTCCAAGTAATATTTTCGACTGAAGGTTTTCCTATCATCTGTCTGATAGGCTCAGTAATATCAATATCAAGCTGACCACTACTACTTGAAATACTCGGTTTTCTACAATTGCCGAAATAAATTTCATTACCATCTGGTTCTATACAATGTGCATCAAGGTCACTATTATCATTCTGTCCTTCATTCCACATAATCGAAAATCTCAACACACCATCGACATTACCGCCAGCAGCTTTTACATTCTGTTTCATATCTGAATCAGTAATATTTCCGGTATAAGCCCAAGATAAACCGTTATTCCACTTAAACATTGACTTTGCATTTGGATTACTAGGTGCAATCATTGAAACGAAATTCTTCTCATGCTTATTTTCCACAAACGCTTCTATTTCTTTTGCTGTTGGAAGTACCTTCTCAATAAAATCCTGCACTGAGATCTCTTCAACTTTTGCAAACTTTTTAGGACTTACAACAACATCCTTTTCCATTTGACCAAAAATATCATCTGCTCCAACCATTCTTTTAGCAGCATTCTTGTTTGAAAATAATACATTATTGACTGTAATATCATTTAGATTAGCAAATCTTCTTTGTAATGAATCCATATATCCAAGTTCCGTAATAGTTTTCTTCGCCTCTTCAAGCATTTTCTTTGTGAAAATAGACTTTGGGCGTTTATAATTGCTTGGTGCTGTAATCTGTTCATATTTCTTGACGGCTAAATCAAGACTCATATCTTCACTTACATTAATAAGGAGTGTTCCAATAGAATGATTTCTAATTCTACCAATAGCTATCCCCGCTATTACTGACTTTTCCCAAGTATATAAATCTTTTTCAGAGTCAGATGTCAATTGGTCATATTCCTTCTTATATTTCTTAAACTCTATAAGTGCATTTCTCCATTCTTCGCCTTTGTAAAGTGTATTAGAATTAATGAGTTCAAGAATTGTATCAATTGCATCCATTGTAATTTCTTCCAAAGAACGCTTAAATACATTTTTTGTATCCCTATATTCTCCCTTGATTTCTTCATTAGAACGATTTGTTTTATTTACAAACTTATTTGGAAGTTCTAAGAAGAAGTGATCCCATTGATGAGATTTGGTATCAATTTCTTCAAAATTAAAATCCGTTCCAATTTTAGAAAATCTACTTATGTAAATATCTTTTACCGCATGAGCTTTTACAAAAGAATCAAGTGCATCGCACACTGGCTGATATGTTGTATCTCCAAGATTCAATTCCCATATTGTATGAATTTGATTATTTTTGATTGCAACGGTAGCACCAATACTCTTAATAAAATGTCTACAACAACTACAATCGTGTTCTCTACGCTCTCTGAAAATTTCATTTGTACCAGCAGGAAAACTATCAAGATATATATTCCATAGTTCGTCTTTATCTACATTTACCTCAAATAAATGTGTTACTTCTTTTTGCATTTCATCAAAGTGAGTCTGCAATTCCTTCTTTAACTTCATAAATCCATCCATATTGTTACCTCTTCTTTCTTAATATGTATTTATTAATTATTTCTATTATCTTATTCTCTACTTTCGATTTCTAATTCGTCAGCATTTTCTTTAAGATATTTACTAACCTTTATATACCCATCTGTGTTGTTCTTTTCTCCAAATCCACGATATTTTACTCTTGCTGGATATGCTTTTGTAACCTTTCCATCCGTAATATCTACCGCAATTGCCCAGCCGAATGTATGTAAAATCATATTAATTAATCCACCATAGGAGACCACTATTCCTAAACTCCTCCCATGATTTTTCAACAACCATATCTTTACTATCGTCCATTAAATATTCTCCTTTTTAATAGATTCTCTATTCCTTCTAATTTTGAACAATTCATAGAGTATTTTTTGTTTTATATCAAAAGTACCTCTTCCCCAATTGTCCATCTCGCCGACTGTATTTATTTTAGATTCAATAAGTTTACTGTCATTTATTAGCATAATACATCTTGCTCCCTCAAAACTATTTCTTGCTACCCATAATCGAGTTGCATCAAGAACTACTTCCGAGTAGGTTATTATAACGATATTCTTATTTTCTTCATAATTCTTTTGTATAAATTTTAAAATGCAATCACATAGATCATATGAATGGCAAATTTCTGTTTCAGGAAATTTAAGAATATTTTCATATCCTTCAAAATCCCTATCATATTCTTGCAAAATTCTTTTTATATTCATACCTCGTCGACCAGTAATAATTTTGATATTCATATTAATCGCCATCTTCTCCTAAAACTATGTCTCTATATTCTTCACCAGAAAGTTTGCCAAGTTTCATATCGACATAGGCAGCCAATTCATGATTGCGAATAAAATCACAATCCTGTAAACAATCTCGTATAATATCACAAGCGTCCGTTGAATGGATATCGCACATACTTTCTCTCACAAGGGCGTTACTCATTCTAAGTGTTGCCCTACGGTATTGTTCGATGATGTAAATAAGTTGTTCTTTAGATAGCTTTGTTAATTGTCCTAAAATATCTTCCCACATATGATTATTCTCCTAATTCTAATAACTTATTAACCAAGTCTTGTAATCTTGAATTATTCGGATATTTCTTTGCCATATCTTCATAATACGTAACTGTTTTGTATTTATTGATTTCTTGCTCCAATTCCTTTTCAATTGTAGCTTTCTTTTCTGCCGTCTCTTTTAATCTTTTTTCTTCTATATGTCTTTTGTTATACGCATCCATATTCACAACACCAATAACTTGTCCAACTATTTCTTTATCACAATCTTCAATAGGAAAAACACGTTTAATTTCTCCAAGTACCCTTGCATTTTCATTTCCCCATCCATTCACAACGACCAACCATGAATCACATATTAGCTTTGCTTCGTCATCATACAATGCAACTGCATAATCATCGCATGCATAATCGTCAAACAAATTAACAATTGCCACTTTATTAAAATCTTTCATATTATTTACCTCCATAAATTGTGCTTTTTATACTAAATTATTAAAATATCATCTTTGTATAACTTCACTTATGACATATAATACGAGCATTGTTATAAATACTGTAAGCAATATACTATCCGCCACTTTCCTCACCCCCTTTGTCTTGAAATTAAGCTTTAATCTCCTATTTCAATTTTCTCTCCAATGTATTTCTGAACATATTCTTGAACATTCTCAGGATACGAATCTACGACATAATCTGTATCAATTGTTATTTTCGTAATAATATTCTCCGTCTTGTCCAAAAATATATTGCCAACCGTACCACCTGGAATTCGTATGTACAAAAGTCTTTGTTTCATATCCGCTTCAGTTACCAATATATAATGTCCATATTCATATTCGTCAATCATTTTCTTATCAAAACCAGCCAAATCATCAAGTTCTTTGGTTAGCTCACAATGATATTCATGAGAAAGATATTCGTTTAATTCTAAATAACAATCATATCTATGAGTTAGTTTCATATCATTTCCGCCTCCAATTTTTCTATCGTGATTTTATATTTCTCACAATCTTTTGTTTCGGTGCGTAACAGTTCATCTATAGCTAATACAACTATAGATGAATATGGAGTCTTATCAGTTTCAAATAACCATGTATCACTATATTCTCCAACGTATCCAATAAATTCTTTCTTTTCTCCTATGTTCATTTTAATTCTCCTTATTATATTGATCCCATGCATCTAACACTGTAAGAAACATCTCGCCTTTTTCAGTCAACCAGCAACCTCCGATACTGCTACCATGCTCCGTAAAGCCACGGTCGTCCAAAATGTATGCCATGAATTGTAATAAGCCCCACTGTATATCATCTTGATCATCTATATTCAATTCTGTCTTATATCTTTGTTGCACTTCATCATAATCACACTTGTTGTCCTTCCAATCTTTTCGAATATGAAGATATTTGCGTATGACATCTAATGTGTCATTAGGACAACCGCAACCGCACAATCTTAATACGTCATATGAATAATAGTCTATTAATGGGTCGATTAGAGATTCTTCATACCATTCTTCTCTATTACCAACTATAACCTCATTCTCCAAGGAAAGATTAGATTCTTTTTTTATAATCTTTTCTGCAATTTCACTTAATAACATATCATTTTCTCCCTTTCATATATGCCTAATTTCTTCATCCGTTGCAATTTTCACTTCACTAAGTAAATATTCTCCACACCAACTTTCTTTGTACCCAGAAACCATAACCATATCTTCTTCGTCCTCCTCTGTAACACATTGATAACAAACCACCGTACCCAATCTCTTAGTATTTCCTACTTGAACAATAACAAATGTTCCTGTATTTATTGGAAATGTTTTTGTAAAACTCATAATGATACTTCCTTTCGTGGATATTCCCCTATTGATACCAAATACAAAATATAAAAACAATCTGCCACATCATGTAATTTTTCAATGAGTTCTCCATGAGATGAATATATCTCAAAATTATTGACATCCATAATGCGTACAGTCAGGTATGAATGCGTTGATCCTTTATAATTATAAACACAGTCAATTTTTATTTCTTCCATAATAGAAATTCTCCATTTGAAACTGCCGTTTCAATTAGTTCTGTATATATTGAAAAATTGTTGGCTTATCACAGTATTCATCTATAACTTGCATAACTGCCTGTCTTGTCCAATTATTTTCACAACATTTGTTAAACCATTGCTCCAACCTTTTAATATCATCACTCCCACCATAATCTCTCAAATCTCCGAATACCGAAACTGTAGTAGATGACATCTCATTTTTAACAGGATTATGCCAAATGCTCATTTTAAGACTGCCTTCGCTACCCATTGGAAGAAACTCTTGTTGAACCCATTCGTCAGAATCATCATAATCACAATCTGCCATCTCTTCCCAATCAACTGTTCTTCCAAACTTTTCGATAATCTCATTGTCAGAAATCTCGCCTATACTGTCTATTCTAAATATTGCCGCCACATGTGTCCATCTGCTCATATATTTATTCTCCTTTTTCGTAACCATTTCTAATAATTTGTAGTTCTCTCATTAGACCAGAAGTTGAGTACAAAGCTGATTCATCACTTAATTCTTTCAAAATCTGCAATGTATCCTCCAAATCTTTATCAATTTCTTTTGTATTATCAGAACATGAATAATCTCGCTCCCTCATTTCTGCTGTTGCTGTCACTTTCCAAAATAATGAACAAGCCACTTTCTTGACACTATAATTTACAGGACATTTATCGTAAACTTGAATGTCGGCAACCGATATTGCTTGTGTGCCATACTTTGTTCTACACAAAATAATATCGCCAGGTTCAATCAGCGTAACAAATTTATCCCAATTGTATTTTCTATCATGCGGAATTCTCCAAACATACACTTTATTACTACCATTAACGTGTTTACCATAGATATAAGTCGTTGGATAATCTCTATAAGTAGATTTTACCTTGACTTCAACTTCCTCTATATTATTCTCCTTATAAACGAGATACATAATATATCCATCAATCAGAATATCTTTCGAAGAAAGTACAATATCTCGGTCAGCTTTTTCAAATACATTAAAATAATCTCTACATTTCTGTAGTTTTCTTTCAGATACATGAGTTCTTGCAAACGCATCCGAAATCTTTATATCCGATAATTTCATAGTTTTTGTTATCATAAGAATATTCTCCCTGTATATTTAATTTTCGGCAATCGAAAGGTTAAGTTTTAGATTTAATTTTTCACATATATCACAAATTTGAGAAAGAGAAAAATCATAATCACCACTTTCATAATTGGATAGCATTGAAGGACTTACTTCCAAATAACTTGCCATATCTTTTGAGGTCAAGCTATATTTTAACCGATATTCCAATAATGTTGTCGAAAGTGTATATTGAATATCGTAATAGTATGATTTTGATGCACTCATATCAGCACATAATTTGTTGAGATACTCGCCAGCATTGACCAATTCTATATCATCACTCATTTATACTACCTTACTTTCCTTACATCACAATACCAATGTTATTAATTTGTCTATTCTCACTTGTACTCTTTTGAATTTCTCCATTGATTTTACAATAGAAGCTTCCACCACCATCAACTTTAATAACATCTGAAAATCCACAGTCTTTAATTTTGTCGTAAACCTCTCCACTTGTGATACAATTCGAGGTCTTCGTTTCAATGTAAAAATAATAAATATAATTGTCTTTGATACCCAAAAATCCGTGAACAGTTGGTCTAACTATCGAATTATCCCAACCTTCGTCCAAATATTCTGTCGTTGCTCTAAATCCATCAATTATAATCGGCGCACCCGAAACGGCATATTTAACATCTTCATCATATAAACTGTTGTACTTATCAATAAAAACTGTATTGTCATTACAAATAATCAATGTAGACACGTCTTTTGTTTTAAACTGATCAGACGCATTTTGACTTGCATAGAAATAAACCTTATTATCCTTGACTTTTCGTTCCTTCAAATATTTTAAACATGGCGATGAAAGTGTGTTTTCATCTGTGTCGGCTACAAGGTTTGCCACTGGCAAAGTAAAGAAAATTCCATCCTCTTTGAAGTTTGCAAAATAACCAAGATTAAAATATGTATCTTCGTCCAAGTTGCTCTTTGATTTATCAACCAATTTAATTTGGAATCTATTTGATGGTATTCTCAACATACAAATACCATTATGCGAAACTATCTTTGTTTCATTTTTATTCAATAGTTTAGAATATCGGTTAATAATCACATTCAAATCGTCCAAGTGAACGAGTTTCTTCCTATTAAATATGTCATTCCAATATTCAATTTCGTCGTCAGGAATAACACCATCGTTCTTCAATACCTTTGTTTGCTTTTCCAATGTAATTGGATAAACTACTTTACCATCTGGGTCAAACACTTTATATCCCTGTTGCACCCTTTCTTCTGTGCATTCTTGAATAGCTTTTTGCTTGTCCGTATATGCACAAATTTGTGAACTATCCCACTTACCATTGTTCCAATTTTTACGCACTCTATAATATCCCATTTGTTCACTCTCCTTATTCTTCATCAAGACGTTGTTGGTATTCAGTAAAATACCATTCTAATTCGTCTCTAAAATTTTTAACCGCCTTTGACACTTTATCTTTCGTTGTAAAGTAAATAATATTTGGTTCTCTTCTTCGAGAGCATCTTCCTATTTCAAATAGACTGGAACGATAGTTATATGCAATAAAATATTTAATAATCCCCTCATTTTTCCAATCAGATATAGAAATAGCCTTGTCATTTTGTGCCTGCCACTGTTTTAGCTGACGGAGTAATCTGTCTGCACGAGCATTGTTCTCGGCAATGGTTTTATCGCTGTAATAATTGCCTGTGTCATAACGACCTTCGTCAATTCTTCTGTTACATTCCACTTCGGCGACCGTCTCACTTCTTGTAATGTTGAAATAATACACGTCACCTTTTTTAACCCTCTCATATCCTGTCGGCTGTTCCTCTATTAGTCCCAACTCTTTCAGTTGTTCCTCACTGATTTCAGCTTGAATGGTTGTACCGTTTGCATTAATCGTTACTTTCATATTAACTATCCTCCTTATTTGTTGACCTATTCTGCAATAACTGTTTCTATCTCTATATCATCTTTGTCATTACTTTTTCTTAATAGGGACGTGTTATATTCTTTGACTGCTTCAATGTAGCGAGCCAGCATTGCTTTTGCTTCTTCTGCATTACTGTACTTACAAGGTACAATATTGTCATCATATTCTTCCTCACAACCTCTTACATATATAATATCTGGTATTAGTTCTGGTCTACATAGACTTTTAACCTCAATCCCATTAGACGCACAAAATTTAAAATTCTCTCGTTTAATCTCGTTTCCCTGCTCCAACACTTGCATTAACAATACATTTTCGATTCTCCAAAATTTAATTTTTAACATTTTATTCTTCTTCCTCAAACTCGTCCAAATATATCTCAAACTCGTCCTCTGTTTCATCTACGAATACATATACTGCTCCGTCTTTTCCACGTTGTGAGCCACTAACAAAAATGTTCTCATAGCTACCTGCTTGCTTTGTGAATGTATCTTCGTCAATTTCTTCTACTTTAAAAAATCTCATTTCATTTCCTCCGTTATTTCATCTACACATTTTGCACAATAACAGCCTTCAAGACCTTCTATTTTGTATAGAAAACTCATCCACATTCGATTCCATATGTCTTTATCAACACATCTTTTGCAAGAGCCTTGACCTTCACCCTCGCAACATGTAACTTTTACTTTTTTTAAATCATTCATTTATTTTTTCCTTTCAATCTTTTTACAATCTCTGAACACTTGTTAATATAAGATCTTGTTACTCGACCACCGTTTATTTTCTTTTTATCTTTTTCGTTAATAGATACTTCAAAAACATTAGATTTACTTATTTCTTTCATCATTAATATTCTCCTTTTTTTATTTTCATTTTTAACGCTTCTTTAAATTCTTGTTCGGTCATCTTATCGCTGTTTCCGATGTACCTTGTATATCCCTTATTCATATTCTCTCCCATTGTCTGAAAAGCCATTGCCATGCCCTCAAAACTCTTAGCGCATACTTCTGTCGGTACATTATTCTCTTTCTTTGAAACAGGTTTTTCGTTACCGTTACAATAGTGTAAAATCAATGCAAACATTCCCGTTCCACCGGCGAAACCAATTATCATAGCCAATAGTAACATTAATACTTCTTTCATGGTTATATTCTCCTTATTTCTTTTTTGTTTTCTTCTTTAGTTTGACTTTAAGATGTTCCATCAACTTGTATTCTTCACTATCCCACAATCCATGCGCCAATAAGCTGTCTTGTTTATTGCACACCAGTTCTAATAGTTTTTGATACTCTTTTTGTTTCATGTTTTTTCTCCTTTCTGTACTTTCCATTACAATAATCTATAAATAAACTCTTAGATATTCTTCTTGGTTTATGTGGCGTAGTCATAATCTTATGTATTTCGTTTGATAAGTTTTTATCTTTAATTTTATTTATGTCATCTTTAATTAACTCAAGAATAAGTCTATTTCGTTTAATCTTTTTTCTATATTGATCTACTTGTTGTCCATAATATCCTCCACGTTGCATTGCAACACCACTCAGTTTTGTTTCATCCTCTACAAGAGTATGTCTGATATCAAAAATTCTTAAATCCATTTCTCTTTCAAGATATTTTATACTTTCATAATATCTATCCAAATTTGAAAGTATTTTGTTCGCTGATTGCAATACATTCGCTATATTCTCCAAATCCAATTCAGCATCTCCATAGTAAGTATATGGATTATATTCATCTGGTAAATGAGGTGTCTTTAACAATCTGTCTATGTCCATTGATTTAATATCATCAACATCATTTAAATTTTCTTCACAACAATTCTCTGGTTTTTCAACGGGCATATAACCATCTGTCAATTCGACAACACGACTTCTTCTTGAATTCCCTTTCAAGAAATTTTGTACTCTTTTGGTCTTTAAGAAACCCAATGCAGCTGGGAAGGTCTCAAACGAGTTGGCTAAAGTCGGATTACCTGACCATGCCAATCTCCCGTTTGGATTGGTTCTAATGTATTGTTCTCCATTCGTGATTACATATATCATTGAGCATCGCCACCAATCTCTATAATGTTATGATACAAAACAGTTATATTATCTTTGTAACGATTATTCTCGTGCATATGTCCGCAATACCAATTACTATATTGGACATCTTGTTGAATTTCTTGAAGATAATTTGTTAATCTATCCGATTTCAATTTATCAAAGAAACCTCTACTCATATTCATTACATCTAAAGTCTTTGTTGGTGGGCAATGTGTTATAATATAATCCACCTTATTACCGTATTTAACTAAATTTTCAATACCTTCGTCCATTTCCTTTTGGGAAGGCAATTCTTCTTGCCACCAGGATATGTGGTTTATACGAAACATTTTGCAATAATCATATTGCCATTCCGCAATTCTCGGGTCATCAGTTTCCAATATACCATCTCGTATATCATGAGATTGTGCTCCACCAAATGTAAAGAACGTTTTGTCATCAATAGTAAATACTTGTCCTCTCATCAAGTGAATTATATGTGGATGGATTTTATGTATTTTCCCTCCGTTCCATTCTTCAACCGGCAATTTCTTTAGTCGGTCAAAGTTACTATGGTTTCCGTCTACAAATAATGTAGTCCATGGCTGATTTTCAAGCCAATCAAGGTTATTCCTTTCAATATCAGTGTCGTGCCAATAACCAAAATCACCACAAACTATGACATAATCACTTCGATTTAAACTTTGTCCTATCGGGAAGCATTCAGGTTTAAACCGATTTTTCCAATCTCCATGCGTGTCTCCTGTTATAAATATCATTTGTATCACTCTCCTTTACGCCACATTCTTTTCTTGATTAAGCATATACTCAATGAAAAGTTTCTTCATATTATTATAGTTCTCTGTTTTATTGTTCGAAATTAATACACTTTTGTCTATCGTTTTTAACCATTTTTCTAACGCCATATCGTAATCTTTTTCACAAGAATAATCTATCAGCTTAACTAATTCGTCGTGTGCTTTTTGTGCCAGTTCGGAATTACTTGGTAACACGTCCTCAATCATTGTTTCGTAAAATTCTATATCTTCTTGATCAATTCCTTCTAATATATTATTCTCTATTTCCTGTACACTGTTTTGAGTATTGTTGCAAACGTCACTTTCAATATTTTCTTCATTTGACAATGCATCATTATCTTCAATACCCAAAAATTCTTTCATTAAATATAGAATATGGTCTACTTTGTTTTTCACAACCTTCTTATCTTTAGTGCTTTTGTTTTCATCGAGTTCTTCCCAAGTAACGCCATTCACTTCTTTGTTTCTCATGCTCTCAAAAGCATTTAAAAATTCTCCAAAATTCTTATCATCTAAGCCAAGCTTATCAAATTTATCAAATGCCATTATCCATACCACTGTATCTTTTAATGTGAATAAATCTGCTACTTTTCTATTTTCAAGTTTATCTGAATATGGAGCAATCCTATTAAAATACTGTTCAATTTGTTGATATTCTTCCATTGTAGAATTGAAGTTCAAATAATCACATATTTTCTTAGGAGCTTTTTTCCAATTATCAAAATGATACACACCCATAACACATTCTGAAATAACTCTTTCCCATATTCCGTCATTCTTTTGTTTTTCTGTTAAAATTGTACCGTCTTTCAAAAATTCATTGGTATTTTTTATTTTTCTTATTTCTTTTGCAAAATTTCCTACATACGTAAGGGCTTTCTGTGAAGCATTCATTGCAATGTGATTATTATAAATGTTAACAAGTGTGGGTAAATCTCCTTGTTCACAATTTTGATAAATTGTTACCGCTAACTGACCTTTGTTCAACTGTCGTTTTAATTCCGTTGGAAGGTCTTCATATGTTTTACCTCTCAAATCATATTCGACTGTTTCCCATATAATATCACCATATTGATTTTTTACCACTTTACCTTCTTCATTGAGTTTCTTCCTATTATATCTGACTATAGGCTCACGAATTTCATTAGTAACTTTATATTCACCATATCTAAATCTTCTCAAGGCTTCTGTTCTGTGACCACCATCTACAATATATGTAGACTTTATACCGGATTCAGACTTTGTTTCAGCAAGAATTAAATTTGGAATAAAAACTATCCCACTGACAGCCGACCATATTAGTCCGTTTAAAGCCTCTTTTGTCCAAGACCAACCACGTTGTACTGTTGGTTCAGGCTGTATTATTTGTGTATGTACATCGTCCATATATTGTTCTACCGACCATCTTTCAATTCTATATCCATCCATGTTATTTTACCTCCTAATAAGCATTCGTATTTTTCTTTTATTTTTTTCATCTTTAATAGCCATAATGCTATCTTTGTATAAAAAATCATCAATATTTAACATAGCGATAATTTCTTCTTTTTTATATCCATCTGCCAAATGGATAAGAATTTTTCTTTGAACTTTTGATAACCCATTTAGATATTCCTCCATTTGTGGAGATAATTCTTCCTCATCAGTATTATTCTCTATATAAGGAATTTTTTCAGCCAAACTAATTCCATCTTCTGTTTCGGCATCTAATGAAACATTTTGAATAGGAATTGTATGCCCATTTTCATCTTTTTTCAATTTACCATTAGATTCAGTTTCAAGATTACGTCGTTTCCATTGATTGCCCTTTTTTCTGTAATCATAAAATGAACGTTTAATATTCCCAACAAGAAATGTTTTAAATGAACAATTTCTGTTTTCGTCATAACTCGCAAGACTTTCCTCCACAACTTTCATTGCATCAGAATATAAATCATCATGTTCCATCATAGGAAAGTTTCTTTGCTTGATGATTGGATTAGCAATCTTTTTCAATTCTCTCATTTCATTGTCAAGATAATATTTTCTTAAAGTTTCTTTCTCATCATCATTCACTCTTTTACACTCCTTGTCCTAATTTTTATAATCATTCTTCACTAATAATCTTGCAGTTTACATGCCAACACTATGCCAATGCCGACACCTGTTATAGCCAAGCCAATTAGATACATACATTTCACATCCTTTCCCTTTATCATATACATAGCAAAACTACTTTTTTATCTTTCCGCTCGGAAAGTATAAACCGTATAGGTGAGTGTTTCATTTCAACGCTCAATATAATATTCTCTACGAAAAATATTTTTTATTAATATATTTTCGCAATTTCCAAACCCATTCATCCACATTAATCTGAATTTCGGGATTAAAAATATTGAATAAATCACCTTGTTTAATAGTTCCTATTATATTATTCTCCGTTTTCTCTAACATGAAGATATAATTCGGATTGATTTTAATTATGTACTTTGAACCATTACACAAACAAACATTTTTGAATGTTTTAATATCTGACTTACGCCGTATTTTAAAACTGACTGGTTTTTGAATTATTGAAATCATACTTTCATCACCTCTCTTCTTGTTACAATTTCTTTTCTTTTATTACATTTTCTTTACAAAATTTACGTCAATATGATTGACATTCCCCTTATAATGTGCTATAATAAACACATAAAAAGCAAGGATATTTCTTTTATCCATTATGAAATAAACGTGTTGGGGAACACATGTTTCAAAAAGGATACTTAATTTAATATGGGGATATTAAACTAATTCGAAATATTTTGTTTTTTGAAAATCAACAAAATCATAATATCACGCTTTAACGTGAATGTCAACTTATTTTCACGTTTTTAGCGTGATATTGTGGTATTCTACAAAAAACGGAGGTGTAATTTATGCAAAATCCACAAATGATTGCAAGTAGAATAAAGCAACTTGCAAAGGACAATAACATTTCTATCGGTAGATTATGCAAAGAATGTGGTTTGGGTGTCAATTACATCAATCAAATGTCCAACAAGACATCCGTTTCTCGTGAAAAAATAGAAATCATCGCAAACTATTTTAGCGTTTCCGTTGAATATTTGCTTGGCGAGCCACAAAATAATAATCAAATGATTGAACTCCCTATCTTAGGTGAAGTTTCGGCAGGCTATGGTAAATATGCCGACAATGAAATAATTGGCACACAATACGTCCCACTTAATTGGTTAAGTGGCAATGAACCACACGTATTACTTCGTGTCAAGGGAGACAGTATGATCCCCAAGTTTGAAGAAGGAGACCTTGCACTTGTCCGCTATCAACAATCCGTTGACAGTGGTAGTTATGCCGTTGCTTTAATTGATGACGACAACGGTGTCATCAAACGAGTAATGTACGGTGCGAATTGGATTGAACTGCAAAGTTTAAATCCAATGTATTCCCCAAGACGTTTTGAGGGTAAGGATGTTACTCGTGTTCGTATCTTTGGGTTAGTGAGAAAAATCATCAAAGATACTGATGTATAATAACATTCTATTTCTTTAAAGACACTTTTACTTTGCTTTGTTTCCTTAAAGACACATATATATTACCATAGTCATTTTCTATTGTCAATGACTTTTTGTTTTTGTAACATTTTTGTAACATAGGAGAACTATTATGTCAAATATCGGAAATATAATAAAAGACAAACGATTATCACAAAACCTATCTTTAGACGAGTTGGGCGAATTGATTAATGTTGGTAAAAGTACAATTAGCAAATGGGAAAACGGAACGATAACCGATTTAAAATTATCTAATATCGTATCTTTATGTAGAGTTTTTGATATTACACCGAATGAACTTCTAAAAATCAACCCATCAGATAAAAATTACCTTGCGTATGGTGGAGAACATATCTCCGCAAAAAAAGAAAATTTGTTAAAGCAAATCGCTGAAAAAAATATTCCTGATGCAATATTAGATTTAATTCAAAATGCGATTGAACAATATTAAAAAAGCAACCTCTATGGATTGCTTTTTTTATTTGTAACCATGCGTAGTGACTCTTTTACTACCAAACTCAACACTATTATTGCCATAGAATACATCTGCATTTTTGGGACATAATAAGATATAATCTTATTAGTAAAGGAATAGATTTCTATGGATGAATTTATAGTCAACCAGCACATTATGGAGATTTGCAAGCAACGAAATCTGTCTATATATAGACTTGCAAAGATGTCTGATATGCCTTATTCGTCACTCAATAATATGATTAAACATAGACACGTCCCGACAATATATAATTTAATAAAAATCTGTAACGGTCTAAATATTTCACTTTCTCAATTTTTTGCTGGAATTGAGGACAATGTGGATAATAATGTCTTGTCCTCTGAACAACAAGACGTTCTATCATTATGGAATCTTTTAGACTCAAAATCAAAAGAATTTGCATTAATTTATATGAAAGGATTGGCTCATTTGCCAATGAGAGGTGTCGAAGATGAGAAGTTTTAAACAATTATTGGATATTGCACAAATCTATACAAAACAGTTTACAAGTTTCCCTTGTAATCCATTTTTAGAGAGTACTCATTTACAAATTCCATTCAAGGTTAAATCTCAAGCAGTAGAAGATTTTGCCGGTGCAAATCCATTAATCTCTACTCCTGCTATTCTTTACAAGGAATCAGGTAAAGTGCCTTCATATATAATTTACTTTGATGAAACGTCTATGTATTGGCGTTTCTACATATTCCACGAGATCGCACACTATATATTAGGGCATACTTCCGATTCTCTACAAGAAGAGCAAGAAGCAAATTTAATGGCTTGTCTTTTAATCGCACCAAAAAACAAGTTACCTACATATTTAAAAAATGCTAAAGATTTATCCGTATTTGCTGAAATTCCAATAGCTTACGCAGAAGAATATTGGAATTATTTACATAACAAATTAATTAAACCAAAAATGATTTTTAATATAATGATTTCTGTCTGTATTCTCACGGTGATACTTGACATAGTATCATTCACATTACTATTATTAGACTAAATTTCACACAAAAAAATAAAGGCGACAGTCAATTCGCTGTCGTCTCTATTTTCTGATTTTGATTAACTTCTTGATTATCGGTGAGAATCTCTTTTGCCTTGTTTAAGCAATCCGCCTCCCACTCATCATATGTTTGTTCATTATTGAACATTTGATTATCTCCCTTACAATATAATATATCTATTATACCAAAGAAGATATTTTTCGTCAATATTATAGTTCTTTTTCGATTTCAGCAATAATTATAGTTGTTTCATCTTCTAATCATTACATCAACCCTGTAAATTGCTGTTGAATGACATTCATAATCTTATCATCAAAATTCCCCTCTAAGCATTCCCCACTGTTGATTAACATACATAGCAAATTCGGCATAATCTTTGCCCTAAACATAGTTAAGATTTTATCCTCAAGATTTAATTGATTAGATTGTCCAACATTTTGTTTGTCTGTACGCAACATCTTGACTGCCGAATCTACTTCATCATCTGAAACATGCACATAGTTTTCAGCTGTCACAGCTATATTTTTGTGCCTTAGCACCCTTTGTACTAATTTAATATTTTTAGTATCTTCGTATAAATGCGACCCACACCAATGCCGTAACATATGTGGAGTAATCATATCATTGCTATATCGTTTAAAAAAGTCATCAATAGCACCCTTACTTATTCTTTCACATTTGTTTGAGATAAAGACAGGTGTTTCATCAACGCTTTTATTTTGTTCCTTCTTTTCTTCAATGAATAACTTACGATACTCAAAATATTCAGTCAAGTAGTCTGTTGCCTCATAAGACAAAGGTACTCTGTCCTGTACTTCCTTATTCCCCTTGCCCCACACCATAATATAAGGGGATTCTTCTTGCAAAAAAACATCTTTCATATCTAAACCAATTAATTCTTCTGAACGAATACCACTTCCACAGAACAACTTAATGATTGTCAGATTTCTAAATTCTGTAAATTCATTAGGAATATCTTTGACGTTTTTTTCAAAAGCAATGAGTTCTTCTTGTGTTGGAATTTTTACATTCGTATCTACATTTGATTTTTCTACTCTATATAGTTTTTTTGGTATTTTATAAACAATATTATTCTCACATATTCCACTCGCTTCTAAGTATGTCCAAAAGCTACTGATAATCGCTTTTTGCGTTCTAATACTTGACATCTTATGGGTATATGTTAGACCATTCAAGTATTTTATTATGTCTATCGGCAATATTTTTTTTAAATCATTCACATCAATATTTGATATGCTATCCTTCTGTATTATATTGTTTTTCAAAAAAAATTCAAACATATCTTTGATACAAGACCAATTAACATTTTTTGTCCGACTACTTTTAAAAGTTATCAAAAAGTCCTTAATGATATTCGGAACATCTTGTAACTTTTCATTTAACTTTACCTCCAACCTCTTTTGAGCTTCAACCTTATAACACATAAATCTCACCGTCCTCAATAATATATTCTCCGTACACAAAAAGAAGATACTCACTATAGCAAGTATCTTCTTAGTGTAAAATATATCAATGTTTGTTTTTATCGTCTATCTTTTTATCATATTTGCCTTGTAAATGCTGTTGATAATAATATTGCTTTCCCTTCGTAACAAGGTCATAATTTGCCTTGTTATAATCATGTTCATATCCCGGCGGAGTCATTCTATTATCCGATCTCCATTCGTCAAGATGGCATAAAATATATGCTCCGATTATCATACCTATTGTTAATAAAAGTTCCATTTCAAATTACTTCCTTTCTTTATTTACATTGTGAATTATTTGTTATCATCTGTATCATCAAATCCAAATAGTAAGTATGGTATAATTTTAATCACAAAATATGCAAGACCTATCCCCAAACATACTAATAGCCCAACACCAAAGCTTTCCATTAAATCCATCATGATTAATCCCTCCTCTTTCTATATTTACCTTTCATTTAATATATACCACCATTTGCTATTTTTAAACAAATTTCTGTGATATTTTTATTACATATACATTTTACACCCTTTTATGCCCCATATAAAGGACTTGAAACCTTGCTGTGAACCACCACGAAGCTAAAGACTTCATGGCTTCTTGCTTCAACGTCGTCGTAACCTACTAACTCCACAAGCGTAAGTTCCGATAGTTCCTACCGTACTTATATATTACTAAACTGTTTTCTCTAACAGTCTCAATCCTTCATTAAGAATATTCTTAGCAGCATTGATGTCCCTATCGTGATGAACACCACACTTAGGGCATGTCCATTCTCTTACTGATAAATCTTTAGTCTCTGCATTGATAAAACCACAGCAACTACAAGTTTGACTGCTTGGAACAAATTTCCCAATCATTAATTTTCTGACAATTAATTTCTTCTGGATTTTCTATACGAAAATCACCGTCATGGTATAATTTATATATTATATTTATTTTCATTTCTTAGTCCTCCTCTATTCATTATCCCAAAACACTTCTGGATATGCAAATTTATCAAAGTATTTACTCATTTGATTAATATATTCCCTTGCTTCTACATTTGTTTTGAATCCTTTAATCGTTCGTATATCTCCTTCACTATCTATCCATTCCACCCTATACATTTTGCTACCTCCTTGAAATCCGACTTTCATTATATACTCTTTATATTTATCATAACTATTAAATGATAAGCGTACATGGCACTATACTGGGGAACACCACTCTTGCTGAACAGTACAATTCATATAATTCAGCATATAATTTTACATTCTTAACTGTTGCAACAAAATCATAATCATGTATTTGTTCTAAATCAAGTTCATCAATCGTCACAAAACTCTCTGACATAATATCAACCCCCCTCCACTTATTGTCCTTCGATTATATTTTCTTTAATCAAACTTCATTGGTTCGCTTACCCTTACTACTTCAAAAATTCTCTTACCAGTACCTTCCCACACAAGCTCTGCATAATTTTCCACACAATAACTATTTTCTTCATCAAAATCTGAATCTTCAAATGCAAAATCATAGTAATAATCCCACATCGATTCTAAATACTTACAAGCCTGTTCTTCCGTATCAAACAAATAAACTTCATTTTCCGGTTCGCCAAATGTATAATAAACTATAACTGTATATTTTTCATATTATTTACCTCCTTAAAATGTGCTTTTCATTGTTTTTTATTCAATATTACTTTTGCCATGCTCCAATCTTCACTATTGATTAGCTTGACAACTTTTTGAATTATACATGCTAACTCTATATCATAAATTCTATAATGGAAAGCTGCACTGACTTCATTTCTATTACCATGGAAATCTATATATCTATGTGTATCTAAATTACCATAGTACATGTTCTTTGGTGTTGTAAAATGATGTTTTCTTTCAATAATCTTCTTCAACATTTCTAGTGGATTATCATAAAATCCGTTAAACTTAAAATATTTCCCTTCGTTTTCTATCAACTGATTTTTTCTTTTTTCATCCTCTTTTATCTTCCATTCATCGTTAGGATCTCTTCGATTGAATACAAAGAATTCTTTTTCATCTTTTACCATATATGTAGGGTAATAATAGCAACTTCCTGTATATGGACTATCATCATAATATCTTTCTTTTTCTATAAATTTAATCATAAAATCGTCCTCCAATTCTATTTTAAAATCCAAAAATATCACAATAATATGCGTATTTAGAACCATGAATTTTCCGTTTCATTGGTTTAATTGCTTTTCATATAATTTAACAAGGTAATTGTAAAATCCTTCACCCTGCCAGTCATCAAACCATTTCTTCATTTTTTCATAAGTTTTAAAGAAAGTAATAGCAAAATCTCCGTCCGTATTAATCTCGCTTGATACCTCATAATACTCATTGTATCCAATACTGTTCGTATTTTTACCATGAAGTATGACCTTACCAAATGATGTATCTGCAAGCTCAACCCAAAACTCTTCACTTTGCATTGCCTGTTCTAATTTATCCATAATATTCCTCGCTTTCCACAGTAAATCATCGTTTCATATTCCAATTTATTTTCTGACCACAATTTTCACAATATGGCATTTGAAAATCTTCACACATTGTAGATAATGGACGCTTACAAGACGGACAACAGTAATTATTAAAGCCTTTATGCGTTCCATTTGGCAATGGATTTTTAGGTGTCTGATATTCTAATAAATCTTGTATTACTGTTAAAACCGTATGCGATATACCTAAATTGCATATTTGCGACTTTTTACTTGCTAAAATATTTTTGACTTCATCTATGGTATAATTCACAACATATACCTCCTATCTTTTTATAAATTTCTTATTTTATCCACAATAAATCTCATCAGTATCCACAAACCCATTCTCTTTTAAATATTCAATATAATCCATAATATCCGATTTTCTTTTGACCTCTATATCACTTGAACGTTCATATCCATAAAAAGGACTGACATATATCTTGTATGTTTTGTTGCCTAAATCAACAACAAGATTATAATTATGAGCACAATCTCCACGTTGTTTCCAATTTTTATCAAGATAATATAAGTGCAATTCCATAATCAATCAACCGTCCTTCCTTTCTAACAATACTAATGTAGTGTCTGTCAGCATATCATCTGAACAAAATCTTGCCACTTCCAAAAATTCAACCTCCGGCAATAAATCACTAACAAAATATGCAAACTGATCTAAACTTACGTTTTGGTGTTCATAAGCATATTCAATAATTTCTGATACAATATTTCTGCCAAAACTATTCGTTATAAATGTTTCTTCAAGCCAATTCATAAATCCATTCCTATCAAACATTTTAATCATCCTTTCCAATGAAATTGTCATTTCGATTAATACAATCTGCCGATACGTTCCAATACTCTATCTCCGTCTTTCATTGTTTCTTCATCAAGTTTTACAAATGTATCTAAGTCAATATCCTCTATCAACTCCAAATAGGCATGAAATTGAGCCATATAATAGTTTGCATTGAGTATATTTGTCTTTTCTGACATAGTGCGACCATCTGTAATTTTTTCTGCATATACCAAAGCTTCTTTCATTGCGTTCTTAGCTTTATCAATTAACTTTTCTAACATTTTATACCTCCATTCAATTATTGTCTGTCAAATATCATCATTTTCAATAAGGTTTTAGCTTGTTCCTCTGTGTAATTGTCAACACGTCCATTGACTTCTGCCAGTGAACACATTCCTATATTCTTATATTCTCTTCTTAAATATTCTTGTTTGTGTTGTTCCGACAGATTGTTATATAATGCTTCTGCTATGCTCATACTCTTATATACTCCTTAATTTTTTCTATCCATTTAGGATCTACTCCGTTAGTATCAACTTCAAAATTATCTTTACAATAACCACAAGTAAGCAAATAAAAGGCTATTCTCTGCCATTCTTTTGATGTATACTCCTTTTGCGGATATGCCATAAGCTCAAATATCGGCACTCCTTCCGCAAGTTTCTCATCTGCAATTTCTTTATTAATTATAGTGCATATATGATTAATGCACATTTTAAGTCTTGATGTTTTACATTCTCCATGTAATACAGTGTTATATAAAGCATCCCAGCCGTCCTCTGGCACTTGTGACGTTATATAAACATAACTATCTTGCAAGTCCTCCATTTCGTATTTTACAACGCCGTCAACGATACATTTGTAAACAATGTAATTGTCACTAAACACCGGCAAAATACTATATTTTATATTTTTCTTTGCTAAAATACGACCAAAATTATCATCTATATATTGACAAATTATTTTCTGTCCTCTATGCTCTAAAGTTTTCATATTTAATAACTCCTTTCCTTTTTCTAAAATTTGTCTATGTAACTATTTATACGATTTACCAAGTTATCCGAAAATTCCTTTTCACCTTTAAACCATTTATATAAATAGCTCGGTGAGATACCTATACGGCTACAAAAAGTCGTTTTTGGAATACCAACCCTCTTTATATAATCTCGGACTTTTTGCTTCAAGTCCATCTGCGAAATACTCATATATTATCCCTCCGTTCATTTACGCAATATTCTTACGTTTTTTAATCATTACAAGTTTTGTACTATTTTCTTTAACTTCTCTTGCTTGCTCAAGTCCTAAGCTCTCAACAATCATATCTTCAACATATAAAGACATAGCAAGTCTATAATCTAAAAATGGATACTTTGCAACACCTCTTGCCTTTAACAATAACGGTGTAATCTTTCTGAGTTCCTTAATAAGATACTTCTGCACTTTATCTCTATTTTCAGGATATAGCTTGTACATATCCAATAAAACCTTCATTACACCTGTTGAATATCCGTTTGGTTTACGGTCAAATCCTGCACCCTTGCAGATGTCAAATATAAATTCTGCCGCTTTGCCATCATCAATATTGCATATATTAAGTGTGACAGAATATGAACCCAAAACAGATGCACTTCTATTGCCCTTACAAGACGCATACTCAAATCCATACTTTTCTTTTAGCTTTTCAAGTCGTTCTGTTGCTTTATCATGTAATACAACCATCGCACCATGCTTTTGAATTGCCGTCATTCTTGCAACTTGCTTGTTTTGATAAGCATACATCTCGGCTTCAAATTCAAGCCGATCTTCTGCGTTGTTTGGTGCATTGAGAATTAACAACACTTGTAAATCAGTGTATTTTTCTTTGTCTACCATCTGACTTGCCACCCATCGACCGTAACCGTCTACAAGGTATACTTTGCCTTCTTCCCAGTGCGGAACACCGATCAAAGGTAACAATTTGTTCTCATCCCAGTTATTCACAAGGTACATTAGACTTCTATCTGTTCTAACCTCCGTCTGATACCTTGTGTCAATCTCCAACAGTTCAACCGGTATCGGAATAATTGCAACACTATATTTCGCATCACGATACATTTTTGTCAATCCCTTTAATAGTCCTTTATCTCCCTTGTTCTTCTTTCCACTTATAACTTCAAAACTTCTGCACATGATTTTATTCTCCTTTTCTCTCAATATTATTAATTAATTTGTTTTCAAAGTTGATACTTCAACGGATATACTCTGTAATCCGTCATTATAACAACAGTAATATTTTCCATCCGTTTTTACCTCAAAAGAGAGGTACTCGCACTCTATGTATCTATTCATGTTCGATTCTGTTGGCTCAATTCCTGCCAGCCTTAAAGCCTTGTAAGCCGTCATTTTTTCGTGTTGTGTTATTGCTATATACATAACTATTCCATCCCTTTCTTTTTTGCTCTCCGCTCAATCTCTGCTTTACATTGTTCCTCTGTATAGTCTAATAATACACAGCCATAATCATCCCATTTTCTGTTATGTGCGTTCAGTACAGTTTGAGCCTGTCTTTTTGTATCTGCGTGTATAAACCCGCAATACTCCATGCTTGAATAAGACTCTCCATAAGCGTATATATGCTTATTGCCTTTTTTAGGATCGTTATAGTGGTTGTAATCGTATATCATTTTTTATATCTCCTTTTCACTCTTAAATATTTGCTGTTACGCTGTTATATTTCAACATCTTCTATTACTCGGTTATAATATGGATGCCTTATACTTCCTTTTGTAATGACTTCATCGTGACAAGCGTTTTTTGGTATAACTCCGTTACGATTAAATAAATATTTACTTATTTCATATCCGATAACTTCCTTGTAAATGTAAAGTCGCTTACCGGTTTTTGCATTATACACGCTTACAACTTTAAAATACATATTTACAGATAACAAACAATTATTTACAGTATCAACTGCTCTGTTTAAATAGGAATCTCTATTTGTAAGCATAGCGGCATCGTTATTGTAAACTTCCTCTTTGAGTTGTTCTATGACTCTATCTGTCAAGCCTTCTGCTTTTAGCATATTAAAATTATAAATAATATGCTGTTTATTAGTATTTGTATATGTATCAAACTCTTTTTTCATTTTTGCAAGTGTTCCGTAATTCATAATAAAATCCTCCGTAATTCTTAAATATTTACTGTTATATCGCCATTATATAACGTGTTCATCGCACAAATTAAGGCAATAAATAACGCAATGCTTACCGCCTTCCAGACGTTAAAATCCGCCTTTCGTGCGTGTTTGTTCCTCTTGTATGCTCTACTTCTCATGGTTTTATAACCTCCTTTATAATTTATAATGTCCTATTAATAAACACTATAAAAGACACTATATAGTTTTATAGTGCCCTCTAACTATTTATTAATATCGCTGTTACTGCATTTTTGAGTCAATATAATCAAATATATTGAATAGCTCAATAATACAATTTATTAAATATTTTTTTAGTGTTTGCATCGTCTTTTACCTCGTTATTATTCAAATGTTATATAAGCGTCTGACATTTCTCGGAGGTAATCAAAAGCATCTTTTACACTGCCCATATAGTCAGTAAGTAGCATATTATTTGAGCCATAAGCACCAATATAAAAGCGTGAATAATCAATTATTACATCCTCCTCTTTGCCTTCTTCAAATAGTACCACTCCATTAACATAATAATAATGCTGTTTGCTTTTGTTTAAAGCGTGGCTTTGCGTTATGTATGTATGATACTTTCTAAGCTCTTCTATAGCTTCTTCCTTGCTATTATAGCTTTGTTCCCTGATTGCGTTATAGTCCGCATCATTAACCCAGTTATCAATCTTTTGTTGTAGCTTTGTATCCTTTTTAAGTGCCTTTTTGCTTTGATATTCAAGACGATAAAAACGCAATACATACTTTTTAGATTCCTCCTCTGTCGTGTCTTCCAAACTTGCGTTTAATAAAACACTCCATATTAAATTATAACTGTTTTCTCTTGTTATAAGAATATGTTTCTCATCCTGTCTATAATCTGCAATTATTTTATTATTTTTTGTTATACAAAACACATTTACGCTTATACAATACGGATTTTTATATATTGCATTAAAATTTTTATATAATTCCTCTATTGTTTCACCTTTAACATTCACTGTTACAAATTCCGAATCATACATCACATTAAGGATAATGCAATATTTTTTCTCTATACTGAATTTCATTTTATATACTTCCTTTCATTGTTTGATTACCTCAAGCGGCACTATTGCACCGCCTGAACGCTTCCGGCTTAAAATCCTGTTTATAGTTGCCGAAACAACTTTATATAATTTCTCTTAGCTCGTCCATTACATCAGAAAATAAATTAAGTACGTTCTCATACTCTTTATAGCTTAGCTTCCACACTTTCCTCGATTGCTTGTTATAATCCGTATAATTTGCGTTATATTTCTCTAATCCGTAATCAGAGCAAAAAGTATCATAATCAAAACAATCGTATTTTTGCAATACTGTTAAGATGTCATACTTTGTTATCTCTCTATTATTTACACCGCTCCAGAATGTAATTTGAAATTTTTTATCTCTTCTTTTTATAATTACCGTATACTTTGGACGCGAAAAATTTTCTTTCCAAAGTTTATTGACTTCCCAGCCCTTAAAATATGTATATATTTTTGTATCTGTTTCATTACAAAACAGTTGCGCGGCTTCATTATATGCCCCTCTTTCAATTAATGATGTGATTTTATCTTGTAATACTAACATAGTTAAACCCTCCTTATTAATATAATTCTACAAAACTATTATCAATTTGAATAAATGTTCCATTAATCTCCATATCTCTCCCGTATGCTTCATAGTCAAAATATATTTTAACTTCTTCAGGCACTCCATCAAGTAGTCCGCAATCATTAACAACTTGATATGCGACATCTTCCATATTGTCGCAATTATAATAAATTCTATAATTGCCTTGACGCACTTCGTCAAGTGCTTGTTCCATATCGTTTGCATACTGCTCCAAGTATGCTTGAAGTGCGATTAACTCATCTTCGCGCATTTCTTCAATTTCTTCTGCAATTTCGTTAAGTTGCAGAATGTCCTCATATTCGGCAACTTTTAAACCGTTTATATCTGTTTCATAATCAGATATAAATAACTCATCTTTACCGCTGTTGCTTATCTTCTCAAGGACTTCTTCAAGTCCTTCATGAGGCAAGCTTACCCACTCACCAACAAGAGCGCCCTCGTTATATTTTTTTAGGTTTGTAACATTAATTTTTAGCATTTTAATTACTTCCTTTCTTTATCTTATGTCGTTTTATTCTCTTTTTAAATATCGGCGGCATTACTTGTCCGTCTTTAACTCAAAACATTGTACTACTTCACCGTTATACATTTGATGATAATACAATTTATTGTTATACTTAACTACTCTCATTCTAATATTATTAACGTTATCAATAACATCTGTAATAATATCGGAATATCTTAAATCTATTTTTTCCATCTTCATTTTTAACATCTCCTTTGTATCGTTCTATTCTCTTTTTATTTTCTCATTGATACACTTAAAAACATTGAAAACAGGCTTTACATGCGGAGCAATACCCGATATTTTACAAAGTATTAACAGATGTATGTTAAATGTAAATTATTACATTATCGCATTTGCTGCTGTTGTAATATGTTACATTTATTTATTTGTTGCATTTGTAAACTTTTTGAGTGCATCGTCAAAAAATAAAAACTTGTTTCAGACCTCCTGACCTTCCTAACTTGCTCCTTAGTCGTTTTCATTTATACAAAGTAACCGCTTTTCATTTGAGCACTTCGGCTTAAAAAATTCCCTTGTATATGTATAGATACAGTCCTATATTTTATTGTCAAGGTTCATAAGTCTATTGACTTTATAAGGTTTTTACTTCCTTATCTTTAATATTATTATACACCTTTTAAAAGTGTTTGTCTATTGACTTTATACACAAAACAGAAGTGTTTATTTTGTGTACTTTGTACACCTTTTAAGAGTGTATATTGACAATCAATTTTATATTTGTTATACTCTTTTTAAGAGGTGAACATAATGATTAAATATAAAATAGATATATTAACAACCCTTAAAAATAAAGGATATTCAACTTATAAACTTCGTAAAAATAAAATTTTAGGTGAAGCAACAATACAAAAATATCGTAATAATGAATGTATAGATGCTATTACTAACTTGAATTTACTTTGTGAGCTTTTAGAATGTCAACCCGGCGATATTATTGAATATGTACCAGATGAAAATTAATATATCTTTTACCTTATAAAGTTGTCAATGTGCAAATTAAAAAAGGTGTAAAGCCTTTAATAATTCAATAAGACTTTACACCTTTTATTTTTATATGTTATTTTAGATTTTAAGCTGATTTGCTCATAACTGCCTTAATTGCCTTTACTTCAAATTCAAGCATACCTACTCTTTCTTCAATACCTTTTGCAACTAATACATTTTTTGCTAAGTCCGTATGATGTTCAAGCAAAACTTGTACTTTTGGCGCTATATCATTTTCAAGTAAATATGAGCTATGCTCTAATGTATCAAGTTTTGATTCGATTTTATCAAGTCGCTTGTCCATTGCATTAAGTCTTGTATCTACTGCATTAAGTCTTGTATCCATTTCAACAAGCCTATTGTCTACTTTATCAAGTTTTGATAATAGCAAATCAAATTTTTCATCAGTTGTCATATCTATCACCCTTTCAAAATTACGGTTATATTATCATATGTACATTATAACACATATTTTTTTAGGTGTAAAGCCTTATTCAATTATCAAAGTACTTTGTCAATATGTCTATTGACTTTATAACTAATAAATGTTTTTATCTCATTTATTGATTATATTATACCATATTTTTATTAACTTGTCAATCATTTTGATTAACTTTTTAATTGAAATGTTGCACAAATTGATTGAATAGTTTTTGTTTATTTTAACAAGTAAATTATTTTGTTTGACAAATACATATTTTTATATTATAATACCTGCAAGAGGTGTTTATAATGAATGTAACAAAATGTATTAAAACTATGATGATTAATCACGATATAAAACATATTGATGTAGCTAATAAAATCGGTTACACTAAACAAGGGTTTAGCAATTTATTAAAAAAAAATAATTATAAACTAAACGATATTATTGCTATTGCAGATATTATCGGATATGATGTAGAATTACATTTTACCGATAGGAACAGCAACGATAATATTATATTAAAATCTAATGATGATTGATTTTGATATATCGTGATTATACTATAATTTATTTGTCAAGGTACTTTGTCTACAAGTGAATAGACTTTGTATATATTAGATAGGTTTTATTTCCTATCCCTTATCTTTAAATATATTATAGCATAGGTTAATCTATTATTCAATAGGTAAACCTAACAAATAAGTTAACCTATATTAATATTCTTTTTGTATACTTTGTATATACAATATATAGTATATTTTATTGATATATATAACATTTAAAACTATATATAGTATGTTTGACAAAGTTTTTAATTTATGATAAAATATTTTTAAAATAAATTTAAAAGGACGGGATTAGAAGTGGCATATAACGCAGAGGCTCAAAAAAAATATGACAAGAAAACAATATTATTTGCTATTAAATATTATCCAACTGATATTATAGAGGGTAAACGAGTAAAGCAATTTTTAGAGCAAAACGGATTGACGGCAAACGCTTATATTAAATCTTTAATCAAAAAAGACCTTGACGAAAAAAATTTTTATATTGATGAGGATTGATAAAATATTTTAAAAAAGGATTGATTTTTATGACGGACGGAACAAAAAAAAGCACATATAATCCAGTAGCACAAAAAAAATATGATCAAAAAAGAAAAAAAATTGCGTGTACTGTTTTTAATGCAAAATATGAGATTATAAAAAAACATGCCCAAGAAAAGGGGTTTACAAGTATCAACAGTTATGTTTTAGATCTGATTGATAATGATTTAAAATCTAATAATAATTGATTATTTGATGAAGCGGTGAGATACAATAACGGAATTATATAATAGTTAGATTTTGTATAACTGATACGATGTGATGTTTTATTGTGCCGAGCGGTGCAGTTAGATTTTATGCAATTAATTTAATTATATTGTAATGTTGGTTTTGGTTGTTTTTATATGAATTTGTTATGTTGATATGGTTTATACAGATTATTTAATGTTAGATTTTGTACAATTAAAATTTTTTAGGATAACAAAAAATCACATTCGATAAAACGAACCCAAAACATCGAATAAACTTTTAATTTTTTATTGACGGCACAACAGAAAATAAACAGTTACGGCGGTGGCAGTTGATGCTCAGAAAAAAATACAAATACAATACAATTAAAACAATGTAATATATGTATATTACACTGTTTTTTAGTGTTGGAATATGCTAAAATGAGGGGGTATATTTACATTTGAAATAGGAATCCATTGCTGAAAAACGACCATAGCAGTTCCATTCACACGACACTTAAAATTCTCAACCCCCACCTACAAAAATCACTACTCCCCCTCTCCCCAAACCAACAACCTCTAATCGGTAAGTCGTTCGATGGCAAGTTCGATGAATTTCCCAACAAAAATCTATCAAATTCCAAATTCACTATCGTCTCTAAACCCACCTATTTTCACCATCTTCCACCTCTCTTCCAATCCCAAAACATAAAATCCCCAATAAAAACTACCCTTTAACGAACCCACATTACTTTTATCAGAAACAACTCATCTCGCATTTTAAAATCCAACCTTTATCACATCACAAAACCCCTTGTATTTCTAGCAAAAAATCATTTCGAATTTATTTCACTTACTTTCTTTCACCGAACCAACATTTTTAACACTTAAAAATTTTACACCGACTTCGACAATAGAGCCATATTTCATTATAGCTCTTTTTTATTGTCTAAAAATTCCTATCAATCACCTAAATAGAGAATATAAATATACATCCTACCCCCATATATAAAACACGATATAAATAGGAAGAAACTCAGTCAAATTTGCAAAGAAAATCTGACAAAAATGAATTTTGATACTTTATCTTGTTGTGTAAAAAGAGAATATACATATATAATCAAAAATCAAGGAGGCTTTTACATGAATAAATATGAAATACAAATTACAAACCCTAAAACAGGCTATACCGGCACGATTATAATTAATACTTCTCACGGAAACAAAATTCGTGAAATCGCCGAAAATAAATTATACAATTACATAAATATCAAACCTCAATTATTAATCAACAATTATTGGGCAGAATATTACCAAAAACATTTTTCACAATTTGAAATCAGTCACATAATAAAAACAGAAAAATCCTTTTCAAATGCTGACGATTATGATATAATATGTAAAAAGTATAGTAAAGGAGAAGTTTGTGACATGGAAACTATAGATATTTACGATTATATGTATTGGGGAGATTACAACGCAAAAATTAAAGAACTTGCAGAAAAAGCCCTCCCTGAGAAATGGAGTTTTGAAGACGAAGATGACTATTCTATTTTAAAAAATTATTTAAAATACACATTTAACAAACTCCAAGAAGAAGATAAAATAATTGAGACTGATTCATATTGTGTATTTAATACTGGACTATTTTCTCATTATTATGAGCCAATATACGCATACGGTGAATTAAACCGAAATGAATCGATAGCGGCATCAAGATGGTATTTTAAAGGATTTAAAGATACTTATGAATTAGGAATTTTGGATATTGTAGAAGAATTCCCTGAAAGAGCCGATTATTTTTCTGATCCATCAAGACTTGTATTTAACTGGCATTTAAAGGTCAATAAAAATTATAAACATATTCTTGACGATTTGGACACATCAAATAGATTGCCCAATTCAATAAAGAATAGTGAACGTCCGCTTGAAACTCTTAAAGGAGTTATAGATACCGCCATACAAAAAGTAATTGCAAACTATAAATTAGCCGTTCCCCACTATTATCAAAACAAAATACAACTTCTTGTTCCTTTATGTTTTGGAAAAGATGATAATCCTGATGTAGCTTTAGTTTTGGATTTAATGAAAAGTGGATATTATCAAGCAACAACTTGTCTTTCTATGCAAATGGCATATACAGATGCAAGACTTATTGCAAAACCTGAATCTAATTGGTTAATGGCTGAAAATATTAAAGAACAATAATATTATAATATAAGACACTTTCGAGTGTCTTTTTTTGTGCATAAAATTAAAATCATTCATCATTTTTATTTCAATGGAGAATATCCTCAATAGATATTGTTAATATAGTCAATAATTTTTTTGAACTATTCCCTAATCCAAAAAAACATTATACAAAATGAAAAATAACAAAAGAGAATATATAAATAGAAACCTAATCAAACAAAATTAATACGAAGGAGATTATTATGAAAACAATCAAAGAAACAAAATTAAATACTATATCATCATTGACAAATACTCACATGACAAAATTACTCCCACAAGAACTATCTATTTATTCAAAAAAAGAATATCAAAAGTGTCCTCATATTACGAAATGTTCTAAATCGTATGGTTTTGTATATTTGATGATATGTGACACTGCCCAATGTAAAATTGGAATTACACAAAATTTATATCAAAGATTGCAACAAATTAATCGACAACTAATTCCATCAAAAACAAAAATAATGTATTTATATGCTTCGCCTTTATGTATGAATACGTTAGACATCGAAAAAAATTTTAAAGAATATTTTAAAAATTATAATATAAGCGGAAATGACTCTAAGCATGAATGGTTTGATAAAGCTTATATTGATTTATATTTAGAGTATTTAAACAATTTATATTTTGATTTTAACTTTCCTTCTTCACAACAAATCGAAAAAGAAATTGAAAACATACATAAATTTGCAAATATTATTTTTTCTAACTATATGGAAAATCCTGTTCCTTCTAATAATGATTATAACCAATTATTAAAAGAATATATAAACACAACCAACAAGGCGGCTGAACAATTAAATGAAATACATGATATATTTAATTACATTTTTCCAAAGGAGTACAAAGATTCTATTGATTATATTTGCGAATACAACAAAATTAGTCGATTAGAATTATTGAAGTTAAGTTTAATTATGTATATAAATAATTTTAATAGAAAACTTAATCTTCAAACGGAGAATAATACAGTAACAAAGAATATATTTGACACTCTTGCAATGGAATTGTGCCAAAACGAAAACAAAGGAGAATGATATTATGACAAACACAGCATTAGAAACAACAAATTTTGATTTTTATGGAGATGAACTTATCGCTGTTCAAGATAACGCAACCGGCGAAATTTATACTTCTATCAATGCAGTTCTGAAAGGTATAGGATTTAAAGATAGGAATCAAATAAGAAAAAGAAGAGATAAATGGATTAATGATTCTGTAATCTCAAAAGGTATAACCAAATTTACATTACCTACACAAAAGATGGTGGCGAAAAATGACACCACCCTGTTTGATGAGAAAGATACTTATTGCATTTCACAACGCAAACTTCCTATTGCATTAGCAAAAATAAACATTACACCAAAAATGAAACAAACTCAACCAGAATTAGCAACAAAATTAGAACTATATCAAGACAAATGCGCAGATGTATTGGCATCTGTATTCATAGATAAGAAGTCTACGAATGCCATAAACGCTGAATTCTTAGCTGAAAGTATCTCAAATGCAATAGCTATTGCATTACAACCTATAACTGAAAGATTAGAAAAGATAGAACAAACTCAAACTAATCGTTATTTATCATCAAGAAGGTATCCATCAGCATGGTATAAGAAGATTGCTCCTAAATACAAAATGCTTATGGAATACTTTGATTGCACGAGAAGTGAGTTATATTCAAATATCTATAAAGAACTTGAGGATACATATGACGTAGATATAAATCAAATTCATGAAGATTATTGCTATGAAAATAATTTACTCAAAGATGAATGTTATCCAATGGATGCAATAGAACATCATATTCAATTAAGAGATGCATTAACATTACTTATAGATAATAGTTTGATTAAATATGGATTACAAACAGAAGAACAAATCAAAAACTTTAAGAGAGAAACATTATTTGATAGACCTCCGATTAAACAGAGAATAACATATATAGAAGATAAGATTTAATTCAATAAGATAAGATTTAAAAAAGACTATTTCATACAAGACATAACACAACAAAAAATGTAATTCAACGAGTGAGAATTGAGCTATGCGAAATTCCACTCGTAATAGTCTGTCTTCTTAAACTGTTGTATATCTTCTTTCAGTTCAGTTGAGGTACACCAGTGGATGTCTAAATTCACACTTCTTAAAATTAGACGTCCACCAGTGGATGTCAACTGAACTCTCGTAAGTATCACTAAGGATAAAACAAAGGAGGAATTATTATTAACAATTATAAAGTTTATCAACATACTAATCTTAACAATGGTAAGAAATATATCGGCATTACTCAGAAACCTGTTAAGGAAAGATGGAATAACGGAAATGGTTACAAAGCTAACAAGAAATTTTATAAGGATATTCAAAAGTATGGTTGGGATGATGGTTTTTCTCACGAGATTATAAAGGATAATCTGTCATACAAAGATGCTCGTAATCTTGAAAAATATTATATAACTAAATATGATACCGTATCTAATGGGTATAATAATGCAAATTTTAACTTAGGAAACTCATTTCAATTCAATTTTGATGATTTTGTTCCAATGGATAATAATTTTATAGAGAATACAAATAAGGAGTATTTCACAAGAGTCCCTAATAGTTTGGTGCAAATAGATATTAAGAAAAAATATAATCTACATAGAATTTTTTATCTTGTTTATATTTTGATAGACAGACATAGAAGTTATGAGGATTCATCTTATATTGTTATTTCAGAAATATTTGATTTGTGTGGTTATAAGCAAACAAGACACAAGCCAAAGATATTTTATGAGATAATCAAGTGTTTGTTATTTTTGAATGAGAGCAATTTGATTAATATTACTTCTGACTTTGATATTTACAACACTGGATATACGGATTGTATTCAAATGGATATAATATGTCAAAATTTCGATGCAACTGAAAATTTTTCAAAAATCACTTCATCTCAATTGGATTTTATAATGATGGGCGAATCGAGTATTAATAAAGAGAATATATTAATGGCATTTCTTTATATCAACTCATACATATATATCCGTCCAAAGAAAAACGACAATGAGGAAATTATGTATAATCCCGAAACTCGACCAGAAGCGTTTTGGAGAAGTATGCAATCTATGGCTAAAGATTTGTCAATGTCTAAAGATACGCTTAATCAATGTCTTTCATATTTGACTTCTAATGTTGATGATAAACAACCACTTCTTATAAAAAAAGAAGTCGGAAGTATTCAACCAGACCCCTCTCAACCACCACAAAATACTCCTAATATATATGTCCTTAATAAAGAGGGTTATGAACAAGAGATTGAATGGGCGATTTATAAAATGTTGCAAATTTACAATGTTGAATCTTTTGGTGAGTTGACCGGCAATTATAAAGATTAATCAAAATTCGTTTCCTCACGGAGAATAATATATTAAGAAAGGAAAACTAAATGAATAGATACAAAGTGACATTTTCAGATGATACAATTATGAGACTTTACGCAAACACAAAAGACACTCTCCCCATCCCCTGTTTTAATGATAAATCACTTGTTTCAATAGAACGAGATACAGATATGTCGTATATGAAATATATAGATTATATTAAAACGGGAGATTTTATCGGATATGATTATAGACATAGAGAAATTTACAAACACATAACTCCATCCGGTCGTATATATGTGAGAATATCTAAGGACGAAAGTGATGGTGTGTATTATGAATATGCAGATTATCAAGATTATCATGGACAACTTATAATGCCAATAGGTTGGACTTGTACAGATCCTGATAAAGTTTATAATTTGTTGTTATCTTCATATATAGATTATTCAGTTATTCAGTTTAGACGTTTTGGAGAATCAAAATTAACCAAACCCAAGGAACTCAAAGGAATTAAACAATTATGTAGTGTAGATTATATTCCCAAGAAAAATAAATCATCTCTTTTCCTAAAGGAGAATGATGTATATGTAAAACATACAGATTATTTTTCACCAATATGGCAACCACCCACAAATGATTTGGGCAAACCAGTTGCTTATTATCTAAAGAAATATTTCAATCAAACACCAAGTGGGAAAAAGTTTGTGTATGATGATAATTGGTCTTCTATTGTTTTACGGAGTGAGGCTTGGATAAAAATAAGTAACCTAAAAAGTTTTCTGCTAAACAGAGAATATTCAAGTGTAGATATTGCAAGATTGATTTTAGATTTACAAAAGAAAGAATCTCATACTCCTCAAAATCTTACTATTGCTGTCGATTTAGAATGGGAAAGATATTGGCAACGTGTAGTAGAAGGATTAAGAGAATGTATAAATGATTAATTCTTTGACGAATAACTACAACATTAAAACTTTCAGAAAGGCGGTGATGTGTAACATAAGTGAACACAATACATTAATTTCGTTATTTTCTCATTTTAAAGAGAGAATATATATTTAGAGGGCAAAATTCTTAAAATAAAAAAGAGCCATTCCCTATTAAACAGCTCTTGAATCTTTATCTTATCGTGAACCTTCAATCTGAACAATTCCGAATAGGCGGATTGAGATTTCATTATATTCCCCATTGTCTATGAATTGTGCGGTTATTTTGAATCCAAAGTATAGTACAATGAATACTAAAACAACCAATGTAAGACAACCGACAATATGAGCGGCTAAACGATGAGATTTCTTGCACCGTCCTGCGGTGCGGAAAAAGTCAAACAAATTTTGTCCTCTGCCATATGGCAACCACTTGCCATATTCTTTCTACTGGGTGTTTACTCCAACTAAATTGGCTCATGACTTATATACATCTAAAATGTATCGCATTCGGCACTGCCCAGTAGGAAGATTATATCATAATTTCGTTCTTTTTGCAAAATTCAAGGAGAATATATAAATGTATCCTCTATTCCCTATTCCAACAACCAAAGAAAACCTCCGTAAATAATACGGAGACTCCCTTCTTAGTGACGACACTTGTACTTAAAAGAAAAGTGAATGTCACCGTAATTATATTCGATATTGCAAGTCCCGTCTGTGTTATTTCTGTGATGAAATTTGCAAATAATCAGAAACATTGTAAATATGCATAGAATCAATAATGTTATATAAATATGATTGTTAGCAAATCTTAGGATTTGCAATATCAAATATAATATGTCTCGACATATCGTCATTAAGTTCCTCCTTTATCCGGCAGGAGGAATATGGCAAACAACGCAAAAAAATATCTAGACAATTATAATTATATCATTTGTCTAAGTAAAAATCAAGAAATTATGTAATTAAGAAAGGAAAATACAAATAACACATGATAACAGATAGATACATACCCGATCCTGCTGAATTTTCAGGAAACATTTATTCATCAGACTTTGAAACAAATACAAGAATGTTTCACACCCTGTCTGACATTGCTGACAGAATAAGAGCTGATGAAAGCTTTAATAGAAGTTGCGAAAAGCAAACTTCTATAATTCGTAATAACAAAAATAAAAACAAAGAATCGTGAGGAAAGGCGATGATTAGTTATAGCTAAGATTCAATACACAATGATGAAACTTCCTATAAGGGAGATTATTAAACAAGAATATGATGTTAAAATTGATAAAAATGAAGCTATGTCAAACGAATATCTTATAAAACAAGGTGATTCAATAATATTTGACCAAATAAAAAGATTGCGAGGATATACTTCGTCCCATATATCCGAGATGGTATTAATTGTAGCCAAAAAGAACCCTAAAACAGAAAAAGAGTTAAAAAGAATCTTAGATGAAGGGTTTTATCTTAATGGAATTCACTATAATCGTTTTGGTAAATCGGCTTCTCAAGGAAAAGATGGAATTACAGCTTTCGTTTGTGATGAAATTTTTGAAGCGTTATATATGATTACTCAAATGGATATTCCTATTGACGAATGCGTCATTTCAAAGTATGAAGCTCAAAGATGTCTCCCATTTAGTTCTTGTACTCTTATTGAAGGATATATGCCTAATATCGTAATAATTGGTGAATACGAAAAAACTCTTTCCAACCAATTAATCAAATATGTTGTAGAAAAAAAGAAAGAGTTTACTGATAAAGCCACTGGCGAAATAAAATCTTATATTTCTCGTGAAATAGAAGAAGGTTATAGAGATATTCGCCTATCCCCTTTTGATGGATGTGGTTGTCACGAATTAGAATTTACACAAGAGATAAGTAAACAGTTGAATTTGGATTATAATGTCATAGGAACTCAAGTGAGATTACCTTTTATAAAAGGTTATTCTATATATGTGCCATTCCGTGAAATTTTGAAAGAATGGGGATATGAGTTTATTACTGATATTTATGGTCGTAAACATAATGTTGATGATATAGATTGTATTTGGAATATTTCTATGTTCAAAGGTCACAAAATTTTTAAATCTAAATATGGTAATGATGCATGGGAAAAATATATGCAAACAATAGCCAAATATCATTTTAAACTTGGAATAAGTAAATATAGTCATCATGTTAAACACTTAAATAAATACACCAGAATGAATTTTCAATATCTTCAATGTTTAGACTTGTGGAATCCTAAATATATTGAGGCTTATGAAAACAAAAATAAAAAAGAATATGATATTTTAGACGGTGATAATAAGGGTAAAATAATTGAAATAGCCCAATACACTACATCTTTATTCGAGAAAATTATTAAAGGTGATAAATTTTATACCTATAAATTTATGGGTGTAAACGATACTGAAAATTATGAACCCGACAGTAAGTATCTTGAGGCTGCATTAATCAACGATGTTATGTTAAAAGATCCAGCTATCAAACAGTTCATTTACAGAAAATTAAAAAAAGCTATTGATGAGGCAAAGGTCGGGAAAATATATTGTTCAGGATTTTATCATACTGGCGTCGGAGATATGATTGGATATTTACAATATGCAGCAGGATTAACACCGGTTGGTTGTTTAAACGAAAGAGAATTTTATAGCGCCAATTTTGAACAAGGTGATTGTGTGTCATTTCGTTCTCCATTGGTAGACCCTTCTGAAGTTAATAAGATAAAAATTGTTCGTAATGATATTATCAACAAATGGTTTAGACATTTTCAAGATCAGGATGTTGTAATGTTTAATATGTATGATATTTCAGCACCTCAACAAGGCGGGGCTGACTTTGACGGAGATATTTTCTTACTATGTAATGACCCTATTATCATAAATTCTAAAATTGATAAGTTGATTATTTTAGATATTGAAGATAAAATTACGGCAAAATCAAAGCCATATACAAAAGAGAATCTTATTGAATATGAGGTAATGACACGTGATAATCGTATAGGTGAAATTACAAATGTTGTTACCGGCATTGAGAATAAATACACTACCAATGATGAAGTTAAGCAATTATATTCAGATTATTGTTCTTTATTACGAATTTTCCAAGGCAAAGAAATTGATTTTCTAAAAACTGGTTTTCGTTGGCATATGAATAAAGGTCTTCGTAAATATTTAAAACAACTTCCCTATTTCCTATTATATAATTATCCTAAAAAATTAAAAACCTACTTCTCTATAGTCGAAAAGAATAAAAATAAAGCACCCGAAGATAAGCTCCCTTTAAACGCATATCATTCCCCTTCCCCTATGAATGAATTATGTGATTACATATGTAGTTGGGAAAAACACAATATTCTATGGGATAATTGTTTGTCAGATTTAGTTGATACTCGATGCTTAATTGTTAACAATGATATTGATTTATCTGATAAAAAAGTAATAAAGATATGTCGTAAATACATTAATGAATATGCCGAGGCAATGCGTAGACATATGAATTTGAAAAATGAAGATTTCGATTTGAATTCAGTTATTGATAGTTTTAAAGATAGTTTATCAAAAGAACTTGGTATTGATGAAGAGACAATTGCAAATTATGTTATAAAAACTTCATACAATTCTTTTTCAATCAGTAAATCATTTGCGTGGTCTGCTTACGGAGAATATATTATTGAAAATTTGAAAAATAATACTAATCCAAAGAAAAATATCTCTATCCGTGAAGTTCCATATTATACGGACGGTGCATATGAATACCTTGGTAAGTATTATGAATTTGAGGTAGGTGATTCATATTTACAGTTGTGATGATACTTATCTTTATGAAATAATTGAAGATTATAAGAGTGTCAATTTCTCTAAAAAAGATGAGATTTTCACAAATTTTTGTGATTCAATATGGCATTCAGAGAATAAAAGACGTACATACAAGAAACATATTACATTTTCTGTTGCTCCGAATATATTAAATACAGAGATAGGACAAGTATTTGATATATGGTCATCTGTTGAATATCGTTATTATAAAGTTATGACAAAAGATGGAGACTGGCAATCTATCATACGTCAAAAAATTAATAACCTATATACTCGATATTTTGATAAAAATGTTATTTTGTCTGAACAATATATGAATTTGCTTAAAACCCCTAAAAAATTGTATTATGATTATTTACATGGAGTGGATATGGATTCTTCAGAATTAACAACAATCATTGATAATGCAATGGATGATGCTAATAATTTAAAGATTAAATTACAAAAAGAAAAAATGTCTTTAAGTTGGGTTAAATATAAAAAAATAATTGAAGAATTTTTAAGAAAAGCTTTTGATAATTGCAAGTTAATTGAAGATTTTGAGAACAAAACAAAATTAAATAACATATATGATTTTATGACAGAAGACCACTTCTATGTAGGTTACATTAATAAAACCTTAGAAGGAGAGTTAATGAAATATCAAAAAAGATATTATGGATTACCTCAAAATTCAAGAAAAGGTTATATTCGATGCAAACTATGTGGAGATATGATTGTGCGCACTAATAATAAGAAAATGTATTGTGAGAAATGTGCAAATGCTAAGGAAAAATATCGAAAACGTAATAATGCATATAAATATCGAAAAGTAGCGAAATAGAAAATTCTACTTTTTCGCATACCTAAGCCATTTACAAGCATTTTTATGTGTGTATATATAAGATATGGGTAGCAAAGTAACTGAAAATATCGTTATGTGCTGACTTGGCTATTATGTCTTGTTGGCACATAACATAAAAATAATCCAACGAATGCTTTGTTATGGGTACAAAATAACTCGGTGTAGATTGGTTAGTCACCATGCCGAGATTATATGAATGTTGAGTATTGACATAGAAGGATACTTTTATGTAGGTACTTTCGGTATATTGTGAGATATATCAAGTAGACGGAAACTGTCAATAACAAATATAAGTGCAAAACATTATCGCAGCAAAAAGTAGATTTCAGGACGTTGGTATAATAGACGCTCACTCGGTGAGAAGAATCTTGAGGCTTGCTAGGTGGAACTGTGCAAGATTGTAGAGAAAATCCAAATAAGCCAATTGTGTCGTTGATACGCAGAAATGTGTGTATAAGCCCTGTTTATCGTCCGAGTAGCCCAAATCGACATTAAAATAAAACACATATAATAGAAGAATTTATAAACAAAAAATCTTTTCTGAATGACATGGGTGAAAGATAGAGGTAATCAGTCCTCTTTATTCTTGATGCTTAATGCATTGCTATAGAAGTAATGAGGTAGCTCCTTATTGCTCAGACTATAGCAGATAATGACTGAATATTGGTACGATTTTGTGTTTGTAAGGCGAAGGTCTGTTTTGTGTTCATTATAAAGCATTTGTTGGATTAATGAATGTAAAATCAATATGCTTATAAGTAATAATACTACTATTTGCGTAATTGAATAAAAATTCAAAGCCATTGGTGATATTTCACCAGTGGCAATCCCGTTTCTTTTTAATTTGAAGTTTAATTATTAATGAATTATTCTTGTATTTTCTTTTAAATTGTGGTATTATAGAGATGGAAGAGATAAATTATATTTTTCGGCATATAATATATTCATTGATTTTAAAGGAGATGAATGTATGTCGAGCGAGAATGAAAGATTTGGTGATATTATGCCTGTAATTATTGAAAGAATTATAAGATTTGAAAGAGCTGAAACGGATGCCTTTATTAAACAACAAAATAAACGACTTGCTCAATTAAGAGCAATAGAACGAAGAAAAAAAGAAGGTAAAAGAATACAAACGAAGCCAATAATCGAAGAATTACAACGTGCAGGCATTTTAGATGAGAATGGTGATTTGGCTATACCTTATCGTGACGAGGAATAGCAGTATGAATAATACTAATGAAAAATCTCATTTGATGTATTCTACTCTCCCAAACATAATTATTGGGTTTCATGGTTGTGACCAAGAAGTTTTTAATAAAATATTATATGAGCATAAACCATTTAAGCCTAGTACAAATGAATATGATTGGTTAGGTAATGGAATGTACTTTTGGGAGCAAAATTTGGAACGTGCATGGGAATGGGCTACTTGTGGAATGACTAATCCTAAATTAAAAATTGAGAAACCAGCTGTAATTGGTGCAGTGATTGATTTGGGATATTGTTTGAATTTACTTGATAGTTATAATATACAAATGTTAAAGTTGCAATATGAACTTTTCACTGCTAAAATGTCTATTCTTGATAAACCTACTCCGAAAAATAAAAATGTTAAAGGTAACAATGATTTATTATTACGATATTTGGATTGTGCTGTTATAGAAGATCTGCATAAAGATATGAAAGATAATGGTTTAAGACCTTATGATTCTGTCAGAGGAGTTTTCTTAGAAGGCAATCCTATCTATGAGACCTCTGGATTTCGAGAACAGTCTCATATTCAAATCTGTATTCGTAATCCAAATTGTATAAAAGGTTTCTTTGCTCCGAAAGAAATTGATGATAGTTGGCATACACCTTAATTTAATAAAGAAAATACAGTTAGAGTCAGTTATAGTAACTGGCTCTTTTTTTTGTGCAAAAATATAGCAGGTTGGTGTAAAAGTAGCATATAAGACTCATTATCTTATGATAGACGTGCAATTCGTCTACCTGCCCCCATTAAGTGATATTTCATTGAGCATTTCACATGTACAAAAGAAATGCACGCCCTTTGTGGCAAATTTAATAGAAAGAAGTGAAAGGCAATTAAACCCGTTTCCAAAGAAGAATTGAATATCCTCATTAAAAATGGCATTATCGTCAGAAGTTCGAATGGTTATATTGACCCTGAAACACATTTTGTTGTAGGGCATTACAGAACAAAAGGCGGTGCTGGTCGTGTATATATTGAGGATGTGTATGCTGATAAGGCAAAAAAATTATATTTGAAAGGATAAGAAGGACATATGGCAAAGATAACAAAGGCAGTTTCTTTAAAGAATGCGGAAATAAATATGGAAGATATGACAATCACTGAAACAACAAAAGATGATATAAAAGTATATTCATTGGACAAGTTGTTGGCGGACTGGAATCATATAAGCGGTATCTCTCTTACGATTAAGCAGGACAATGATATTCCTGCCGATGAATAAGCGTAAGGGCGGTGGACGTTATTAAGTTTGAAAGACTTCAAGATGAAACTGAGGAAGAACTTATTTACAGAATTTGTTCTCAAAAAGACATAATAGGAACTTGGTCTGACGTTGCAGTGGTAATCAATAAATTAACAGGAAACGATTTTGGCGAAAGTACATATCGAAAGAAGTTTCAATCTTTCCAAAAAATGTTAAATGCGAATCAGAGTAAGTTTACCGATTCGGATGAACAACTTAAAGAACTTGAGTTTCAAAAGAGAGAGTTGGAACGTGAAAAAATCAAGTTTCGTGATGAGCGCAATGCTTGGCAAAAGCAAAATTATATTGATGCCCGTGTTGAGCAAAAGCTTGACTTACTAGAAGATGAATTGCTTTCTCAAGGAAAAGTCAATTTTGAACTTCATGATAATGTAAATATACACTCTGATAATGATATTTTTGTAATTTTGAGTGATTTACATATTGGACAAGCCTTTTCTTCCCCTTGGGGTGAGTATAATTCTGATATTGCAAAGGAAAGATTAGGTCGATTATTGAGTGAGATTATTCAGATAAGAAAGATTCATAACTCGGAAAATTGTTATATTTCATTGCAAGGAGATATAATCAGTGGAAATATCCACAAAAGTATACAAGTAACCAATAGAGAAAATGTAATACAACAAATAAAACTTGCAACAGAACTGATTTCTTCGTTTTGCTATGAATTGAGCAAGCATTTTACGAATGTATTTATGTCAAGTGTAGCCGGAAATCATTCTCGTTTGGATAAAAAAGAAGAGGCTTTACACGATGAAAGATTAGACGATTTAATTAGTTGGAGTGTAGATTTGTCGTTGAGTCATATTGAAAATTTTCATATGATAAAAAATAATTATGACAATGGCATTTCAGTGTTGGATATTCGTGGAAAATTGTATATTGGTGTTCATGGTGATTATGATACGTACAATAAGAGTGGCGTGTCTAATTTGTGTATGTATTTAGGGTTTGTTCCATATGGAATAACATTTGGGCATCTTCATACTTGTGCTGTGGATGAAGCTAATGGAGTTAAGATGATTCGTGGTGGTAGTCTATCAGGAAGTGGAGACTCATATACCATTGAAAAAAGATTGTCAGGAAAACCATCTCAGATGGTATGTGTATGTAATGAAAAAGGTGTAGTTTGTTACTACCCTATTGAGTTAAATTAAAAAAATAATTGTAAAGAACGAAAGGAAATTAATTATGAAAAAGAACGATATTATCGCAGTATATGCAGAAAAGAACAATGTAACAAAGAAGGCGGCAACAGAAGTTGTTAGCTCGGTTATTGATATTATAAAGGACGGCATTTTGACAGAGGGTGTTGTTGATATTACTGGCTTTGTAAAATTAGAGAAAGTATACAAGGAAGCAACGACAGCAAGAAATCCTCAGACTGGTGAGTCTATCGCCGTGCCAGCAAAGTATATCCCAAAGGCAAAGTTCAGTTCAACATTTAAGAGAGAAATCAACGAATAATAGTGAGGTTTTAACATATGAAGAATTACATAGTAGATGATATGGAAGTTTTGGCTGATGATATTATATTTGAACTCGCTTCACAATCGACTGAATTTAAGAATATATCGGTAATTGGACATTATGAAGATATTGAACCAATTATAAAAGAATTGGCTCGTTATGATGATGTTTACTTCATATCACTTGAGATAGGTTTGAGTGGCGTGGTTGATTATGATGAAGAATATATTTTGTCTATCAATAATGATTATGAGGTTTTCGTTGAACCGGCTAAAAGAAATGGCAAGTATTTCAACTATGATAGTGAGGTACTATATATTTTCAGTGATTGCTCGTCAAAACTGATTCATTGTAATTTAAATAAAAATGCGGAAGTATATGAAGTGGATTATGCTGATGAAGTTGAAGAAGACTATGAAGATGAGTTGATTGATGATATTGACGACGGAAAGTATGTTGTTGTTAAATCAAATTTGAGTGATGGTGAGATTAAAGACTTGCTTGGTAGAGTAAGAGACAATCTTAACCATATGGATGAATGTTTTGCGGAAATGGACAGAATTCGTGAAATATTCGGTTGGTGAACTATATGAATTGTGAGAGTGTGTGAGAAATTGCACACTCTTTTTATGGGCAAAATGGTTTCTTTGTCGAGGTTCAATTCCTTGATTGCCAATGTTTTATGTTTTTCGTTTATGAAACGGAGAATATGAAAGTAGGTCGTCATTCAATTAGATTGACGATTAATTACGTATTTAGAATAGGGCAAGTCGGAGTAGCTACCGATTTGTATAGAGTTCCTACCACTCTTCCCTATTCTATATATTATCAAATGGTAGGAAGAAAGGTAGGATATTTTATGGGATTGATAAATGAAGAAGTTGAAATAGAATTAAATAATAGACTAATCACGCATTATGAAGGACTTGGCTATATAATGCCAAGAATAAAAAAGAACTATAAATGGGTAATTCCACAAGGAACTACAATAAAAGTAAAAGCAAAAGATTTACCAAAATCATCTAATGTATATGTTAATGTAAAATGCGATTGTCCTAATTGTAACAATATTAAGAGTATTCAATATTCAAAATACAGAAAAAATGTTGAAAGAAATGGCATGTATTTATGTACATGTGACGTTCAACATCGTGATTATGCTAGTGGGTTAACAAAAGAACATATTATTGATTCACTAAAAAATTTTTATGATAAAAATAATAGATTTCCTAAAAATAATGAATATACAATTGAAAACGGCTTTTCATTTACATATAGCACAATGTTGGATAGATTTAGAAGATATGGTACAACATTAAATGATGAATTGGCGAAGATAAATTGTTATGAGTTATCAACTCCTAATGTAAAGTATTATGATCAATATGTTGAAGGATTAAGAAAAGTAATTCATGAAAATCCGCAAATTGGGAACAATTTGTATCTTTTATCTCGTGGTGAGAATTGTAAAAAATACAAATTGCCAAATATACGATGGTTTGTAAATAATTGTCCTGATAAAACTGTTAATAATATTGATACTTTCAAAGAATGGGCTGGACTTTACACAAGACATATGACAAAAGAACAATGTACTGAAATAATATTAGATATGGCAAAGAAATACGATAGACCTCTTATGTATGATGATTTTAGAGGCTATAAGTATGGACAAGTAAGTATTCAAATGATATGTAATATCTGGGGTTCTTTAAATAAAATGAAACAGGATTTAGGATTAGAAATAAATATAGACTCAATGATAGATAAACAATTATCAAAAGACGATTTTGATGACATGATTACCACTATATGCGATTTTGTTAGAAGCGATGGACGAAATTTTATTACAACTAGAGAAATTAATGCCCATTCTAATTGGAGTGCTTATTCTACATTAGAAAAATATGCAAAGAAGTATTATTCTAAACAATTATCAGAAATATTTGAGCAATACAATATTTCATTTGGGAAACAAGGATGTGGAATAAACTTCACATTTTCAGACAATGAGCATGTCACAAGTCAATTTGAATATATGTTTTCTAAATATTTAAAAGAAAAGGGACTAAAATACAATATTGATTATTTTAGAGATGTAAAGTATTCGACATTTATCCCAAACTACAAAAGCAATATGAATTGTGATTATGTCATACACATAAACGGAAAAATAATTTACATAGAGATTGCAGGTATTTTAAGTGAATATAAAACTTGGTTTTATGCTAACAAACCTATATCTCAAAGTAAATCAAAAGAAAAATATAGACAAAAATTATTTAAAAAAGAATTTTTATTAAAATCTAATAATCTTATCTATTTTATTTTATTTCCATGCGATTTAACCAGAGAGAATTTTGAAAATATATTGACTAATCCGTCTTTGGAGTTAAAAAAGAAAATCGAACATTTCTATCAGAATAATATTGATTGGGTTAAAATCAGAAATACAACCGGTGAATTGGACTATTCTAAACAATTTCTAAGAAATGCATATGTCAAAAAGAAAATTAGTTAAACTTGTTGTTTTAATCTAGGAAGGAAGTGATTTTTTATGGATGGTAAACCTGCAAACAGATCAGAAGAAATAACTGATGAAGAATGGTTAACAGTAAATGAGTTCAATCGAGATATGGTAGAAGATTATCTTAATAATCAAGTACATCTTTCGCCTAAAAGTTTAATTGCCTATCGTAGTGCATTGAGGATATTTTTCGTTTGGGTGAAAAACAATTTACATGATAAAATTTGTACAGAAATTCGTAAGAAAGAATTTTTAAGATATTTAAATTGGCTTGCTGTTAGAGGATTTTCAGAATCAGGAATAAAGTTTAAAAAGTCATCGGTGAGTGCTTTTAATAAATTTATTGAAAATTTTTACGAAGACGATTACCCACAATTTCGCAATTATGTTACTTCCGAGATGCAAATCCCCAAAACAGGAAAGGTTTATGCAAAAGAACCATTAACCCCAGAGGAAATAGAACACTTATGTAAGGTTTTAGAAGAACGTGAGGAATGGCAAAAGCTTGCGTATGTAAAATTTACATATTCAACAGGTTGTAGACGAGCAGAATCAAGACAATTGTTAAAAGAAGTTGTAAATTATACACCTAAAAGAAAAATGGTTACAATCATTGATGAAAACGGAAAAGAACAAGAGGTCGAATCTGTATCATATAAAACACATGAAATTCGTTGTAAAGGACGTAGTTCTGTTGGAAAAGTTCGTCATCTTCAGTTTGGACAAGATGTCATGGATGCTTTAAAGAAATGGCTTGAGGTTCGTGGAGAAGATGATTGTCCTTATATGTTTGTTGTCAAACAGAAGAATGGTGAAACTCACCAAGTTGGAGAAGGAACATTTAACGATTGGTGTATTGGCGAAATTTCAGAAATCGTAGGGAGACGATGTACGCCGCACGGCTTCCGTAGGAGTAGGGCGACCAATCTTGTTTGTCATGACCACAGAAGCTTAGAAACAGCACAAAAGTTATTGGGGCATGAAAGTAGTGAAACAACTCAAATATATGTAATCCGAGAAGACTCTGATGATGCCGATGAGGCATTTATTTAACAACCCAACAAACAATAAATTAACAAAGAAAAGAGTAGGTGTCCCTGCTCTTTTGTCATATTACGAAAGGAATCAATGATGATAACTTTAAATAAATACGGAAATCGTGAAAACAGAGTTTGGCTTGAATTGTATGGCTTGTCAACTGACGAAAAACCAATTGAGAAGTTTGATGATATTTTCATAGGAAATTCAAGTACATACTATGAAATGGACACAAAAAATACATTTATGTATGACGAGGAAAATAAGAAATGGTGGGAAGTATAAAATGGACATTATAACACTTGCGGCTGCAAAGAAATACACAAAAGAAACCGCCGAAGGTCTTGGTGCTATTAAAGGACAAGACGGAGTATCCCCTACTATTTCAGTTGAGGATATTGATGGCGGTCATAGAGTAACTATTCAAGACAAAGATGGTACAAAATCATTTGAGGTCTTGGACGGTGATGGAGAAGATATTAAACCAATTTCCAATGAAGAGATTGAGAATTTATTTAAATGATTATAATTTGTACATGTTTACAATTTTAATATATTGTTATATAATATGTATGAAAGGAGTTTATGATTATGAAAATCAAAAAATATGTAAAAAAGCCAGTAGTGGTCGAAGCATATCAAACCGATAGAGAAATAACGATTCATACATTAGAAGGAGATTTAATGGCAAGTGTCGGAGATTATATCATCACTGGCGTTAACGGCGAAAAATATCCTTGTAAACCAGATATTTTTAAAAAAACATATGAAGAAGTAAAAGAGCAATAAAATTATTGCTCTTTTGATGTATCATGGGATAATTCAGTCCATGTTTGAAATTCTTTAGTCATATATTCTTCACAAGTTGAAACTAGTAATTTAAATCGTTTATTGTTATCAGTAGTTTTAAACTCATTTGTTTGAGTAAAATATCTATGTAATATACTTTTTAAAATTTCACAAGAAGATCTATATTCTATCCATAAATTTCGATATTCGCATAAATATAAAATAGACAATAATACTGCTGACCCAGTGCTGGCAATACTAATCAAGATTTTAGTAATAATTGATATTATTTTTATATCATATTGTTCAATTAAAGGCAAAATCGGAATCATTGCAGTCGATATTGTTGAGATTATTGTTAGTCTTTTAAACATAGTCTGCTTTTTTATAGCTTGTTTATCATACCAAATAATTTGATTAATTAATCTATTATAAATATAATTTTGCTCGGTTGACGAGCATTTTTTTAAATAGTCTTGATATTCTTTAAATATATAATTATCTTTCATAATTTATTTAGGATATACTTGCACCTTTTCGGCTATTGGGGAAGTTCGTTTTTGGAAAGCCTTTTCTATATACTGTTCTGGGTCGATACAAAAATCTTCCCATTTTACAAGAACACAATATCTATCATCTTCTTTCCAAGCACATTTGTCTGATGGCTTTGGAAGATAATAATTATAACAAAATTCGTATATTGTTGTATCACAATTAATTTTTACAATACTATGTGCTTCACCACAAATTGCACAAGTATATGAACCTTGATATATTTTTGATTCCATATTAGGTAGTACAACACCCAGGATACCATTTCTTGTATTGTTTTTACCGTTATACAAAGAGGCTTGAAGTTCTCGTTTTATATAGGTTTGATCAACATTTGGTGAATTTTCGGCACTTTGTGTTCCAATTAAGCAAATTGTAACCGTTGAATCAGATAAATAATCTTCTCTAATTTTTCGCATTATATAATCTTCGTCTTCAGATTGAATTGGCTCGTTTAAAGACTTATCTATCATGTCTATGTCTAATTGTTCTTGAATGTATTTTTTATATTCCATATCTTGAGTTTTAAATGATATAAAACATTTATGTTTTGTCGTATTCTCCAATTTAATTCTTCTTTCGTTGTATATTATAACTTGAAATCATTATATCATCATATATGGTAATTGTCAACTTTTTACTACTATTGTGTTTTTTTTATAAATTTATATATATATGGTCATAAACGGTCGGCGTTTTTAAGTTCTTTCGATGGGACGTGACTAGTGAAAATGAGATAAAAAATAGTTGAAAAGGAGGAATATCTATTTGGCAGGAATAAAATCAAGAGAAGAAAGCATTCGTGAAGAAATGGACGCTCCTCTTAATTTAGATGTTAATGTCGATGTTAGAATACCAAAGTCTAATCAAATGACGGAAAAAAAATATAAATGTACTTGCTGTGGGGCTTCTTGGGATACGCAGAAAAATCACTTTTCTAAATCAGCAGATGTATTATGGCAAAGCAATGATGGTTATATTCCTATTTGTAATTCATGTAGAGATGCTTACTATTATAAGCTTGTTGATTTATTTAATGGTAATGAAAGTAAGGCAATCGAATATTTTTGTATGCAATTTGGTTGGGTGTACGATATTGAAGGACTAAAAGCAGCAAAGCAAATATCGGCAGATAGATCACGTATTAGCCATTATGGTGCGAAGAAAAATTTGGGACAAGTTGCAAATATCGGCAAAACATATTTCGATTCTATGAAATATCATTATTTGCAAAAGCCACCTCAAATAATTGAAAGCCCAAATGACGTGAATAGTGTTTCGGATTATAAATTAACACCTAAAATGATTAAATTTTGGGGCTCGGGCTATGATACATCTGTTTATCCTACATTACAAGGATATTATGATGAATTACTGAAATTGTGCGAGTCAAAACCCGATGTAAGAAAACAAAAATTAATGAAAAACCTTTGTCTGTTGGAATATCAAATGCAGGTAAATATTCAAGCTGGAAAAGATATTGGTACATTATCAAATTCATATAAGGCAATGTTTGAGGCTGCCGAATTAAAGGCTGAAGAAGCCGATACTTCAAATGACTCATTTGGAAAATGGATAATGGAAATAGAAAAATACTCTCCCGCTGAATATTATCAAGATAAGAAAAAATATCATGATTTCTTTGGCATTATTGAATACATTGAACGTTTTATGTACAGACCTTTAAGAAATTTGATTTTTGGTAACAAAGAAAAGGAGAAAGAATACTGGATTAACGATGAAGATATAAATAAGGACGGCGTTTAATATGGATGAATATCAAAAAATAGTCTATAAAAAATTCCCTGCACATTCTTGGTTATCCAATAAAAATAATTTTGAAAGAATTATTGATTATGTTACATTTTATCGCCGTAATATTCCAGTATTTGTCGAGCATTATTTGAAAATCCCTTTACACTGGTATCAGATAATATGGCTTTATTTGCTTAATATGTACATTAGTGTTGTTATCATAGCTGGACGTGCAAGTGCAAAATCTTTTGTTATTGCAATTTTTTCGTGTGCTAAATGCATTTTATATCCAAATACAAAAGTAGTTATCGCTAGTGGTTCAAAAAAGCAGGCATCTCTTATTGTAAAAGAAAAAATACAAAAAGAATTAATGCCTAAATCTGAAAATCTTAGACGAGAAATAGAAACAATTAAAACAAGTACAAATGACATTGAGGTTGTCTTTCGTAACGGAAGTTCTATAGTTGTTGTAGTTGGTGGCGAAGGTGCGTTAGGTTATCGTTCCACAGTTTTGATTTTTGAAGAATTTAAACGTATCCCAAAATATATCGTTGATAAAGTGTTAAAACCGTTTCAAATGACTCGTCCTTCACAGTTCCGTACCAACGAAGAATGTGAAAAATATGGTGTTAAATACAAAGAAAATGATGAGTTTTTAGAAGAGGCAGTTAATATTTATATCAGTTCTGCTGCCCCGACAAGTCATTGGATGGGTAAATTGTTAAAAGATACTGTTAGTAGCAAATACGGCGACAATTCTGCTTGTATGCTTGCTACAGATTATTCTATTGCTTTAAAACATGCAATTAAAACAAGAGCACAACTAATCGAAGCAAAACGAAGTACAGACCCGATTACTTGGCGAGAAGAATATGAAAACGAAATGTTACGTGAAGGTGCAAATTCATATTTTACATATGGACTTTTGACGAAGAATCAAACAAATAAAAAGGCATTCTATCCTCGTAGATATGAAGATGTAAGAAATAAGCATAAGAATCCTTATAGTATCCCAAAACAACCAGGTGAAATAAGAATACTTGCTTGCGATATGGCGTTTATTGAGCGTTCTAATAAAAACGATAATTCTTGTTTTACTTGTATTCGTGCATTGCCTGAAAGTATGACATATACTTCAGAAAATATTGATGGTAAAGTTGTTGAGGTTAAAAATGGATACAGAAGAATCGTTCCATATATTGAAGCGAATCCGGGTAGTGATGTAGATAAACAAGCAATACGAATAAAGCAATTATACTACGATTTCGAGGCAGACTACTGTATACTCGACACACGCAATGGCGGAATTTTAACATATGATAGACTTGCAAAGATTTTATACGATGAGAGTCGTGATTGTGAATATCCAGCATGGCGTTGTATGAATGACAAAGATATTGCTAAACGTGTTAATGTCGCAGGTGCGGTAGAAAATGTTTTTACAATTAATGCAAGTCAAAAATTAAATAATGATATTGCTATTGCATTAAGAGGAACATTGGAAAGCCATATGATTGATTTGCTTGTAAATTTGGATGAAGCAAAAGACATCCTCGAATCGCACATTCCCGAATATACTTCTACACCTGACGTAGATGTGGCAGTATTTTATGAAAGACCTTACCTTGAGACACAAGCTCTCATTAATGAAATGATGTCATTGGAGTACACTCGTAATGAGCAAACAGGAATAATTACACTTTTTGAAACAGGTAGTAACACGAAAGATAGATATGTTAGTTTAGCATATGGTAATTATTTTATCGGATTGCTTGAACAAGACTTGGTTGGAGACACCTCGGAATATGAGTTTTGTACTCTTATAAACTAATAAAGTTACATATTGAGAAAGGAGACATCTCGAAATATGCCTAAAGACGATATAAAGCGTGAGCGAGGACATCCCTCTCAAACGCAAACATTTACAGAAACAAATTCAGTTTCTCAACAAGAAGTCAATAATTCTTATGAATTCAATAGCTATTTTAGTACATTGCCGGTGAACGATTATAGTTCAATCTTTGGTTGTAACCTATATACAGAATTTACGCCTGAGGAAATTCGTTCTATTGTAAAAGATCCGATAGCAAATCATTCGCTTACCCGTAAGCTTGCGATGTTTGTTTATAACAGCGAAGGTGTCGTTACAAATACTATTGATTATATGGTTGCTCTTCCTTGTTTGGATAGAGTAGTTAATGTAAAGAAACGAAAATTTGGTAAAACAAAAATTAATAAAAATAAAGATTTAATGCTTTCAACATTAGAATCAATTAAAGATAAGCAATTTATTCGTGACGCTCTTTTCACAGATATGAACGAAGGAAATTGCTTTTATTATTTTGAAACAACAAAAAGAGTCAATGATGCAACTAAGGCATTGTCCGACTATGATGTTGAAAACATTGTAGAACTTTGTGATTTGGGGATGAATGCTTCACTCATTCCTCTCCCCTATGAATATTCAAAAATTGTAGGACGAAAAAATAACAGAAATGTTATGGCTTTTAACTTGAGGTATTTTCAAGAACAATGTGTTACACAAGATGAGCGTACCCGTAAATTAAAGAAATACCCCGCAGAAATTCGTAATGCGTATTATGCGTGGGAAAAAGGGAATTTTTCATCTAATAATTGGGTTGTATTGGATAACAAACATACGATTGCACACAAAATCAAATGCAAAATAAGTGAGCCTTGGGGACGCCCATTGGCTATCGCTGCAATATCGGATATTTTATATCAAAATGAGTTTGTAGACACTAAGAGAAATGTCTTGCGTGAATTAAACAATCGTATTGTTGTCCAAACTCTGCCAGAAGGCAAAGATAAAGGTAGTTGTGCCTTAACCAAAACTCAACAACAAGATCAACATGATAAAGTTAAGCAAGCAGTCATGACTAAAAATAATCGTGGTGGAACATCATTCTTTACAGTATCAGCAGGCACAAAGATAGAAGCATTAGATGTCGGCACGGCTGATATTTTTGACCAAAAGAACGAAGGCGATTTAACTGATAAAATTGCTATGGATTTAGGTATGGCAGCTCAACTATTGGGCGCATCGTCAACAGGTACTTTTGCAAATGGTCAAAGTAACTTGGAAATGATTAATGCACAATTATATATGTGGATTCAAGAATTGCAAAATGAACTCAATTACGTTATAAATGAAAATATCATAAAAGATAAACGTAATAGAGTTGAAGTGTATTATCTGCCTACTTCATTGGTAAATAGACAACAATTCTTTGAAATGATGAAGGGTTTATATTTACAAGCTTCTGGTTCTATGACTATGCTTGTTTCAAGCACCGGAATTAATCCTGATGTCTATTTTAATATACTCGATGAAGAATATGATAATAAAATATTTGATAAGTATATCCCCCACCTTACAAGTAACAACATTTCTAAAGATGATAATGTGGGTGGTAGACCAAGCGTGGATAATCCTACAAATGAGAATACAATACAATCACAAAGTAACGGAGGAAATAATCTTCCGAGTCCCAGTGACAAAACATAAAACTTAATATCGAAAACGGGTCAACTATTTGTTGGCTTATTTTATTGCAATTTTTTAGGAGGGTTAATAATGGCAGCTTTTGAATTGTCAGAAAAGAAATATAAAAATGGTAGACGAGCTTTTACTGCCGTTTTGTATGAATTGCAACCTCCAGAATGTGTAGTAGATGATGTTGGTACTAAATACAACAAAAATGGCATTACATTTCTTGAAGAATATTGTGCTCCGCAACTTGATAGTATCAAAGATATGAGTGTAACCGTAGAGTTTTTAGATGATGAGAGAACACAAATTAGCGGGCATGGATTAACCGGAATTGAAGATGGTATGCCCGTATTTGATAATGCTACGATTGTTGGACATTTTACAGAGGGATACATTCAAGATATTGAAACTGACGATGGCACTAAAAGAGTTGTTATTGGTAAGGGATATTTAGATGAGATGAGATACCATGCTTTTGTTGAACAACTTGAAACTGATGTAAACAATGGTGTGTCAGTTGAAGGTAGCATTGAAATATATAAGTCAGAAGGTAATGACGGAATTGTATATAAAAATGGTTATTTGGACAAAGGGCGTATTCCCATAGACTTTGTTCATTCAGGATGGTCTATGGTTACATCGGCAGCAGATTCTACTTCTACTCTGATAGAGTTAAATGAAAAGAAACAACAAAAGGAGGAAAACGAAATAATGGATATAAATGAAGTAAAAGAAGCTATTCAATCTACTATATTAGAGCTTAATGATAAAACACAGTCTTATGAAACTAAAATAGCAGAACTGAATACAAAAATTGAAGAAAAAGATGCTGAAATTGCTGAAAAGGACACAAAGATTTCAGAACTTAACGCATCTGTAGAACAAATTCAAGCAACGCTTGATAAACTAAAGCAAGACCACGCAACATATTGGGCTGAAAGAGATATTCTTGAAAGCGAACTTGCTAAAGCAAAAGTGGCTGAAAAGCTTGGTGAATTAGATTCTGCACTTGGTGAATTTAATTCGGATGAAAAGGAAATCGCAAAGGAAGATATTGAAAAGTTAAAAACAGAGATTAATTCTGCTGAAAAGAAAGAAGACCTTGAAAATGTAACTTCAGAAATCAATTCAATCAAGTCTAAGATTTGTATGAATATTGTGGCTCAGCAAAAGAAAGCAGAAAAGAAAGTATCAGAGATTAATTCAAGAAATTCTGAAACAGATGTTGAAGATATATTTTCTGAAGTTTGTACAGAAAACAAAACAGAAGATAAAGACTTAAATATTTTTTAAAATAAGAATTTAAACTCGACAACAGTGTCGGGTCTTTTTAGTTAGGAGGAAAATTAAATGGCAATTAAATTTAGAACGATTGGTCAGATAGAACATGGTGTTTATCCATTTGAAAACGCTGTTGCATCAGTAGATACATTTAATGGTGCTTTTGGTACAGTAACAAGCGGTGCATTTACAGTAGCAAAGAGTGCGTCAAAGGCTATTATGCTTGTCGAGGTTGGTGATGATGCTGGTATGTCTAAGTATGCCGTAGCAAAGAATTCTCAAGTTAGAGTTATAGATTTGGCAAAACTTGATGGACAAGAGATTGAAGTTTATGATTATCCACTACCAGATAAGATTGAAAAAGGCAATAAACTTGTTTCACAAGCAGATGGTTCACTAAAGGCAGACACGAGTGTTGCAAGCACAGCTTTCTATCTTGAAGTTACAGATATTATCGGAAATAACGATGGTGTAGTTGTACTTGTTCACGGTGCAACAGCCTAATCAAATAAATAATAAGGAGGTTAAAATTTATGTCTTATACATTTGAATTGAACAATGAAAGAAAAGATGCTAATAATGTTAGCGGTAAAATAAAGGCTAATTCACCTGTTGTTGAAGTATTTTCAGCAATGACAAATGGTCAAGATTTGTCACGTTTCGGCAATAAGGCTGACGTTGCTGCGAAATACATAATGGAACTTAATTCAAAAGCTGTAAATGGCGATACAAAGGCTGTTTCAGAATTGAATGAAATCAGACGTTTCGCAATGGAGCCGGTGCTTATGAAGGAAGTTAAGTTACTTTCAATCTATGGTAACTATAAGAATATCGGTTACAACGAATCATGCGAAGTTGAAGTTCCTGATTTTGCAAATATAGATGCTAAAATGCAAGCCGCTGGACAGGACGTTACATTCCCTGTTATCAAAAAGAAACGTGTGCCTGTTGCTACAACAACAATTTCTGGTGGTTATGCAGTAGATTATAGAAAGGCTGCTTTGGGCGATATGAGTGATGAAAATGAACTTCAAGAACAAGTTCGTGTTCAAATCAGAAATAAAGCTGCAAAGTATGTTGTTGAAACAATTTATAATGCAATCAAGAATGCCAAAGGAGTTAAATACTTTATTGAAGATTCTGGTCTTACAAAGACAGACGTAGATAAAGTTATTTCAGACGTAAGACGTTTTGGTAAACCAACAATTTCAGGCGATTATGCCCTAATTTCACAGTTTAACGGTTTTGCTGGTTACACAGGTGTGACACCTACGATTAATGGTATTTCAGAAGCTGTAATGAAGGAAATTCATGATACAGGTCTTATGGGTATGTACAATGGTGCAGTTCTTTCAGAAATCCCTAACCCATATGACATTTCTACGTTGAATGCTGACGGTAAAAACTTTGAAACAGTTCTTCCGACAGGTATTGGTTATGTAATTCCAGCCGGTGCGCAGTCACCTATTTATACAGTAACAAGAGGTGGTCTAACATCATTCTCAGGTAATGATGTTACAACTGGTCAAATTATAAGCAGATTTGATATGGAAATTGGTGCATTGGTAGCTCCGGGTAGAGAGTTTACTGTAGGTATCATTTCTGATACAAACCTTTCACAAATATAAGTTAGTTTGAAGTTTGAGGGACGAGAGAAATCTCGTCTCTTTTAGTCATATGGAGAGAAAAATGAATAATTATTTCTATTGTTATTCAAATAGAATGTATCATTTTATCAAAGTGTTTGATGTTGAATATATTTCAGTTGGGGTTAATAAAAACACCAAAAAGAAGTATTATGTATTCCCTAAATCTGAAAAACTTGACAAAATAATTGCACTCTATAATGAGGTAAAACATTCTATACAATAAATAATAGTTGAAACGGAGGATATAGTTGTAATGGCTAATACAGAAGAAGCAAAAGAAAAGAAAAATGAAATAACCGAGGAAGATACTCGCTTGGATAAAAAGGTTAAAGTCCGCAGTATCGCTCCTTGGATTACAGGTGCACCTCGTGTCACTTCTAAAGGCGATATTAGTATTCCTGCAAATGGAAGTGTTTTGTTGTCACGAGAGGAAGTTATCGCACAAGCACAAAATGGCAATAAACTTTTATCGGGTATAGATAGTCTTGGAAGTCATGCTACTTGGTATATTGAAGATGCGTTTACACGTTCAGAAGTCAGCTTTGATATTGACGATAAAAAGCAGACATTTTTAACGGTAGAAGAAATCAAAAGAATTTTTGAACTTAAAACACCAAAAGCATTTGAAGGTAATATTCAAAAGACTGTTGTTACTCGTGCCGAAAAAGCTTATCTTATGGAAACAATTAGAAGTTTGAATCTAAACGATTATAAGAAAATTGCGTTTTGTGAAGATTATACGGGTATTCGACTTTAAGAGGTATAAATAATGGAAGAAGTTACAAACGCTTCTGAAGTAATTGATTTTTTTGAGTCAAGTTTTGCAGACAAAGAAGTTATTCCATTTGAGTTAGAAATAGTGTGGCTTAAAAGAGCCATTAGTCGATATTCAGTAGAATTAGACCCTTTGAAATTCAATGATGCATTTTTGCACTTTGATTCAAAACTTGACGGATATGTTATATCTACTTTAGCTGCCTTTATGAAAGAGTTTTATCAAGAACGTGAAGTTTCTAAAGTGAATAAAAGAGTTAGTATAGTCGGCAAAGATATTTCGATTGGGGCTTCTGATAATGCGAAAAAATATGTTGAAGACGAATATAAAGCTAATCAAGAAAATTCAAGAGGTATGGTTGAAAATCAAAAGCCAACAGCTTTTATATAGGGGGAATTAGATGGCACAAGAATGGTATTTAATGTCCTCGCATACTCGACCAAATAGTCTTGGTGGATTTGAAAATGATTCTTTTAATGATTTTAAAGATGATGCTTTTGACGAGGCTCTAATGACGGATATAGCAACAACTGTTACGTTATATAATTATGATTTATCGCAATCTGTTGAAACACGTTGTATTGTTCAAGGAAATATTTCCGACTCACAAGATAAGTCTGCTATGAGAACTGTATTGTTTAAACGTGGCACTATAAAAACAGGAATGTATGTCTATTTTGAAAATCGTTATTGGCTTGTCGATGGATACCCTGGTAACAATGGTATATTTGAAAAGGCAACTATGGTGTTATGTCAATACAAATTACGTTGGCAAAATGCTGCCGGTGAAATTATTGAGCGTTGGTGCAACGAAACATCGGCTTCTAAATATGGAGTTGGCGAAGATAGAAATAACGTTATTTTATTAGCCGATAATACATTTTTATTGAAATTGCCAAATGATGCAGAAACACTTGAATTAGACGATAAACGTGTTTTTATAGACAAACATAAAACAAATCCTACTAAAGTGTTTAGAATCACGAAAAGTAATGACGTTTTATATGACTTTGGCGAAGAACATGGCGGTATCTTTAGTTTTATCGCTGATAAGACTGAATTTAATCCTACGACTGACAATCAAGAATTGAGAGTTTGCGACTACAAAGACATCCACAAGACAACGACTTCTATTAATGAAATGGTGGTTTCAATCATCGGTAAAGAAAGATTACAAGTCGGATATCCGAGAACGTACTCTGTAACTTTTACTGATAAACAAGGGAATGCAATAGACGATATCTCTTTTGCATGGAATGTTTTAAGTGATTTTGATGTAGAGCAGTCGGTCAAGGACAATTCAATTACAGTAAATATTCAAGATGATGATTTGGTAGGGCAATCATTCTCTATTCAAGTTTTAGTGAATGGTTCAGTGATTACTTCCAAAGAGATTTCTATTGTAGAAGATTTTTAGGAGGTGACATATGGGCAAATCAAGAAGTTATGAAATAATTGAATTTCGAAAGCTGATAATGAATCAAATTGTGCAGTCAAAAGAACTTGTAAAACTACTCGGCGAAGAAAATGTAGAATACCCTGAAGATACAATACCTTATACAAGAGTGTTTCCTCATGAATACATTCCTGATAAAATTCTTGAAACGGATAGATTTATTAATTTTGAAATTAGTGCGGCTTTAGACCAAACCAATAGAACATTTAAGAATTTAACAATATATTTCTTTGTTGTTTGTCATCAAGACGTTATACGATATGTTGAAAATGGCAGACAATATCTTTGGTATGACAAAGTTGTTTGTGAATTGGATAATATTTTTTGTGAAAACAATATCCTTGGTGTCGGTAAAACTGTTTTAGTTGACAATCTCCCCTACTGTCCTCAACAAAAGTTTAAAGGAAGGATTGTAAGGTTCACTGTTAAAGACTTTACAAATGGGTTGAAGTATGGTAAATAAAACAAGTTTACTTAAATCAAACGAAGTACATATCAAAGACGGTCTTAACCTCTATATTCCTACAGTTGGCGAAGTTTTACATAATGAACAAGGATATTATTCTTTAGCTACATCTTTAACCGCATCTCCTAAAAGCTTTATGGTTCAATTAGACGATGCAGGAAAAGATTATACTACTATAAGTGAATGGGATTTATTTTGTATGTTATTTCAACAATTGTCTGAACAAGCAAGAATGTTGATTCTTCAAAAACTAACTATGGAAAGAATTCAGGAGCAATTTGATGAAAATAGTCAAGAATACCGAAAGTGTCAAGAAGGTATAAAAAAATATGATAATCAATTATCCGACTTGTGCATCAACTTAATATTTGGCGATACTGATATTGCAGGATTTGAACTTCGTGAAGAAGAGGGCAAAAAATATTTTTATAATGTAACAACAGATTTGACAATTACTGAAGAAGTTTATAAAGAGATTGCTGATGTTATCAGAAAAATCAATTTATTTCAACATGATAAAAGTAAACCAGGAAATGAACATGCAAAAAAATATTTGCTAGAAAAAGAAAGAAGGAAATTGAGACGTAAAAGAAAACAGCCTTATGTTCCCTATCTTGAAAATTTAGTCGTTTCCTTGGTTAATACTGCCGAATTTCCTTATAACTATGAGGAATGTATGAATTTATCTTTGTATAAGTTCAATCAAAGTTTTAAGCAGATTCGACATAAAATAGACTATGATAAAACAATGATTGGTGTCTATGCAGGCACGGTCAATGCATCCAAGATGAATACACAAGATTTGTCTTGGTTTCAAGTAAGTAAATAGCATCTTAACGGTAATGCCGTTAAGGTCTTTTTTTTATGCAAAAATTTAATTTAAAGGAGGATAAAATTATGAATTTGGATAAGTTTACTATCGTATCATATGACCAAATTGCAGGTTTTGATAGACAGGCTGGTATGTTGGCTTTGGTTATGGATGAGATTAATGACTTTACACTTTCTCAAGAAGAAGAAAAGAATGATATCACTGGTAAGGGTGGCAGAGTTATTGGTTCTCAGAAAAAGAACAAGAAGGTTACTGGTAAAGGTACTAATGGTATGCTTTCTGGTGGTGCTCTTGCTGCTCAACTTGGAGCTGATATCGAAGATGGTGATCAAATTGTAAAATGGACTGATGTTATTACTGTTACAGCCAATAAAGGTAATACTTCGAAAAAAGCTGAGGGTACAGTTGGTAACGAAATTGGTTATATTTACATAAGAAATAAGGATCAAGAGTATATTTCTGGTGGCAAGAGACTTACACAGACTTCTGGCACTCCTGCGACAGGACAGTTCTCATACAATCCAGACACAAATGAAATCACTTTCTTTGATGGTGATGTAGCTGATGGTGTAGAAGTTATTACTTTCTATAATACAAAGGTTGAAGGTAAGAAGATTTCAGATGATAGTGACCATTATAGCAAGGTTCTTGAGGTTATTATTGATGTTACTTGCCAAGATGCTTGTGATAATCAATTCCACGGTCAATTCCTAATCAAGAGAGCAGATTTCAGTGGTACATTTGATATTGCCGGCGGTTCAGACCCTGCTACACATGGATTTGAATTTACTTCACTTCCTGATATTTGTACAGGCAAGACTGACCTTTGGGACTTCATTGTCTTTGATGATTAATTTATGAAATTATGAGGTATAGGCTAAGAAATTGGTCTATACCTCTAATATTATCAAGGAGGATTGAAATGGCAAAAGGTAATTTACTAACATGTCGTGTTTGTGGTAAGCAATACAAGGGTTGTAAATCTTGTGAAGCAAATCAAGGAGTTTTTCACTGGCGAAATTTTGCTTGCTCTGAGGAATGTGCAAGAAAGTATATCAATGATACTATTGCGTACAGAGAAAAGCAAAATAAAAAGACTATAAAGGTTGAACGCAAAGTTGAAAAGCAGACTGTAGAAACAAATACAGACATTAAGAAAAAGATTAATAATGTTGAGACAGCTACAACATCTGATACTAAAAAGGCTGTAAAAAAGGATGAGGTTTCTAATGATGAGACTTCTAAAAATACTGAGATATAATATATTTTGGACATTGTGTATTGATAAAAATAAAGGGATTGATTATTACTATGCAATGTAAAAAGTAATGTCAATCCCTATTTTTTACGTTTAGAAAGGATGAATGAAAATTCGTACAGGAAATATTTTTGAAAGTTTGGACGAAGTATATGACTACTATAATGGCGATATAGTAAAAATCGTAAACCTACAACAGTTTTTGTTTTATGCTGGAGCTTGTGGAATTCAAGCCGATTGGGTTGACCGTTCCCCATACGATGGGAAATTAATAGCTTATTATGGTAGAATTCGTACAAAGGATTGTTGGGAGAAGTGGAAGGCAACTACTCCAGATGTGAATAAAAGAAATGGCAAATAATATAGGGAAAAAGTTTGAAAATAATTGGAAGGCAAGTATGCCAAATGATATATTTTATTATCGACTCAAAGACCAAGCACAATCATTTGGTGGAGCAAGTAAATTAAGATTCAGTTTAAAAAATCCATGTGATTGTTTCTTATTCAAATCCCCTACCCTATTTGCATTAGAGCTAAAATCTGTCGGCACATCTTCCATAAGTTTTGAAGGAACAAAAGAAGAAAAAGGTGTTATTCATTTTCATCAAATTGAAGGACTGAGGAATTTTAGCCGATATAAAAACATTATTGCGGGCTTTGTGTTAAATTTTAGGCATAGTGATGGAACTGAGAATTGTTATTTTATACATATTAATGATTTTGATACGATGATAAACAGTTTAGATAAGCAGTCTTTTAATGAAAAAGATTTGTCTAAATACAATCCAATTATAATTGAAAATCGAAAGAAAAAAGTAAATTATACTTATAACATAGAGAAGTTCATATGCAACGTATATGAAAGAATGGAGATAGAAATATGATTAAAGAATTTATTGAAATGAAGAAGAAAGAAATTCGTGTAAAAACTGCTTTGTATTCGGCAGTGGATAAGTTTATTGTTGAAAAACAAGATATGCTTGATTTGGTTATGAGAATTTATGAAACTTTGAAGAATACTCCAACTGAAAACTTGCAACAAGAATTGATTAGTCAGATTGTCAATGTAATCCATAAAGATGAGGTTGATAATGAAGTTGTTAATAAGACAGAAAATGAATAATAATGGCTAAAAATTTAAAAGAATTGAATGAAATTCTTAAAAACTATATTGGTACTGCTTTAATATTGACACAATTGGATATTCGTGAGATTTTGGAAAAGAAGGTTGAAGAATATTATGACGAGTATCAACCTGTTTTATATGAAAGAACTTGGAAATTAAGAAATTCATTGCAATGTTCAGATATAAAATTTGAGAAGAAAGGTGTATCTTGTACTGTAGGATGGGACAATTATTATATCGCAATGCGATACACCGGCGGAGCAACTGGTGAGCAAGTTCTTTATTGGTTTAATGATAAATCTCATGGTGGTAGAGTACAAGGTGAACATAAATTTTGGGATGAAGCCATAGAAGAAATCAATGAGATATATGGTGGCATTCCAAATTTATTCAAAAGAAACTGTAAAAAAGCAGGTATTCCAATTAAATGATGATTGTACACTCTCCTTTCGAGAGTGTTTTTTTATTGCAAAATTAGAAAGGAGAATGTAAATGGCGGAGATAGATAATGATTTTCAAATTGAACTGTTTGGTGGATTAGACATTTCAAAATCGAAATCAAAAATTAATGCAGATATTGAAACTTTAAAGAAGCAAATCAAAGAGCTTGAAATATCGGCAAAAATAGATGCAAATGTTTCAAAAAACCTAGAAAAACAATTAAACAACCTAAGTATAAAATTAAGTGATGTTAAGGTAGAACCAAAAGCATTGACTAAAATGGTCGGCGAAATCAACAATGCACTTAGGGGTATACAAATCCCAAATATTAATATTGGAAATGGTTCAAATAATCTTCCAAATCAAGCAAAACAAGCAGGGCAACAGGTTGGCGAAATCATTGGAAAAGAAGCTCAAAAAGCAATTGACAATGTTTTATCTGACAGTATTGGAAAAGCATTTAAGATAAGACCCAATGTGTCAAATAATTTTAAAAAGGAAATTGAAAATTTAGTTTCGGATTGGACTAATGGAAAAGGTTCAGTAAAAGATATAAAGATTCAGACAAGAACATCTTATGATGAAGGTTTGGATGCTAATGTCGAGAAATTACAACAGGCAACTGTTACATATAGGAATGAATTAGACGAAGTAATAAAAAAGACTATTGCTCTAAGACAGACAGGAACATCTGTAGACCTTAAAGGTAATGAATCTCCTGTTTATGGCTTTGTTGAGGTTGCTTCACAATATTCTAAGTCTTTAGATGAAATCAATACAAAAACTGATACTTTTATTGAGAAGCAAAAAAAGGCAGTTAGTCAGGCGCAAATTGCTTTAAATTCTGCCCAGTCTGGATATCAAGATAAAAATGCATCCAAGCCAATAAAATCCAATGAACATATTGCTGCACTTGAACAGCAATATTCAGTAGTTAAAACAGCAATTAATAATTTAGGTAGTGCTAGTAAATCTAATTTTACTGATATGCAGAACGAAGTTGATAAGCAAATTGCCAAATTACAAGATATGGTGTCTGTGTTCCGTAATGCCGAAACAGTGGCTACATCTCTTAGGTCAAAAGATATTGGAACTGTCAAAGAACAGTACTCGAGTAAATTAGACGTACTTGTTGGTAAAATGAAATCATCTGGCGTTTATACGGATGAGTTTAAATCTGGTGCTGATAATTTAAAAAATGTATTGTCAAACGCAGTTGATGCTTCTGGACTAGTGACATTTTTAAACGGTCTTGACAAATTAGATGCAGGTTTTAAAAGAGCAAAAGCATCGGCTGATGAGTTTAATAAGGCACAAAAAGTAAAAATAAATGTTTCGGGATTGGAGTCTAAGCTTGCAGATTTAGAAAGACTTAATCCGGAAATCAAAAATTTTAAAACTCAAATAGCAGGTGCAGACGTAACAATAAACAGTCTTTTGAGTGATTTGTCAAAAATAAACACTCAAGGCGATTTTTCGGTTATAAACACCAAGTTTAAAGCATTTAGAGATGCCGCACAGGCGGCAGGATATGCTGTTAATGATGTTGTTATAAATAGTAAGACGATTGACAATATCAAAAGTGCAACCGATGGTACGGGTAAGATTAGTTATGCTAATCAGATTCAAGAAATTGAAAAGAAGTTTAGAGACCTTGGGTTTACCGAAAGTGAAGTTGCTAATCAAACTAGTGATTTACGAGCCAAACACCAAGATTTACTTGATGTAATAAAGAGTACAAGTTTTTCATCAGATACAGAACATAATCAAGCAATTATAGAGGCAGATAAACAAAGAGCGGAAGAATTAAATAAAGTTAGTAATGCCTATAAATCAATTAAAACAGATGCAACGCAATTTTATAATTTGGACAAACAAAATAAGTTGTCCAACGATATTCAAAATTGGTTGTCTAAGAACACAGCGGCTTCAAAATCTGCAAGAACTTCTTTAGAGGCTTATTTTAAAGAACTGTCAGAAGGCAGAGTTACGGCTGAACGATTGAAGTATATCGAAACTGAATTAAAAAAGATTGATACACAACAGCGTGGTATGGGTAAACTTGGTTTAGCCTTTAAAGACCAATGGGCACAAGCAGTTGATTCGTTTAAAACATGGTTGTCTGCAAGTTCCGCGGTTATGTTAGTAGTTTCTAAAACAAAAGAGGCTGTTACAGAACTTAAAGAAATAGACACCATTCTAACCGAAATTAGTAAAACGAATGATAAATTGTCTAAATCTGATTTAAAGAATATTGGCAATAACGCATTTGAAACAGCTTCAAAATACGGTAAGAAAGCAACTGATTACTTGTCGGGAGTCCAAGAAGCATCTCGTGCCGGCTATGAGAATGCGGAAAATATAGCTGAACTGTCAACTGCCGCACAAGGTGCAGGAGATATGACAGCTGAACTTGCAAACTCATATATTATCGCTACCGATAAAGCTTACGGGATGGAAGGTAGTGTTCAAAAATTAACGCAAACTTTAGACGGTGCAAATGAAATTACTAATCATAATGCAGTAAATATGACTGAACTTGCGGAGGGTATGAAAGTTGTAGGTTCTCAAGCCGCATCTTCTCAAATTAGCGTAGAAGAAACGACCGCTGCGTTAGGAACTCTTATTGCCGTTACACAACAAGGCGGTTCTCAAATGGGTAACGCATTTAAAGGCATCTTGATGAATCTTAGACAAGTTACTGGCGAAGTGGACGGAGAAGAAATTGATCAAGAGTCCTTGACAAAATACGAAAAAGCTTGTGAAGCACTTGGCGTCTCTTTAAGTGAAGTCAAAGACGGTGCGGTTTCATTAAAAGAGCCAATGCAAATTCTTAAAGAATTGTCGGCTGAATATACAAAACTTGATAAAGATGATGCCAAGAGAGCAAATTTGTTAAGTGCTGTTGGTGGAAAGTACAGAGCTAACGCTTTGAATGCAATTCTTGAGAATTGGTCAACATATGAGAATATGTTACAGCAATATGCCGATGGCGACGGTTCAATGGCTGAAGAGGCAGACTTTTGCCTCGTTATATAGAAATATGTAACAAAAACACATTTAATTGCAGGTAGTGCGTAAAGCCTTGCACCACAATAACGGAGAAATCATGTTATGACGGGACGAAAGTAGAAACAACGCAAGGATGACATATGGTCAAAAGCCTAAGTGTCAAGTTTGCTAATTTTATACAAATTAGTAATCGCTGTTCATGCAACGAAGTACCCTAACGTATTCCGTAGACCATACGGTACTTGAGTCGAGGGTAAACGCTCACAGACTATTCCCATGTAGGGACTTAGAAATACTGTATAAATATAGTTATAAAATAAAGGTGGAAATCCTGAATATCTAAGTCAATAGAAGTAGGACGTAAATCGCAAATTGACGTTGGTTAAGTACCTTTAAACGAAAAGGTGTGACTGCTACTCAAATTTATTAATGAGTGTGGTTAAGAAATAGTCGAATCTCTTATCGAAAGATAAGGAAGTTGTTGATTTTTAAAGGATGATAAAATGAAAAAATTTGATAAAGAATATAGTACACAATATATAAAAGAGATGAAATACTTACAGTCAAAAGGTATTAATTACTCTTTCGTAAAAAATATTCAAGAAGTAACAACATATAAGTATAAAAAGACACCTGAGTTATTTTTAGCTTTGGTGTCTTTTTATATAGAGGATAAGTAAAACGATTAATAATAGGTGATAAAATGAGTATAAAAATAACTATTGATGATGTAAGATCAAGATTTGATAAATTTAACTGTGAACTTGTTACTAGTATTTATTTAGGTTGGAATGGTGAATATGAATTTATATGTAACAAACATAGAGATAAGGGAGTCCAAAAGGTAAAACTTAGGAATTTAAATAGAGGTTTATGTTGCCATTATTGTTCTATGGAGCACAATGCAGAGAAAAGAAAAGTCCCTGATGATGAACTAAAAAAGATAACTGAAAATGCAGGGTTTGAATTTGTTAATTCAGAATTGATAGATGGAACTAGATATATTGGATACAGGTGTAAAAAACATTTAGATAAAGGGAAACAACTTACGTCTGTTTATACTATGAGAAACAGTAAAGGGAAATGCCCTTATTGTTTAAATCGAAAAAGGACGACCGATGATTTCAAAAATGAATTATTTACTATAAATCCAAACATTGAAATTCTCGGTGAATTTACTAAAGTTGAAGACCACATCAAATGTCGTTGCAAAGTATGCGGGAATACTTGGAATGGTATATTTAGAAATTTATTAAATGGAGCATCTTGTCCTCAATGTGCCAGAGAAAATTATATTCCACCAAATAAGCATACGCAAAAGTGGTTTGATGATAAGATGAAAATGCTTCATCCCAATATCCAAGCTTTAACACCTTTTGTTTCTATGAAATCACAAATTTTGTGTAAGTGCAAAATTGACGAAAATGAATGGGCTACTAGTCCTGATTCTCTTTTAAACGGTCAATGTGGCTGCCCTATTTGTGCAAACAAATTAATGGGTTTACACCGTAGAAAATCAAATGATGAATTTATAGAACAACTAAAAAAGATAAATCCAAATATTATCCCTTTGGAAGATTATAAAACTGATCATGAGAAAATATTATGTAAATGTTCAATTCATAATTATAAGTGGTATGTTGCCCCTAACAAAATATTACGCAAATATACTGGATGTCCAAAATGTGCATCTTATCACAACGAAAATATTATTTCGAATATTTTAGATAAATGGGGATATGAATATGTTATGCAAAAACGCTTTCCCGACTGTAAGGACACTAATACTTTGCCGTTTGATTTTTATATTCCCAAGTATAATATTGTTATAGAATATGATGGCGAACATCATTATATGCCTATATTCCCGTCAAAATATACTCATGGACAAAATATAGATAGACTAACATATATACAAAAACATGATAAGATTAAAAATGACTATTGTAAAAGTAAAAATATGTATTTAATAAGAATTCCTTATTGGGAAAGGGATAATATTGAATATATATTATTTGATGAATTGGTAAAAGCAAATGCTATTGAAAAGGTAAGTTAAAAAAATCAACAACTAATCGGATGTTGCGAATCTGATTGAATATTAATGAAATAAAACAGCCAATAGCTTAGAAGGTAGCCTTAATAAGCTATCAAATACTTGGACTGATACTGTACAAAACATTCTTGATTCAGATACACTTAATTCAGGAGTTAAAGTTTTAAATACAGTTTTAGACCTTATAAATAAAATAACAGATAAACTTGGATTGTTTGGTACTGCTGGTTTAACAATCGGTACAATCTTAGGAGTAAAAAATGTCGGTAGAGCGAATCATATTAGTGAGCTCTCATTGTTTTGAATATGCCGACAGCATATATAATTCTATCGGATACGATAGTTTAGAATATGCTAAATCGTGAAATACACGATGATAAACGCCCGATAACGTCTGAAGGACTTGTATGTCATAAACATGCAACTGGGAAGCACGTCAACCTCACGCTACTCTCCTATTTTGGTAACAAATTAGGCTATAGTGATAATGTGTGAATTCGTGTGGTCAGGTCGGAAGTCTCCTTTATATAAGGAGAAACCGCCACAGTAGTAACATGGGCGAGATTTGGTATATGAAACGCTGCCAATGAGAATAGGTACTCGGCACTATCATAGAAACGTAGCTATGAAATTATGAGTTAGTAACTTATCTACTACTTCTACGTTGTGGAGTTCTTTTGCATTAGGACTATGATAAGAAATGCGAACTTTTCATCTGACAAGATGAATATAATAATAAAAAATAGTATTGACAATATAACTAAATGTGATATAATATTTATAGAAATAAAAAAATGTGGAAACCTAAGACAGTTGCCACGATACAAATAGTTACTATGACATGAGATTATTTAATCTCAATTATAGTGAGCCAATCTGTTGCAGCAGACGGCTCACTTTTTATTGATAATCGCTAAAGTCTATTGACAAATGTACTAAATGTGATATAATAGATATAGAAAAAAGATAGGGAATCCTTAGACGGTTACCCAATGAGTGATTCAAAAAAAGAACTAACTACTTGGAGAGGCGGTTAGTTCTTTTTGTTTATGTTAAAACAAAAGCTAATAACAGCAATGATTAATAGTCCAAATTCAAATAAATCGGAATATGTAACCATATGAACTCCTCCTTTCTTGAGGGAATATCCTCAGATAGAATGGAGGTAACCGCCTAAACGTCTATAAAATGCTGTAAAATTCGACTGTATCCCTATCTTTCAAATCATATTATATCAAATTCAACATTAACTGTCAATATATTCTTGTTTGAGCGTGTCTATGGATACGTTCTTTTTTGTATGTAACAAAATTACAATAACAATTTTACAACTTATTTACAATTAATTATGATGTATTGCTATATAATGCCATATGTTATATAATTGTGGAGAAAAATCATTATGAAAAAGAGGACGAAAGAAATGTACGAATTAACAGAACAAAAGAAGAATGATATATCTGTCTACGGTATTAAATATGGGAATTTACAGATAGATGATATATCTGCCGACAAGGATAAGGTTGAGAAATTTGTCGATGATATAAATAAGTATCAGCTCTCCCCTATTCATTTGGGTGATGTTGTTGATGATTTTGTGGAGAGTGTGTAAATTTGACTATTCAAAGATAATGTGATATAATGGAGGAAAATGTAATTGGAGAGACTAAAGATGAAATTATTACAATATCGTCAAGAAAATGAAGTTCAATCTGAAGTAGAAGCTCTCGCCGCAGTTATTTCTCCTATTTTAAAAGGAATTTTGCTCTCTTTGAATCGAGAAATAGTTACTGATGAGGGCGGATATGATAAAATATCATTGTGGAAATTAGCTCGTTTATACCGTAGCGGTGATGGAGATTGTGGTATTTGTTTCGAATATGCAGTACATGACGCAATCATAAATAATAATCCCGACGTATTAGATAGAATAGATACTGCATTGACTAAACATTGTAAAATTAAGAATGGAGATCCGTCTTCTATTTTATTTGGTGCGGAGAAATCAGGAGCATTACAGCTTATAGATAGTGTTGAAGAACATTTAACTGATGATTCACAATTATTAACTGGACATAAAGGACAACCAATAAAATTAAAGAGACACATCCAAGGAGTAATTAATGCTTTTAGGAAGCCATCTATGAGAGAAAAGTTACCAAATAGCATCAATGGTCTTTGGAAAGCTGATTTATTTGTTGGTAAATCCGAGCCAGATAAATGGGTAGGAACAACAGTAAAAATTAATCCTCGTCATTTGGAGGCAGCAAGAGGATTAAGACTTGCAATTGTGCCGGCAAGACAAGGTAAGTCCGATAAGATTTATGTTAATGACATGAAAAATCTTGTTATATGTCCTGTTCCTTATGATGAATCATTCATGGAGATTTTTTATCAAGGTTGGTTAATTGTAAAATATTTTTTAAATTGCGATGCCGATATTCCTCCAGAGAATTTATTGCCACATGGTGTAGATAGATATATGTGTAAGTTCTTGAATGAGAGAAAGAAATATACTGTGATGGAAGTAATCAAGGCTTTAGATATAATTAGACAGCCACATTTGTTGACAAGCGATGAAAAAGAAGTTGAGATTTCTCTTTCCCATCAAGATAACATACAATTAAATAGTATATTAGCTCCTATATCAATAAAATGATTTTGGGTAAAAGCTAAATAAATTAATATACTTTCATTGTAGATAAGAACGGTGTAACTGTCGCTTATTTACGTTTCTTGTGTATAGAACGGTGTAACTGTCGCTATATGTAAGTCATGAAATGGAGGTAGAGATGATTGGTGTAACCATGATTCTCACGATAACAAACGGCAAAGGTCACGGTTAATACCGTGGCTTTTGTTATTTTGTGTTTGAAAATATTTTGAAAGGAATGACATAAATGAAACTACATGTAATGTCAGCCGACATAAAACTTAGTGAACCAATTAAGGATTCAAAAAAGTTTATTAAAAACATGGAGAAAATGCTACAACGTCTTCAGCAAAAATCAGCATCTCAGGGCAAATACTCTTCTCCCCATTATTTGTAAATTCCGCATTTTTTAGGCATATAATATAATTTTCTATTATGCAATCATCATCAACATTGTCTTTTAAACTATCTTTAGCATTTTTTATTATGCAAGCAGAATTTATGTGAAATTGTGTTTTGTCTTCATTGAAAGTTATTATTTCAGATTCTGAAATTTCTTCTTCACTGAATATTTTTGGCTCTCCAATGAATATGCCCGCTTTGGTATGCAAACATAGTCGAGGCTTCTTATCAACTTTTATAGATTCTGATTCATCTATTGATGAATTTATAACATTAATTGTATTAATTACTGCTTGTAACGTAATAATTTTCGAAGAATTTATTTTCTTCATAGTCATCACTCCTTTATTAATATATAGCTAGTATAATACAATTTAATACATATTTCAATCTTTTGATGTAAAATTCGTCAAATTGTAGCAAAGTCAATTGTAAATTTATGCAATATTACAAATAGAATTGAAAAAATTTTGATTAGAGTATAACTTATAATCATAGTCACCTTTCGAAAGGAGATGTTTTCTTTGAAACTGAATAAACAAGTTGTTGAACTCTTTAAAGAGTTATCCTTAAATTATATTGGTAAGGATATTTTATCTGACGATATTTTTAGATGTTGTTCAGAAAGTGAAAACAAGCTATGTTAAGAAAACTTGGTATGTTATAACAAAACATATTATACGGAGAATATAAATATGTACTTTATGATTATGGAAGGATGATAATAATATGTGTAAGATACTCAGAGAAATTGGTGGCTTGTCAGCTCTTGAACTTCTTGAAAAGTATGGCATAAGTTTATCGCCACCGATTGACATAAAAAGATTGGTTGACAATATTGGCATTAGATTAATCCGATATGATTTCTCTAATGCTGAAAAGGCTGGAAATTATCCTTTGGGTAGTATCATAGGTGCAGCATTGTCTGATGGAGACTGTCTTGATATTTTATATGCCAATAACCTAACTTTGAATAGAGTTCGATTTACTGTAGCACATGAATTAGCTCATTGTTGTTTGCATAATGACTCTTTAGAAATAAATCATTTGGAACTTAGAACAAATAATGTTTCGCCAAAAGAACGTGATACAAATATTTTTGCTGGTGAACTTCTTGTTCCCTATTCGAGTTTACTACCTATATATAATCAATTATTAAAACCTTCGTTATCAGTTTTGGCACAAATTTTTCAAGTTTCAACTAATGTTATGAGAGAACGCTTGAAATATTTAGAATTAAATTTTATGTAAACAATTTTTCATTTAATCAAAAAATTCTTGAAAATAGCGGAATTTCGTGGTATAATAGAACATAATAAATGTATTAACAATGTAATATTGAATAGTATATTATATAATATAGTTTATATAGTACATTGCAACAAATGATGAAATGAAGGACGTGGAATAATATAATGAAAACAAAAAATCTTGTAGCTGAAAGCTTTACATGGATTTTTACTGTAGCTTCCTTTTTTATTTATGCTAAATCCGTTATAGAAAAAGATATCATGTTGTCTTATTTAACAGTATTTATATACATTGTACCTCAATTAATTAGTTGTATAAGTGATTATTCATACAAACATTTAGCACCATTTATGGTTAAGTTAAGTTTGGTTTCTATTATAGCTGGTACACTAGTAGTATGTAGTACTTTAATACTAATGGCATTTAATGCCCCTTTTATGTGGTGGTTAAAATGGATATTAATATTAATGTCATCAGTTTATATAATTCGTACTACTTGTTATCTAAGTACAGAATTACGTCAATATTATAAAATACATAGTCAAAATAATAAAAAAGGAGGGTTTTCTTTATGAATATCATTATTTTTGCTATTATATTGGTTGCGGTAATCGTTGGAGTAATATTGTCCATTTACAATTCGAAAAAATATAATTCTTACAATCCGCAATTAACGAAATTAAACAACTCCGATGTTTCTTGTGGTAAGGCTTTTAAATATTTAAAATTGTCCAATAGTGTTAGAGGTAATACGAATGACCGAACTTGAATTTTCTTTATTATGGGATAACATTATTGTGCCTGAAGCAAATATCATAGCTTATGACTCCAATGTTTTCTTTGCTGAAAATTTAAAAAATGAGATATATTTGGAATGTTCTGAGATGATTAATCATTGCAAATTGCATTATATGGAATCTTCAGATAAGTATATAGATAGACACAAAATTGCGGCTGCAATTATGATTGGGATATTAAAGCATACCCCACTAAAAATAATAGGTGCTATTTATTATAATAGTCCTAATAAGGTTGCATTTAATGAACATTTGGCTATTACTGTTGGCTTATCAATACTGAGAGCATTTATTGAAGCGGATTTGCATGAGAATTATAAGAACAATTCTAAGTATCAAGCTTATTTATCCCAAATAGAAAACGGCATTGTTTTACCAAAAGCAAAACACGGAGATTACCGAAATAATTGGGCAAATGAGTTATATTATACTCGTAAGAACGGTAATTATAATATTTTATCATTGGCACATGAATTATATTTTTTAGAATTAAATACTATCGTATATTAAAAACGACTCATTATTGAGCCGTTTTTTTAATGTCTTAAAAATCGCTACCACATCCATTGCAATGCCATTGGTGCTTTCTCTTATTTCCGAATATACCAAACAAGGCAGTATTGATTACTTTTGATGTGGTCGAAATTTTACTTGTGTTTGTGCTATGGCAATATGGACACGTTACGGTTGTCCAGTTATAGTGTCTTTAACAAGTTCTTTCGCCGATTCTACTGCCACATCATGAGCAACATTTTCTACAAATTCTAAGGTATGATTCCCTACTTTATTTATAATAGATTTTGTTTTATTCCATATGGTCGGTTCTTTAACAGAATCTATAAATTTGTGACCCTCGATTGTAACATCGTCAATTGAGCATCTTTTAAGTATTGCTCCATTTTCAGGAAAACAACTAAATATTGAAATGTAATGACATTCCTTTAATTTTATTACTGAATACATTATATCTATTTGGTCGTATTTTTTTAATTCGTCTGCATTATATAATGTTTCTAAATTTACTTTATCAATTTTCCAATCGTTGCCTACTTTCTTGATTTTAATGTTATTGACACAGTACAAAAGAACGTCCTTTATGCACTCTAAATTCATTTGCATATTATTATACCTCCATAATTACCATCAGAAAGGAATGATTTATTTTGGATTTTAAATATCCCAATTCTAAAAAGTTATATTTAGTTGTTGAGATTTCGCAATTACTATCTAAATATAATTGCACGTTTTCTGAAGCAGAGAGTATTTTATCTCTATCGTTAAGTGAAATACGGCAACAACGTGAAAACCTTGAATATAATACAACATTGGATTATATCAACGGCAATAAAACAAAAATTGTTGATAATGAAGAAATTAAGCCATTGCAGCATGTTGAACCATATGCTTAACCTCTACCACATATACTTACAATTATTACACTTATAACTTTTTCTTATTTTAGTGCTAAATAAACCAAATAACGCACCTGAGATTACCTTTTCTCCTGTTCCTATTGGTTGGACGTTTGTTGAGCCACAAGTTGGACATTTTGGTATATTTGCAGATGATGTGCTAACCGTTCCAATTATTCTATCTTCTACGGCTGATAGTTCTGGGTGTTTTACATGATCTACTTCTTTTGCTGGTTTTAATCTAACGTTACATTTCATACAATAATATGAACCATCATTATATCCAAGACCACAATTAGGACATTTTTTAAACTCCATTATATCATCTCCTATGGTATTACTCTTACTTCCCTGGCTTCCACTTATGACCGCACTTTTGGCATACATTTCGTGGACTGCCGGAACCTATAAATCCCGTGAGTAGACTATATCCCCTATTCGTTGTTGCAACTGAATATGAACCGCATTTAGG